AATGGATCCTCTTTGAAAAATGTATGCGTGGTGATACCAGTGATAATGTCTTCTCGGCGTATCCAGGTGTGCGTACTAAAGGTTCTAAAAACAAAGTGGGTCTTACTGAAGCGTTCGAAGATCGTAAAAGCCGCGGATTTTCGTGGAACAATCTCATGCTTCAGAGATGGGTTGACCATAACGGACAAGAACATCGTGTCTTAGATGATTACGAACGTAACAGAGTTCTTATCGATCTAGCACATCAACCCGATAACATTAAAGCTCTTATTAAAGAAACTATTAACGCAGGTGCTGTACCTAAAGACGTTAGTCAGGTTGGAATTAAATTATTAAAGTTTTGTAATCTTTATGATTTAACTAAAATTGCAGACAGCGTACAACTATATGCAGAACCATTTCAAGCAAAGTACCCAGGAGAATCAACATGACAGACTTACACGCAAAACCCGTTATTGACGGTAAATTTTGGATCATCGAACAAAACGGAGTTAAAGTCGGACTTCTACATAAAAAAGAAAATAACAAATTTATGTTAAGTTCAACTGAAGGTGAGAAAACATTTAACAAGAAAGATGATCTTGTTAAACAGTTTGGAAAAGATTTTTTCTTACCTAAAGTTAAAACAACTACCAATGCTGTTGAAGAAGATCACGAATGCCACGGTTATCCAACTAGTTCAAAACCATATAATGCTATGTATGATGTTCGACGTAAGCTACCATTGTTTACTAAATCAGGTGCTAGTAAGAGTTTATACTGTGCAGGGTACTATGTAATTAAATTTGACAAAGGCTGGGTTAAATCATTCTGCCCCAAATTGATTACTATTGAACGCTATCCTTACAAAGGTCCATTTACTAGTGACATTGAAATGAAACAGGTATTAAGTAATGTCAAATAATACTATTAATACCATTCCTATTCAGTCATTTATACAACAAGTAAAATCGGCTGAAATGAGTCAACAACGTGAAATTCGGTTGGATATAAAAACAGCTAAAGTACTAGCCTTAACATTAGGCGAAGTTACCACTAAGCTAGCACAAGACTATGACGAATTGTTTAGTAAACTGCGTCAAAGTTCGGATAATCAAGTCATTAATGTAACAATGGATGGTGGTGGTTTCGCTGACAAATAGGATAAATATATGCGTATATTACTTGGATACGCATTATGTCGAGACCGAAACCAAAAGTACTGTTAGAGTACGTTAATAAGAAAAATTATAAAAGTGAACAGATCCTAGAGTCGGAAGCCATCTGGGCTGTTTTCTATAAGGGTAAACCTTTTAATTTAAAAAGTTCTAATAATCTTACCAGTTACCCTGGTCCTAAATATAAAAAAGTTTCTTTTAGTAATCCAGGACATGCAATTAATTTAGCTAAAAAGCTAAACCTTACCTTTGGTTGTCAAGACTTCACTGTAGTCGAGTTAACTGAAGGTCGAATAATAAAATGATTGATCAAGAAACCTACACTAAAATATTTTTAAAAGAGTGGGGCAAGACAACTGATCAGGCCAATATTAAAATGTACACACGTACATGGTGGCAAAATACAAGAACTAAAGATGGCGGTGGATTACGCTTAACTGATAAGGGTTATGAATTTTTAGTTGGTACTTTAGAGTTACGAGAGTACGAAATTCCATTTACCGATCCGATTGATCTAAGTCCACAGACAATTATCTTTTTGGACAGATTTATCGATTGCCCGTACTATCTTACTAACATGAGTATCACGGTATTTTCGGAAAAAAAACATTTTGAGCTTTACATGTTCTCAGATGATATCCGAAAATTTGGTATTGTAAAAGCTATTAACAAGCTCAAAAAATCCGAAGAAGAATAGCCAAATTGGCTAAAATTGTGTTGACACTAACTAGGTTAGGCACTATAATAACTACATAGACAGTTAGTTCTTAACATATTTTTTTTCAACAACAGGAGTTTTTATGGCAGAGATTGTTAGCCGCACAGTTGGTCCTAAGGGTGCAATGAAGGGTATTCGTAAATCATTTAGCGCCAAACGTCCAATCTTTTTGTGGGGTCCTCCCGGTATTGGTAAAAGCGACATTGTACACCAAATCGGTGAATCGATCGAAGCTCACGTAATTGACGTTCGTTTAAGTCTTTGGGAACCTACAGATATTAAAGGTATTCCGTATTTTGATTCAAACTCAAGCACAATGCGTTGGGCTCCGCCTATTGAATTGCCTAGTCCAGAGCTTGCGGCTAAGCATAAAAAGATTGTTCTGTTCTTGGATGAAATGAACAGTGCCGCTCCTAGCGTACAGGCCGCGGCTTATCAGCTTATTCTTAACCGCAAAGTTGGTACTTATCACTTACCCGACAATGTGCTCATTGTTGCCGCTGGTAACCGCGAAACTGACAAGGGCGTTACTTATCGTATGCCTGCTCCGTTGGCTAACCGCTTCCTGCACTTAGAAATGCGTGTAGACTTTGATGACTGGTCAATGTGGGCCACTGACAATCGTATTCACAAAGACGTTGTTGGTTTCTTGACTTTCTCTAAGAAAGATCTGTACGATTTCGATCCAAAATCTGCATCACGTGCATTTGCTACTCCTCGTTCTTGGACTTTTGTTAGTCAATTGCTTGAAGATGACGATACAGATAACGAAACTTTGGCAGACTTAATCTGCGGTACTGTTGGCGAAGGTCTTGCTGTTAAGTTTATGGCACACCGTAAAGTATCAGGAAAAATGCCTAATCCAACTGATATCCTTAAAGGTAAGGTTAAGAAAATGGAGTCAAAAGAGATTTCAGCAATGTACTCTTTAACTGTATCATTGTGCTATGAGCTCAAAGATGCCGCTGACAAAAATGCCAAAGATTGGAATGATCAAGTTAACTACTTCTTCCAATTTATGATGGATAATTTTGAAACAGAATTAGTTGTCATGGGCACTAAACTTGCATTAACACAATACAAGTTGCCATTAGATCCAGATGAGATTAAATGCTTTGACGACTTCCATGCTAAGTTTGGCAAGTATATTGCACAGGCTACTGAGAAGAATTGATCTTCAAACAAGTCGATTGACACCTCCTTTGGGAGGTGTTATAATATATACATATAGCAAATTTAGGAGCAAAAATGGCACATAGTTTAGACCCAATTGTAGACAAGATTATTGTAGCTCGTGTTGGCTTGTTACTACGTCACCCGTTCTTTGGTAACATGGCTACACGTCTTAAAATTGAAGACGGCACTGATTGGTTACCTACTGCGGCAACAGACGGTCGTACACTTTACTACAATCGAGATTTCTTTGCAGACTTAACTCCTAAACAAGTTGAGTTTGTTGTAGCACACGAAATCTTACACAATGTATTTGATCACCTTAGTCGTGTTGAAGGACGTAAAAAGAATATTTGGAATGCCGCGGCTGATTATGCTGTTAACGGCCAATTGATTAGAGACCGTATCGGTGAGCAACCTCCTAAAATTAAAATTTTCCATGATACTAAACATTATGGTAAAAGTGCTGAACAAATTTATGACGAAATTTATAACGACTTAGATGAGCAAGAACTTGCCGCATTAGGACAGTTACTTGACGAGCATGTTGACTGGGGAGATCAAGATGGAAACGGTAAACCTGGACAACCTCAATACTCAAAAGAAGAGCTTAAAAAGATTCGAGACGAAGTTCGTGATGCAGTAATGCAAGCGGCCAGTGCCGCAGGTGCAGGAAATGTTCCAGGTAACATTCAACGCATGATTAAAGAACTTACTGAGCCTAAGATGAACTGGCGTGAAATTCTGCGCCAGCAAATCCAAAGCACAATTAAAAACGACTTTAGCTTTATGCGTCCAAGCCGTAAAGGCTGGCATACTGGTGCTATTTTACCAGGAACTAATTATGAAGAGACTATTGACATCTGTGTAAGCATTGACATGTCTGGTTCTATCGGAGACGAACAAGCTAAAGACTTCTTGAGTGAAATTAAAGGCATTATGCAAGAGTATAAGGACTTTAAAATTAAACTGTGGTGCTTTGATACTAGCGTATACAACGAAGCCGATTACGATGGCTACACTATGGACGAGTTCGATGACTACGAGCCTATGGGCGGTGGTGGTACCGAATTCGATGTTAACTGGGACTACATGAAAGAGCATGATATCCAACCTAAAAAGTTTATCATGTTCACAGACGGCTATCCATATGGCTCTTGGGGTGACGAGAATTACTGCGATACAGTATTCATCATTCACGGTAACAATAAGATTGTTCCTCCATGGGGCAGTTATGGATACTATGAGCAAAACGGTACGACTTCAAACTGATGCATTCAGTGCCGGTCAGATTGAAAGTAAAATCTGGGCGGCTGAAGAATTAGAAAAAATAGCGGCCCATATTCATATTCTTAGGATTACAATCTTAGGAGGATGGTATGGGCTTCTTCATTTTATTCTCAAGTCTCGTGGGCGTCAAATGATCGAGTGGTGTCGAAGTTACGATCTTGATGCGAGTGCGTGTGCCGGTGCTAATGCAATTAATAACACTTGGGAAATTCAAGACTGGAAGTTTAGAGCAACTCCAGCAGATGCTAATACATTAAAATATGATGATGGTACTAATTGTATCATCAACACCTCAACAGAACATTTTAACAGTCAAGATTGGTTTAGCAATATACCCGAAGGAATGTTATGTGTTCTTCAAGGTAATGATTTAGATATCGAAGATCATATAAATCGCCCTAGTAACTTAGAGCATTTTAAAAAAATGTATCCGTTGCAAGTTTTATTATTTGCAGGCGAGAAAAAATTTGATAATTACACACGATATATGATAATAGGTCACAAATAAATGGCAATAAAAAACGGAAAACCTAACCCTTTAAATTATTTTGATCTTAGGAGAGTTGACTTTCCTGCAACACAATTTCATTATACAACTGTGTCAAAATATTCACCTATGATAGTTAAACAGTTAAATTCTTGGATTTATGCAAATTTAAATAGTAGATATTACATAGGGCAAGATATAGAAATAGATAACCATACTAATTCAATAGTATACATAACTAAAATTGGATTTGAGCAAGAGAAAGAATTAAGCTTCTTCAAAATTGCAGGTCCACAAATTTAAACTAGATAATTATATGTGTACTTTATGTACAAAGGAGAAATTATGACTGAACAAGTAGAAAAACAAGAACAACCAGCACAAGACAAAAACGACACTGAATTAAATATCAGTGATCTTAATGCTATGAAATTAATCATAGATGTTGCTAGTTCTCGTGGTGCGTTTAAGCCAAACGAAATGGTGTTAGTTGGACAAACATATTCTAAACTAACTGCATTCTTAGATGCTGTGGCTAAACAATCACAACAGCAACAACCACCAACAGGAGCTTAATATGGCTGACTTAAAACACGTAGGTCGTGTAAAGGCAAACGGACGTAAATGTCTTATTGCATATCGTACACTACCCGGCGATGCGTATCATTGCTTAATTGTACCAACAGAAAATCTTCGAGATGATCAGCACGATTCTATTATTAATCTAGTTAATAGTCCTGCTGGACAAGATGCAAACGAATTTGCAGAAGTGTTAGCACGTACTAATTTTCCAGACGGAAGCATTATGTTAGCTAAACTTCACGTTGAAGGCAGATTTATTAAAATGCCAACAGATCAAATTGAAGTAACTCCAAACCCTCAATTTACACTATCTTTAGCAGAACTTAATAGTATTATTGCAGAGCAACGCGGTGTTAGCGTTTCGGACCTTGCTATTATGCCGGGCGACAATGACGATAAACTAAAAGACGGTGCTGTTGAAGTTCAAGAAGTACTTAAAGAAGTTAAAGATCTTAGCCCGCCACAGGGTCTCGAAGGATTAACATCTGAAGAACGTGCAAGTCGACTACGCAGTGAAGCTGATCGTCTATACAAAGAAGCCGCAAAGTTACGCAAAGAAGCAGAAGATCTTGCTCCTACTAAGAAAAAGGTCAAAGAAGAGGCGTGACGAAACATGGGAAGTCTCTTCCCAAAGAAGTTATTGATCATTGGCCTGAAGTATTTAGTGAGATAAAACTCAACGTAGTACCTCTCAGGTATTTACATGCTATAATAGTAACTTTTAAAGACGGAAAAATTTGGGAAATTAAAATGAACGAACAGGGCCAAAAGCCCGACTGGGATGAACTTGAAAAGAACATCCAAGAAATGTTTCGTACTTACGAAGAATCTATTGAAAATATAGATTTTCGTCTTGATACCGAAAAGGTTAAAAAAGATGTTATTAAAGCGTCTCAAAAATTTTTAAAAAAGAAAAAACTATGAATGTCAAACTTCTTTCTTATTCACAACCAACTACTGAGTTTGCAGACTTGGGAATTGCAGATGCACAAGAACTAATTGCCTATTGTGCTAGAGTATCTAATCCAAGTAATCAATTTAATACCGAAACTTCAGAAAAACTTATCAAATATCTTGTTAAGCATAAGCACTGGAGTCCTCTTGAAATGGTTTCAGCATGTATTGAGATTACAACTACTAGAGACATTGCTAGACAAATACTTAGACACAGAAGTTTCTCCTTCCAAGAGTTTAGTCAACGTTATGCTGATCCAACAAAAGATCTTAATTTTGTCCTTAGAGATGCTAGACGACAAGATCTTAAAAACAGACAAAATAGTGTAGTATTAGATTTAGAAACCGATGCAGATCGATTTTTAGCATCGCAATGGGAAAACATTCAAAAGGGTGTAATTACTAAGGCAAGAGAGGCATACGAATGGGCCATTGCCAACGGCATTGCTAAGGAGCAGGCTCGTGCAGTATTACCAGAAGGATTAATTGAAAGTCGTTTATATATGAACGGCACATTACGTTCATGGATTCACTTTATTGAATTACGTAGTGCTAATGGCACACAACTAGAGCATCAAGAAGTTGCTATTGCATGTGCTCGAGTTATTGCTGAGATATTCCCGATGACTTTAGACTTTGTTGAGTAAACTGCTCTTTTAACCAATCCCAATTATTGATTAGTTTTAATTTAGCAGGATTGCCTTTGTATTTCTCACCAAACTCTTTACCGGCGTTTGCACCAGAAATAATGTATTCCCCGTACTTAGTATCTTTACCAATTGTTAGCCAAGTAACTAGTCTGTGATCAGTTTCTTCTTGTACTTGGCGATCAATTACAGCACTTGCTAATTTAGCACATTCCCTAAACGCGGCACGCCATGCACTAAATGGTCCGGTGGCAAAGTTATTATAATTGCTAACTTTTTCCATTATCTTAATGTTAGCTCCTAGGCTAGTCGTGACGTCAACACTATTAGGGTCGGCATCTAATATCAAATGCCTTGGAAGCAGTTTGACTCCACCGTTGCCATATACTAAATTGTTTACTTTATTCTTGCTGGGCCAAATATGTACTACATCAAAATCCCAACTAGGTACTTCGTAATCGAAATTAAAATCTTCCATAATTTCTGCATCAGCATCGACTACCCAGAAAAAATCTGTACTGCTGTCTAGTGCGGCTTGTAAGTGTGCATTAAAAATTCCTTTAACGTCTTTAACTCTACGTGCATAAGGATATTTTTTTAACAATTCTTGGTAATTTTTTTCTGCTGTTTTTTCTTTGTAGCTTAAGAAAAATACATCATATATCTTTTTATAAAATAACCCAAAGTCTACATCAAGTTTAACTTCATTAAAAAAGTTTTTTTCAAATTGATCATCTGTAAATACATGATTTTTTGGAATTAAGAATAAATTGTCGTAGCCAATTAGTTGATGATGAACATAATTTACATCCCACTCAGGAACTGTAAATTTAAAAATGTTGTTGCTTATACCTATCTCTGCTGGTAAGAACCAAAACATAGAGGTATTAATCTTTTTTAAAAGACGCTTAGTGTAAATTAAGTAGTTAAATGTTTCACCAACTTGTATAAAATGTGCAGTAGGATAAGTTTTCTTTAACCAATCTAATTTATACTGAGGGAAATTTTTCTTGTAGTAAAAACCAATATCGTACATTATTCTTTATCTATAATTTTAGAATTAAATCTAGTTTTATCAATGTGTACCATTTTAAAAAACTGACTAGCATTTTTATCAAGTACGCTAACTGGCAACTGTAATTGATCGTGTAAATCGGTACCTAGCTTTTCTGCTAGTGCCAATGCTTCTTCTTCAGTCTTAGGAGTATTATTTTCCCAAATTGTTTGTAAATGATCAAAATCACGAACGTTTACATAATCCCATGTAGTATCAAGATTAGTCATGTGACAGCCTTGTCTTGCGCCAAGTATTGCCCATATTCCATTTTTTACATCTGTTCCTACATTCATCCAGATTAATAATCTATTAAAATTTTTCCAATGTATTGAATTTTTAAAATTAGTAGGTGCAACTCTTACTCCGCGATCTAAACTCATCTTAACACCTTCGCGGAATCCTGCTCTCCATGCTTGGAACGGAGTAGCATTATTATGAACATCGCTGAAACATCCGTTCATTTGAATGTATTCTGCATCCCAACAAAAATCTACCTGTGCGTTTGGATCATCAGCGGGTGCGTTTTCATGTGTTTTCATGTTAAGAACATATTCTTTTGGCCATAACTTTAAGCCGCCATTGCCATACATTAGTCCGTTGATAATGTTGTTACCTGCCCAACTAATAACACATTTGCTTAAATCTTTGTTCGATTCAAAATCTAATTCTTGATTAAAAAAATCTTCTCGTACAATGTTGTCAGCATCTACTGTGATGAATCTGTCAGTTTCACTTAGTCGAGCACAGGCTTTGTGTGCGCTGTCACTACCTTTTACACCATGTACACGTTTTGCCCAAGGTGCTTTATTACATAAGTCAGCATAATTTTTTTCTGCGTTTGGCTCATCATAACTTAGATAGATAATATCAAAATCAATTACTCTGAATTTCTGACTCATAAACTGTCCTTAAACTGTATTTTTTAAAAAATTGTATGCTAGATAAATGTATTTTAGATGGCAAACTTTCAACGTCAAGTTGATGATCAATTGCAACTGAACCTTTTTCTACTAGCTCTTTTAAATCAACTGACATTGTTCTGTATAAAAAGTTTTTATTTAATGATGAAGTTATAAAGAGTCCAATTCTATAATTAACTAAACGATATTGTTCTCTTGCGCCGTCATCTAAATTTAATTCAATAGTCCATCGACGATCTATTAAATTGTTTTTTATTTGTAGTATTGCATCGTCATGTTCTTTAACTTCAAGAATATTAACTAAAATAGTTGAGCTGATTCCGTAATCTAAAAATTTAGGAACAATCTCAAATTTATTTTGACTGGTAATTACAATTTTATAATTGTAAAATGTTTCTTTTGCTGTAAGAAATTTTTCAACTTCGTCATAGTTTACTTCAAAATAAGTGTTATATCTTGGATCTGGTTCGTTAGTAATTGATACAATATTTTTACTATCAAAATCAAAATATACACGATAAGCATTTACACCGACTGATGGCAATGCATACTTTGCCATAATCTCCGGTGTCATATCGTTGATAATATAGTTAGTTGTCATACTTGTCTTCTAAAAACTTAATAACCTGTTCAGTTAAGAATTTATCTTCTGTGTAATGAAAAATGCCAGTCTGTTTAAATTGATTAATGTACAATTCTAAATCATCAGTGACATAATAGTTAGATGTATCAACCCAACTAGAAGGAGCGGGTGACCAACCTTGTGCATTTGGTTTCATATGCACAAATGTAAAATCTATATTATCATTAGTTACCCGACTTTCTAGGTCCAATAGTAACACAGAAATTGCCGCACTTACGTCCATGCTTACCCAGTTTTGATAAGAAAGAGGCGTAAATTTTCCATAGCAGGCTTGCCAATTATGTACTACAAACTCTAACATTTTATAAAAATTAAACGCTGTAGGAGTTTTCTTAAAGTAGTGCAATGCAAAGTATACACTTGGCAAGTTGTTTTCTATAAAAGTTTTTCGATTAGCTACATCGTTAATTTTTCTGCCTTTATAATCAATTACATTATTAGCAAAAAATAAATCGTATTCTTTTAATCTATCCCAAGTACCTGAAATATCTTTAAAAAATATCATGTCACTATCTAGTACAATAGTTTCATCATAGGGACTAGCGTGAATTAACTTCCAACGATTTTCAACTTTCCATTCGCTATCTGTAGATTCATCATTCCATGGAATTTCAATGATATTATCAAATACTAATTTGTATTTGTCTGGTACTACATCATTTGTTATAATGCTAACTGAATTATGTATTGATTGGCTTAATTTAATAGATAATGCTAAAGCATAAGCCTGTCTTACATATTCAGAACCTTGTGCAAAAATTAAAAATCCTTTACTGCTCATCGATGCACCTTGATAAACTATATTTGTTCATTATGTGAACATCTAAATTGCGGACTTTCATTGCTGTATATTCTCCGTTGTATGATTGTTTTTCTAGCAAGAATGTTAATTCTGTATCGTTGCTGTTCAATAACAAATCTCTATCTAAAGTATAGTAGAGTTTTCCAGGTATCGGAGCAATAAAATCGGCATCTAAACTGTTATTCATAATATGTATAGCCATGCTAAAAGCAAAATCATTTCTAAACATTGTGCTATCAATAGAATACAGCAGTCTGTAGTAATACCAGTTTTCTCTAATATGTTGTATAATCTTAAAAAATGCGCTAGTTTCTTCAGTCTTTTTAAAGTAAAAAACTGTAGCCCAATAAAATGGGATTGAATACTGATTTAGATACTTAAAGGCGCTAATATCTCGCCAATGTGCTAGATCATATGCATCTCGATATAACATTAAATCATGAGGACTCCCCCAAACTTTATTAATGTGATCCGAAGACACAATATAATCTGCATCAATAACTAAAGTTTCGTCGTATGGCGTTAATTCAAAGCAATCACTTCTTGAAAAGTTTTTCCATAATAATACTTTAGAACTAATAGATCCATCATAAAATCTTTTGTTCTGGATCTTTTTAGTTTCGGTATCGATAACATGATCAAAAACTTTTGCTTTTTTGCCGTGTGTTTTAAACAAGTAATCTTTGTTATCCGTAACAAGACTTACTGGCACGTTGAGAAATTTTTGGACTCTCTCTGCTGTGAATATTGCTAACTTTGTATAATCAACGTCAGCATTATTTTGAGCGAAAATTAACACACCTCGCGTCATAAGTTAATTAAATCCTCAGCTTTACGTTTTGATTTAATCGCAGTATAAGTTGAGTGGTATTCACTTGTTGCGCTATAGTATTGTGCTAAAATTTCTTTTTGGAATACTGTTAAATCGTCAATGCTCACCGGAACATCATTGTCATCAATTAACACAATATTTTGTGTGTAATTAAGATCAATCATAGATTTTACAAATGCAATTAATTCTCTAGTAATAACAAAACTAGAACCTTTAACATAGTAAATTGAGTTTTGACGAAATTCTTCAAGGGCCGCTCGACGTTGATTTGTGAGCGTGGCCATAAAATTAGCTGTCTGGAATGCTTTCTCTAACCGTTCATCCATGTGAACTCCTCAAGTAATATACACATATTTAACTGTGCAACTACCTGAGGGAAATATTTTTTATTTGAGATTACAAGCCAGTTTGGCTTGCTGATGGACTTGCTACACTCACATTTGAACCAGATGGGCGGAACATTTGTAGCGAGCAACTTAGCGTACCGTATACGTTTTCGTCAACTTTAAAATCATATCCGTCTGCAATTTGATCGTCACCTACGTCTAAGTCTTTATAGTAAACAGTAAAAATAACTTGACTTGCAGTACCGTTTGTTTTTGCATAAATTTCATACAAGTTTTCTGAGTACGAACCACTTGGTGCAGTTTTCTGGAAGATTAATTGATCAGTAGTAGTTAAACTATAGAAGCCAATATTGTATGCACTTCCAAGATTTGATGTTGTAGTAGTAGTATAGTTCATAGTTACAACACCAGACTGGCTTAACATAGTAGTCCATGTAGAATCTTTTGAACTACTTACTGTTCCAGATCTACTTGAGGTAATTTGAAAATTGCCGCCTGCATTAAAAAAGTAACGGGCATGATTAGCATCTGAGAAACTAACTGTAATTTGATTTGAAAGAATGCCGTTCCATGGTCCTACGCTGTCACCGTTTCTCGATGATGCTATTAGTTCTGATGTAGACCCTTGTGAACCAGCTACTGTTAGTTTATTTGCAATTACAACATCGGAAAAATTGTTATATTCTACTTCAATTGAATTTGAAGCTACAGTTTCGCCGGCGTTAATTACAGTTAAATTACCGGATTCATCAGCACCAGTTTGGTGTTGACGAGCTCTTAACAAATCATTTCTTAGTGCAGTCCATTGACTTGCTCTAATAGGATCATTTACAGACACTTGGGCACTTGAAATAGTTTGTCCGTAGCCGCTAGTGCCTGAACCTACTCCTAATATGCCATTGATTTTACTCTGAATACCATTGTAATCAGATGCTAAAATTAACGTACCTTGACCTGCCATAATAAATCCTTATAGAATAACTGCTTCGACTAACTTAACACTTGTATCATCACTACTTTCTAAAGCAATAGCAAATACATCATTAGCATGTGGAACTGCGGCAACTGCTGTACCATCATTGGCCGCAACTAATCGTTGTCCTTTACGAACTGCTCCAACTACTTTTACTGGAACTCGACCTTTTAGGGCAATGTAAGTTCCACCTTCTAACTCGCTATTCATCATGTAAGCAGGCTTACCTGACACAGCACCTAGTGCTCTATCACCATATTTTGAAGCTGTTACTTCTTTTTCACCACCTACACTAACAACTGTACCAATTTCATAGTCAGCATCAGCTAGATATTTTTCTGCCAAGTCAGCATAGAATGATTGACTTGCAATACCTCGGAAGTGGTTAGCATATAAATCGCCAGTACCATCACGAACAGCAACAGTATTAATTGCAGATGTTACATCACCAAGTCGGTAATCAGCACCATCAAACAAAGTAGTTGCTTTAGTAGCAATACCATTAAAGCTAGTTGCATATACTGTAGCCCACTTAGCACTAGAAGAACCAAGATTGTTTACATTATTAGATGTTGCACCCGAACCTGTACCTCCAGGTAATACATCTTGTCCGCTAATAGTTAATGGATACTTTGTTCCTGAGTTTTGTGTTCTAAATTCAATTGTACTACCAACGAAGTTTTCAACAATGGGTCTAGTTCCAGCTAAAATAGAAACTTTAAGCTGTGGAACATCTCCCATTTGCCAACCAACATCCTTAAATGTAATTAGCTCGTTGAACGTTCCGATTTGATCTTTTCTGACAAAATTATCTGATGGAATAATACTACCTTGAACTAGCAAAGCATCAGCTGTACTAGCAGTTCCCCAGAATTTAGTATCGTTATTTGTGTTATTTTTTACATAGGTACGTGAAACAGAGTTTACAGTGATTAGCTCTTCAGTAGTATAAGCATGTGTTATACCTTTCTTAATCTTGCTAAATCCAGTAATTGTGTTGCCTGCGCCTGCACCAAGTGTAAATGCATCGGTAGAAATTACAAATGCCGTTGCACCATTAACTTTAGCTTCAATAATTGCATGGGTAGAAGGGGGAGCACCGTCATCAACAACAGTACGGCTATACATTTCTGTTTGATTTTGTCCAGCGGCTTGCGGTCCAACAAGCACAAAGTCAGCAAGTGTTTGATCCCAAGCAAATAACTGTTTTGTAGTTGTATTAAACCAAAAATCGCCAGTAGTTAAACCAGTAGGGGGATGGTCAACATCGGATACCTCAGCACCGCCAGTAGTGCGCCACTTACCTGTTAGAGAATCACCATCGAAGAATTTTAACTTTTTAGTGCCGCTATCGAACCAAATTTGTCCGCTTAATGGCTTATTAGGCTGGGTAGTTCCAGCAAAATTTTCTAAAAGATAGATAAAATTTTCGTTTTGAATTTCACCGTAACCGGCGTAGTTTTTACCAATAATTTTTAGACTGGTGCTTTGATCAATTGTTCCGTCAGCAACGACTACCCCGTTACCTATCGGTGATCCATCATATCTAGTTATGCTATAAGGCATTCGTATAACCCCTTGTTCTTAATATTTATACTTTTATACGCTACTTGGCTGCGGGTACCCATTTTGTAACTGCCATACTCCCGAAGTAAGTATGTATACCCGTAGTGTTCTAGTTACTTTTACAGCACCATTTCCGGCATTAATTGGTGTACCTGCGGCAATATTTTGTACTACAGACACGTTACTACCGTTCACAAAGCTAGTTGTATTCTTATCAACTTGTACTTGAGAGAAGCTAATATTTGGTGTTCCAGTATCTGACACAGTTAGCGTAATAGCACTATAAGTTACCACTGTAAATTCACCGTGTACACGACAAACAGTTCCGTCAAAATAATCACCAGCTGGATAAGTTTCTTGGACAAGCGAAACAATTTGTGGTTCAGTTAGTTGTCCACCAGTGCTATTATTAAGGCTAACAATTAATGCTAGTGGTCTAGTTTTAAGATTATTTTCAAAGTAAGTCTTATTAACAGCATCTGTGCCTGCGCTAGGAGCGGCTAGATTAGAAATACGTCTATTGTTGATACTAACGGTGCTAGCGCCCGGTGGAGATAGTACAATATCACCGCTAGCTGAACTAATTGTTCCTGCATTAATACTTAAATCGCCAGCAGTTAAAGATGTTAATGCGCCCACAGTTGCTAACGAAGGAGCACTTGTAACTAATGGAATAGAAGTAGCTGTTAGTACATCCTGTCCATTAATTTTGTATGTTCTTCCTGAATCAATACTAATGCTTTCACTAGACGCCCAGTGTGTACTACCGCTGTTAATTGAGTAGTGCCAGGCAAAAGTTTTATCTGTTGTACCTTTAACTGTAAATCCGGCGCCATCTGCAGACACATCAGTTGGGCTAGCTGTGCTTGCTAGTTCAATATTTTTGTCATCTAGCTTAACTATTACAGAATTAATGTTTGTAGTAGTACCAAATACTGTTAAGTCGCCTTGAACAATAGCAGATCCGTTAACTTCTAAAGTTGCCGATGGAGTATCTGTAAGAATACCTACTCGAGGATCTATAGATTTAGTAACAATACCTGCTACCGTTTGTCCGCCTGTTGCTGTAGAAGCATATGTAACTGTAGTTATTGTTGAATCAGTAACAGCATAAACACCGTTATAAGCATTGGGCTCAACCCCAAGTACAGTAATAGTGTCTCCAATATTAAAAGGCGGAACAAATTGTTGAGGGAAAGTAAGAGTTGCATACAATCCAGTACCGCTAGCACCAGTAGTGCTCAGTGTAAATGTTCCAGGATTATAAATTGATACGCCTTTTAAACCAGCGTCTGTTTTAACTTTAAATTTAAATGATTGATCTGTGTTGTTAGCACGTATTTCAAAATTGTTTATATCAACCCTAACTTCATTGTTTTGTCCAGGACCAAGTATTAAAGGTCTTCCACTTTCAATTGTTAGTTCGCCTGAAATAGTATTATCAACATCAACGTTAACAAAACTATCAGTAGTTTTTAAATTACCTTCGGCATCTTTTAAATAGGTAGCTACTTCAACTGGTGCATTAAATATTAATCCTGTTGTACTTCCAATATTAAAACCTGCTTGAATGTCACCTGAGAATTGATTTGATGGTAGTTGATTAGGTAATGGCGTAAATGAATCTTTACTAAAAATACCTATAATTAATCCGCCAACATATAAAATAGCAACAACGTGTGATTTGTTTAAGACATCAATTAGTGTTGTGATGTTAAATCCAGAAGTTCCTTGAGTTTCAGTGTATTGCCTACTTGCTTCAACCCAAACTCCTGCATTTCTAAAAAATAATAAATTTCGGCTTGTATCAACCCACAAATCTCCGTCGACTGCGCTAGTCGGTGCTGTACTTTGAACTAACGTGCCGCCGCTAACTTTAAACCCGTTGCCATCATAAACTTTTAAGCGTCCGTCGGAAGTGTCAAACCATAGCTGTCCAGTAATTGGATAGTTTGGTTGGCTTGCACTAGCAAAGTTTTCTAATAAATGAACAAAGTTTTCATTAAATGCTTCACCGTATGCTGAAGAATTTTTACCAATTAGTGTTAAATCAGTTGCCGATTGGTCCAATGTGCCGTCAACAACTTCAGTTAAAACACTACCGTCTGTTTTGTTTATAATATAGCTCATGCTGTTACACCAGTATAAATGATATAGTTAATAGTTAAGTACGGATTCATAACATTAAATGGTGTTGCTAGCGTTGTTCCCAGTGGAACATCGACGCCACCGCTATCTGTTAGATACTGTCCTTGTCCAGGAGCCGTTGCTCCAAACCCGCTAATTGCATTTGAATCTGGAGGACTTCCTGTAACATTACGCAATGCATAATATTGATTTCCAACATTTCCATTTACAGTTCCCTTTAATGTATGCTTGTGTTCCGGTAAGTTTGCTGTAGTTAAACTAGCACTCTCAGATCCGACACCTGTACCTAGAATATCTGCAGATGTATCTGTAACTCGGTTAGCACTTCCGCCGCCTGCATCAATACTAACTGGATTGTTGCCCCCGCCGCTTTGAGAACTGAACACAGTTAAATTATTATCCATGTTATCTCTACCTAGCGGGAATCTTCCTCGCATATCTGGTAGAGCAAATGTAGCATATCCATCCAATAGTCCAACGTCTTTGTACAAATATCCTATTACTGCAAATAATCCCGGATAGTCAGCAATTCTAACTTCACTACCATCACACAATAGCCATCCATCTGGGGCAGTTGCACCACCAAATGGCATAAATGCCCCGATTGGTACTGTGGCTATATTTTTAAAAATAGAAGCTTTAGTAGTTTGTAAAAGTCCAGCACCAGATCTAAAAATTAAAAATTTATCACTGTTGTTTGAATCACCAACAAGTGTTTTCTGTGTAATAAACGATGGACTAATAACTGTGTTTAAAGTTACTGTACCAGTAGCCGAAGTACCATTAAACGGCAAAGGTGTAGTTGTTAATACGTCCCCGTCTATAGTAATATCAACAAAGTTTGTTAATTGATCAGCACTTCCGGCGGCAGTTCCAGATGCTAGGCTACCTGAAAAGTTTCCTGAAAAGTTTCCAACAAAATTGTTAGCATAAATGTTATTAAATTTCTGTGTAGCACTACCAATATTATATTTTCCGGTGGCGGCTAGTATTGGAAGAATAATCGGTGTTCCGTAGTCAATGCCTGTTTGTATGCCAGTAGTATCTTTATTAAGAATTATTTGTCCGCCAATTGTAGCATCGGTTCCAACTAATAATTGTTTTGTTATTGCCGCACCACCCTTGGCTACTAGACTTGCAGAGTTAAAGTTAATAACATCATCTGTTCCAGTAATTTTTAAACTGTCATCAGTTGCAATAGATCCGCCCACGTCAAGAGCCGCAGTCAATGCGCCTTGTTTGTTAATACCAACATTAGTTGTACTATCTACACGAAGTACTGTAGTAACGTTACCTTGATTGTTAACTCTTAAATCAATACTGGCTCCTGATACTTTGTTATAAAGTATAGCTTTGTTGCCGTCTGTAGAAACTGTAAAGTTTAAGTCGCCGCCAATGTTTAATCCCGAATCACTTCTAACGTTAATTCCATAAGTTGTAGTACTAACTTGGTCGCTTCTTAAGAAGTTACTAGCGGCAATAGCAGTACCGTTAATAACTAACGACTTTGCTTTTTCGCTTGTACCCCAAAATTGGTTATTAGTGATTTCTGAACTTAGGTTCATTCCTGGATTGATGGCATAGTCTCTGCCAGCTTGAAGTGTAAAACCTGGAATAGTTCCTTTAGGAGTAAATGCAGTACCAGATATAATTGCTACTCGATTACCGTCTGCATAAAATGTAATAACGTTATTTGTAGTATCTGTTAAGTCGACGATTGTTTCAAACTGTGGACCAGTCTTTGAACCAGTACTAAAAGTAGGACCTACTAAAACCCAACTTGAGCCAGTGTACAAGTATACTTGCTGTCCAGCTGTATCAACATACAAGTCGCCTTTGATAGCAGGTGTTGATAATGTAGGAGGCCCAGATTGTTTTTTAACACCACCGGTAGGTGCCCATCTTGAGCTGTCCCACACATAAAGTTGGTTGTTTCCAGCACTATTGTTAAACCATAATTGTCCTTGAACAGGATTCAATGGTGCTGTTGGTGCGGCAAAATTTTCTAGTAAATGTAAAAAATTTTCTGCAATTACTGTAGCATAGCCTGGATAATTTTTACCAACAAACGTTACACTGGTAGAAGTGTCAAGCGTTTGATCTTCTACTGTAATATCTGGTTTTGATTGATTATTAAGTTCAGTATGTTTAACTGTATATGCCATCTTATACTCCAGCTAAACCAGTAAGTGTTTGAATACGAACAGTATAATCGATTTGGATTAAACGGTTCAATGATTTTTGCACAGGATGAAACACCACGTGTGTTAATAACAAACTATTTCCTGTTTTGCTATAACTCTTAAGTCCAAGTTCGTCAAACACATAAGAATCTTGATTGTCGTTTGAGTTATCAAACGCTTGTTGCCCTGCAGGCTCACCATAGTCTAACAAACAAGTAATAAACACATCAGTGTAGTTTGTACCAGTAACGTGTCGAGTTTCGATATAATTTCTAGTAGGGTCAGAGTTTACACTACTTTGATCATCAACTACTTTACTGTATGTTTCATTATATAAACTAGCATTAGATCCTGTACTGTTGGGAGAGAGATATGTAATAATTCCAGTAGGATCTACAGTTGTGCCACCGTTGCCGAAGGCCATTTCGTATATGAATCCTTGCCCGCTATCTGCAATACTCTGCGCTAGGGCAATACTCATGTTTTCGTAGTGAATTGCGTTGCGTTTATTAATGGCAACTTCGCCTGTTTCAGGATACCATATCTTAATATGCCCTTCTACATGAACTCCGGAAAAATCTTTACTCTGCATTTTAATCTCTCTTTATTTGTATATTTACCTAAATAATTATCTGCTAGTTTTATTAGACTGCTACTGTTCCAATAATAAAACTGCCGTGTGTTCGTTTAGTAAAAAATCCGTCCCATTTATAAACGGCACAGCCAGCGTTTGGATCCTGTGTAAAATTGTCATTGTTGTAAGTAGTAGTCATCGGAATGTCAATATATGATCCATCAACTGCTGATAGGCTATTATTTGAATAGGTCATATTAATTCTGTTTTCGCCGCGGGCTTCGATAAGCGTTCCGCTACATTTAACAATATAAGTACCTGCTCCGGTTTTTTGGCAAAGTATTGTTATTGTACCAGAGTACACATTATATGGCGTTCCGCTAAAAGATCCGCTGCCAGCGTCTGATAGAATATCAATAGTCAAATTTAACTTTACTGTTGAAATTAAAGATGGAACAAATCTAAACCAGTAGTTTACTGCTACATCACTTCTCCACAAATAAGAAACATTTTGACCCCAAGCTCTAAATGTATGGTTGCCAAGTTCTTGCACCTCAGATGCAGCCACTCCCCAATTAGCTAGATCTGTTGCTTGACTAGATGTACTATAACTCTTTGTAACTATACCGCGCCATTTGCTAGACTTTCTAACTTGTAGTTCGCCAAATGAACTGTTCCAAATTAAAGCTCCGTCCGGTTCAGCTGTTAAGTAAGTATCTCTTGTTGTAGTAGTATAATCTGCAAGCCTTAAATCTCTTGTCAAAGCTACTGCTGTTGAGTTTCCAACACCTGTAGGAACAATACTAATAATGTTAGTCCAGAGAGTTGTTGAACTTCCATCTGTAGTTAATAGTCTACCAAAATTACCAGTCTGTGAAGGGAAAGCATCTACTCTGCTCCAACTTAAAGTTGTACCGTTAGTAGTTAAAAATTTTCCTGAATTTCCAGTTTTAGGGGGAAGTGCCTCACGCTCAGCAATTGGTTCCCAACTAGCTGTCACGCCATTAGTTTTTAACCACTTTCCAGATTTTCCTGATTGGTTAGGTAGTCCTGATGGAAAGTTAACTGCGCCCCAGGAAACTGTTGTTCCGTTGGTAGTTAAAAACTTGCCGCTATTACCTGTTTGAGTAGGCAAAGTTGACTGCATAGCACTTAGCACACCGTCCTCTGTTATTTCTAAATTATTACCTACTTTTATTCCGCCGAGTGTTGATTCAGTAGCAGGCGCCACTACTGCTGTTCTTAAATTAGCTACTGTAATTAGATTTGTATCAGTGTCAGTAACTAGCACTAGTGCATCAGCATCAGCTGGACTAGTTACCGGTGTTAAATCTTTAAGTCTTTTTGACATTTAAATCTCCAAAATGTTACCATCATTGTCAGTTAATGGATCGCCGTTGATGTCTGAAATTACATCTATTAAGTCTAAGTCGGCTGTAATAAACTTAGCAATAGTATTATTAGAATATGTTAAAGAAGTGCCAGCATCTTCCCACAATGTGCCTTTCTTTTGAACTACTGTGAATCGTGTTCCTTCAGCAAGATTGTGAGTTAATCTAATTCCTTTAACTGGGCTAATAGCGGTTCCTCTTACAGAAAAATCAGATTCTAGCGTTATATCACCTTCAGGACTCTCGTAATGTATATTTACATTATGTGCTTTGTATGGCTTCTTCTTTAAGTGGATATTTCCAACAAAGAATTTCCATTTATTTGAATCAGTCTCAAACGCTTCGGAACTTGTGTGTGCCGTTAGACATCTAAAAGTGTAACTTCCCACGTTAACAATATCGTTAACAGAATAAGATACATTTGAAGACCAGTCACCTAATATTTCGTAGCCACCTACAAATACATCAATGTCATTTGACTGTCCGTAATTTACAGGAATAGTGTCTCTATACCAGCTAGTACCGATTGATGTTTCATCTAGTATTGGTGAAATTTCTTTTAATGTATAAGTTAATACGGCGGGATCTGTAACTGTGATTACATCTGATAAAGTTCTATCTTGATATGGCACCGTTTCACTTGCTCCGATATCCTGTACGATAGTTCCGACTGGATAACTATTCTTTACTCCAGTTCCTAGTGTGCCGCGACGTAGCTGGCTTAACACATTTCCAACTTTAGTAAAGTACTCAATGCGTTCACCGTTAACATAAATGATACCTGGCAAATTGTTAAATTTGTTTGGAGGATTTAAAACTCTATCGTCACGGATAATAATTTCAGTATCATTCCATTTTAACTCTTGCAGTAACACAGTTCTTCTTTCTCGACTTAAACGCTTGTAATGTGTTCGATTTAACATGTCTTTAAAGATCATAAATTCAAACTCTTTACGAACAACGTTACTTCCAAAAGTCATAACTGTAAACTTATCACCCACAAGTGGTAAATCTGTTAAAAATACAGATTCTAAATCAGGATTTAATTTATAATCTACAGACTGTTGTAGCATACGTCCATTCTTAACGATCCATACTCTTGAATCATCAATTACTGGTCTATCTAATTTAATGCGCTTACCGAAAATACTTAGATAGTTGTAATAGTAAACAGATTCTGGAGTAACACTTACATCCGCGGTTACTGTAATATTTGTGCGTTGAATATCAAGATACTCATGCTTGTAGTAACTTATTACTGTAATTCTACGACCAGCTGGTTGAGCAGATCCAAAAATAATTGTGTTTCCAGAACACACGTATGTGTTTTCAGAGTTCACTGAAATTGTTAATGTCTTTCCTTCATACTTGTTAAAGATTTTTGCTTTAATCTTAACTGTAATTCCTGATAAATCTAAACTATAATCAATTCCCGGATCTAGCACAACGCCGTCAACGATAACCACAACATTAACTGCGTCGATGCTATAAGGCAAATATCGTGTAGGAGGAATAGTATATTCTAATATTTTCTTACCGGCTAAATCTTTTTCAATTGTAAAATATGTTCCGCTTGGGCCAGTGAATACTGAATTATTTTCATTTGTATAAACAATAACGTTAGCTTCTAGAGGAATAGTTGTTCCAACAGGATTATTTAGAGTATATGTTGTTCCGCCATCTGCAAAGAATGTTTCTGTTTTCATTACACTAAACGACTGTTCTGCAGAATTAAAAATAGCATAGTTAATTAATGCATTTAAAGGAATAACACCTGCAAATCTAATTCCTACTAAATTTGCGACATCGTAAGTACTATCTGTTTTAAATATTTCATACGGTGGTACAACACCGTCGACATATACAATAGCATTGATTCCTTCGTCATTCCAACTAGCGCCGGTAATATATTCGTTAGTTTCACCATTGGCAACAAAATAATCAATTTCAACTAGCCCAATTCCTGAGAATCCAAAATCAATAACAGAAATCATTGCTCCTACCGGTGGCATAGTTAATAATGTAACTGATTGTTGTGCATAATCAACTGTAAAATCTACATCTATAACTAAAGGTCGTTCTAAATTAGAAAATAGTACTGCAACTGCTTGAGGTCCATTTGGAACTTGTCCTAACGGGAATGTATCTGTCTCACCATCATACACATAATTGTGATAGATAATATTTGCAGATCCGTCATTTGGTCTAGTCTTAACTTTAATTGCCAATGCATCTACTATTTGCCCAGGCACAACTTCTTCCGGACCGTGACTAGTATTAGCTGTTACTAAGCCGTCACCGTCAATGATGATGTCATCGGCAGCTAGTCCAGTAGCTGATTGGTATGCTAGATCGCCGCCAGTTATTGCAGTATCGTAGTCAGTTTCACTAGGTTTAATACTACCATCACTTGTTGATTTTCTAAAGATGAATTCGTCGCCAACAGTAATTGTATGACTTACTGGAATGTTGATAGTTTTATTTGTACCATCTCCAACAAATGTCTGCATTATCACTAATGGTTTTTCAGGAATCTTAATTCCATTATATTCTAATGCGTCAAGCCTAATAGGAGCAGTTGAACCAATTTTATGATAAACGTTAATTTGTTCTCCAGCTTCTGGAGTGTAAGGTAACGTAAATGTATGTGTAGTGTTGTTTGCTGATATTAAAACAATATAATCTTCAAACGTAGGATCTTGGCTATCCCAACCATCGCTGAACCATGGCAGGCTACCCCAGCCTCTAGGAACTTCAAATCCTAGTCCTGTAATCTGTACGCCACCATAGTCAACGCCAGTCATTAACTGTCTTACATCCTTTCCTAACTCGCCAGAGTCTGGATTATAATAAAAATTAACACGATCAGCCGCTGATAGATAGTTAAAGTCTTTAATATAAGAAATTTTAACTACTGAACCAGCTACTGGCGGACTAGTAAACGATAGAGAGCCGTAGTAACTAGTATAACCTCTTGTTACAGATTTTTTGCTAGATAAAGAATATGTTCCATCTAATGCATCAATGCCATTTACAGTTATTGATGCATCTCCTCTATTAAGTTTAGGACTCCATTTCAAATTAAATGATAGTTGACTTCCGCTAGCAGTAAATGTTTCAGTTTCTTGTAGATTTGTAATAAAATAATTTCCAGAAACTCGATCAAATTTAATTTTTAATAAGTTAGAACGTACTAAGCCGTTACCAATAATTGCTACAGCTCTTGCACTATTTCCGTCAACATCTAGGCCGCCGTCAAATGTAATTGTTGGAGCTTTAAAATAGCCAGTTCCTCGATTTAAAATATCAATTCTATTAACTCGCCCGTTGGCAATAAATGCTGTTGCAGACGCTCCACTGCCACTATTATTTTCAAATTTTATTAGTGGGGCAGACAAATATCCGGTGCCGCCGTCAACAATTTCTATACTAGTTATAGTATAGCCAGCATTATCATACCAGTGCTTCCAAGGATATTCTAATACCACTGGAACATTACTTTCAATTGCGCCAGAGGATGCAGTTGTATAAATCTCATCAAGTTTTCCATCAATATAGGCTGGCTGTAAATCAAAGTCAGTTACTACTGATTGAGTATTATCTAACGCAGTATAAGAGCTTACAAATTCTCTAATTTTTGTTCTATACGGTTTTACTTCATTAACATAAGATTCAAAATCTGCAAGATTATCATTGTTATAAGTAACTTTTTCTTTTAAAGGTCCAACATTGTGTTGAGCTCTAACAAAACTAGTTTTAAATGCCCAATCAATAAATGTTTGTTCGCTAAAAGCGTAACGAATCATAGCAAAGAAGGCGTCTAAGTAATCTTGTTTTAGATTGTCTATTAACAGTTTATTTTTAATTGTTGTAAGAATAATTCTTAATTCACTAGACGCAGTATTGTCAAAGTTGTCGCCGTCGTATAAAGGACCGTCATATCCTAAATTAGTATTAGAAAATTTGTATAATTTATCTGATAGCTGTATTGTTCCGTTCTGGCGTCCTACAATTTTGTAACTTTGTGTATAATCAATTGAAGAACTATCTGCATATTTTTCTAATAGCAGCCATCCTCCAGTACCGACGTTATTAACTTTAACAATTTGTCCAACTGTTGCCAAAACTGTTGGCAATAGATATGTTGCATCAACTACATAATCAACTGGATCAAATTGTGTATATCCAGTTGAGTACCAATCAATATATTCCCAATAATTTCTAACGTCATAGCTTTGGCTGCGAATTCTAAACCAATCTTCACTAGATGAATCGTAGGCGTAGATGCTCCAGTTGCCGTTTGCGCCACTGTCGTTTTTAACTAAGACTGTTAATCTTCTAATTGTTACTTGAGTGTATGTAACTCCGATACTGTTTATTCGATCATCATATCCCTCGCCTGGATTTTCAATGTTAACATCAACTACTTGTCCTCGTGTTCCAAGTATTGTTTTAATTTTTGCATTAATACCAGACGGGCCGGTAACATCAAGATACGGTGCGTTCACATATCCAAGTCCGGCATCTATAATTTTAACTTCAATAATTCTGCCGTCAACGACTACAGGCACAAATATTGCTTGTCTAAATGTACTAGTACCAACGAATCTTAGTTCTGCATCAGTATCAATTACAGTATCATACAACCCTGTAATAGTACTTGGAGGTGCTTCGTATTGATTTAAATCACTGATATCTCTATCTTCTACAATCGTATTAGATTTCAATACTTTGTTAATTCTTTCAAGATACTGTTTCAACGCTTCGTATCTATTCATAAACATGCTTTGACGAGGACGGTCTTCAACACCGTATCTAATTTTTGCAGGTAAGTCTAAATCAGGAACTAGTCTGTCAGCTTGGTCTTTTCCGCAGAAACTATCAATTAGTTTATTTTCAATTCTAGCTGGTAATGAACTATTAGTATCATTACTAATAAGTTTCCATTGACTATGACTATTAATATCATACTGATCAATAGTCCAGTATTCAACTACAAGGTGAACATCTGTATGCGCTAGGTTTGGTTTAACATTAACCAAACTAATACTATTGTTGCTGGTAAAAGCAACATATTGACATCCTTGTCCTTTTGGATCAGTAATTAATTTTGAAACATTGTTAGCACTTATATTTCTATTAGGTACATTAGGTGTTGTAGTTTTGTTTTTAACCCAGAAGTAGTAAATGTTTTTAAATGTCTTAGCTACATTATCATATCTCTTCTTAACACAATATGCAGAATCTCCGTAAAGACTCTTGCCGCTAATATTAGCAACTAAACCGGCAGTGGTGTCTGCCTGTGCATCCCACTGACTAGGTTTAAGTGTTGTTTCAACCCATTCGTACACATCAATGCTTGCTGTCGGATACAATGTATTCCAGTTAGTATTTCGATAGACAACATCTCCGTTATATGCATCAATAAATTTAGCAGTACGTAGATCCCACCATAGCATACCAACTTGACGATCATTCCAAGACATGCCATCGTCGACATTAACTGTATCTAATGTTGTAACTCCAGATGTATAAATTGCTGGGTCGTAGTATGTTTTGTATCGAATTTCTTGATCTGCAATACCAATTAAGTTTCCTTGGATTGGATCGACAATGTCTAGATATGTTACAATCTCATTTGAAACTTTGTTATATAAAAATACTTTTTTAATTTTTGCTAGATCAATCTTAGGTAACTCTTCTCTATAAGGTGTCCAAGAATAAGTGTTTGCATACTTTTGATAATCGTAAACTACCCCAGTTAAATAGTTTCCACTAGTTTCTTCAGGAGCAGATACCAAGACATGATTATTAGCAACTGCAAACCCAGCGCCCCATATTGCACTTGATGCGTCTGTTGTCCCAATGCTTTCAGAATAGACCCAATTAATATTATAGCGATCGTAAACATCAACACGTCCAGAATCTGTTGTTGGTTGGAACGTCACCGGATCAACGCTGTCTCCATTAGCACTATAAATTACTAATGTTTTATAGTCATTCATGAATGAAATTTTTGATCCAAACAATTCTTGATCTTCTACATTTCTACTGTAAATTTCTTGTAAAGATGAATATGATCCGCTATCTTGTAATTCCCAGATAACTACTTTACCTTCGTTGCTACTAGATAAATTTGGTCTATCATAGTAACTACTACCAGTAGCAATATATGTTCCGTTGTCAGATGCTGTTAACGCACCTCCAAGATATTCGTTGGTTTGTGTTCCGTTGATAGTTGTTGTCCAAGTATAGGCATTGATTGTTAGTGTATAAACAAATGCTTTTCCTTGTCCCGAATTAGCGAACGGTGCCGATACTACTAACGTAGAAGCATCTTTAGATGTTGTAACAACAAGCCCAAAGAATTTATTTGAACCCGGGACGTATGTAGAATCTTCTGAGCCATCAAATGTGTCTACAAATGTCCAAGCACCTGATGTATAATTTAACTGTTTAACATAACCTGTTCCGTTAGCAGTTCTTGCGCCAACAAACAAGGTGTTATTTCCTGCAAATTTAATTGATGTACCAAATTTATCGTTTGCGCCAGGCGTATTGCTAGGTATATGTGCTTCAGCATTGTATTGCCCGTTAGCGTCAGCTTTATACAGAGACACCATACCTTGATTTGTGGTGCCACTTCCTGCAACACTAGAGGCATTAGGAGTTGCTATAGCAATCCAAGTTTTATCATCACTGATTTCAACTGCTGATCCAAACTCTCCTAGGGTAACAGTTGCTTCATTACCATTTAATGTGATAATTTGTTTTTGTATCCAAGAAGCTTTTATACCTTGTTTAATATAGACAATGACTTCACTACGTCCATTTGTAACTGTAGCAACTTTAGCATCTCTGCTAACTGCCAACGCTAGTCCTAATTCAAGTCCGTTGACTTTTACAGTATTATTAAATGTGCTTTGTGCATAAACTGTGTTATGTTGATAGACTGTCCATTTATTACTGCCGTTATTGTCAACCCAGATTAATTCATTTTGTTGTAGTCTTGATGGAATATTTGAACTAATGTTATCAATACTACTAGAACGTTGTACTGTAAATCGTAAAGGAAAAATATTTGCGGCCAAATTTGTGTCTGGATCAGGATATGTAATATCTGGGGTATCTAGCACAATAGTTTGAGCACTAGCAGAAAGTACTTTGAAGAATCCAGCCGCCCCAATAAACGGTAAAGGGTTAACTGTTGGGTTTAGATTATACGCGGCAATATTTGCAGGAGTATTTGTAAGTGCAAAATATCGGTCGGGAAGGTTGTTTGTTGGGTTAAGCCCGTGAACCGAAGATGTAGTTAATGTAACTTGTTTTAGTGTACTGTTAAAAGAAATAGCAGTAACAGTCCAAGATGGTTTTGTCATTCTATAGACATTCCACGACCTCTTTTCAAATGCACACCAAATATAACTTCCTTCTGCAAAGTCAAGAATATTAGTAAAATTTAAAACTTGATCTAAAGTATCTATGCTTGCAGATACATCTTCAACTCTCACATAACCAGGAGTTCTTAGATAAGAAGTAAAGTCGCTCTTTAATGGCCAAGGAGCATTGTTATAGTTTAACGGTTTTATATAAACATCATTCGGTGTTTGTCGGATGACAAAATCAACCGCAGTTGGGTCAGGTTGGTTAACCAATAGAATTGGTTGAGGATTAAGTTTAAATAGACTCTCATCTAGAGTAAACTCAATTTCATCATATGATTTATTACTACCGTATTGCCCAACACGCAATGCCCATTCTTCAAAAAACTTAATGCTTTCTTGATTATCAGCACTTAGTACATCAAACAATTTGTTTAATACGTTTTGTGTACCTTTTTCAATGATCATACCTTGATAAAATTTGTATTCTGAAATATCATCTTTAATAATATTTTCAAGGTACTGTCTCTTTTGATAACCGATTAAATGCTGAGCCATCTTTTGTTGCCCGACATCAAAGTTATCGCTGTCAAGGCTATAAAAATCTTCAAACTGCTCGGCTTTGTATGTCCAGTTAGGTAGCATCTGGCTCTTTGGTTTTTCTTTTAGTCGTATCCAGTTTTCAGGATCGAACTCTTCAGTGCCAGGTAAAAACTTACTAGCACTATAATAAAATTCTTTATGTTTAACTGCATCACCTAAGTTATAATCAGTCCAAGGTTCCCAGTTTTTAACAGCACCCTCGTCATAGATGAATCCTGGAATGTCAAACCCGCCGAACCAGTCAGTGCTAATGTAAGCAGAAATTTTGATTTTTTCTTGACGGTATCCAGTTGTTTGTTCGTATATTGTATCGTTAAACAACGTACTATTATCTATTAATAATACATGTTCTTTTTGTACTAGATAAAAAGTAGCACCGTATATTCCAAAAACATTATTTGGAGTATACTGTACAACATTTCCATCTCTATAACTGTTTAAAAACTCTGGTTCTAATTTTTGACCGTCGGGTCTAAAAAATTCATATCCATTAAATTGATCTCGAATATCTTCAACTACATTATAACCTAAATCAATGATTAACGAACTTGCGGCAGGACTTAGTGCAATAACACTAGAACCCACCGATGATAGTTCTTCAATTATTGAATAATTGTCTAAGTTAAAAGTAATTCCGGAGTCTCCTGATCTCGAAACTCTATAAATTTGACCTTCATACCTAATTAAATTTCCAACTTCGTATTTTGTGTTTTCAGACCAGTCAACCCATTTTTCTTGGCCGGTACTCCAATTCTGTGTAGTCCAGAATAAGAATTCCTTTGAAGCTGTTACCCAGTTAGTGATTACATTTAAGTTATTATTAAAGTCATCAAAAATAAATCCTTGGTCCTGTAGATACTCGCCGTATCCTAATAAGAAATCAACAACCTCTTGAACTGTTCTAAAAATAGTTCTATAAGGAATAGTAATAATTTCTTCTTTATCCCAACCAGTTCTAATTTGTGCTTCTGTTCCGCCTACCATAGGTAAGCTAGGCAACTTTTGGAAATAATCAGTGTTGAACGAAGTTCTAGAAACGTGGCTTACTACAACACGATAAAAAATATTATTACTTCTAACAATTTTTCCAGCAATATATTGCTTTTCAGCAGTCCAGTCACTAAATGCTTCGCTGATACCACCGATGTTAATAGTATACCCAACTTTGTTCCATGGATAATAATTGAAATAAGGGGCACTTGGACTGTAACCGTTAACTTCAAAACCTAATGGCGTTTTTGCAACTAGCACTCCACTGTATGTAAGTTTACGAGTTGGACTACTTGTATTAAACACAATAGAATAATTTTCTTGTGGAACAAATACTCCTCCAACTGCTGTAGGATTTTTACTGTCTAAAAGTAAATTAAATTTTTCTTTTTCTGTAAAGCCGGCAATACGATATGACAATTGTACAGACAAATTATCTAGATCGTATCTATATTGTTTTAGAGACTTTAAGTTGTCGCTTTGAATATAGTCAACTAGATAGTTTACTAGTCCAACAGTTTGAACTCTTGTAGTATCAGAATAAATGTTAGGCGTAACAACATCTGCTAATCGTGTTCTTACTCCGGTATCTTTATAAACAATTTGTCCAGATAGATCTCGATATACTCTTGCACGATCATATAATCTTGAAACTAATTCTGCTGGGTGTGAAAGTATAACCGAAGCTAGCACTCCAAAAGGATAGTAACTGCTTCGACGCCATGCAGACTCAACTGGTGCAACATCTCCGAACAAATAATCTTGTTGGATTGTTGTAGTGATTAATCCTTGAGCAGTATTTGACTCTATTGGATTTGCTATTTCACCGTTTTCAGTTACAGGTATGCAGTTTAACAAATATGGTCTTGCAAATTTAGGATTACGAACTACTGCCTTTCCTGGCTCTCTTATCACGCCTTCGCTAAGATCTTGCCACATTACAAGGTTGTTAGAAGTATACGGCGCAAGACCGTAGACATCTTGCCACCAGCTTGGTTCTATATAGTAACCTAACATTTCCCAAGGGCATAGATGAGGGCGATCTGTGTCGTATAACCAACGATATATACCTCTCCAATATCCAGGAACTTCTCTACCGTCCGGTGCTGTGTGCCCTCTGTAGTTGTAAGTAATTGGATTGGTTGCGTCAAACTTTAAAGGTTTAGTAAAATCTTTATCAATTAATTTTGACCATTGATAGAAATTATTTGAAAGAATTTTTGTAAATTCACTAAGAGAATAATCATTATCAACATTATAACGAGGCACATAATCAAGAATATCAAAAAGTGCGGTGTCGTATTTTACTTTGATATTATTAAAAATTCGCTTTTCTAATTCTAAAAGTAAATCATCTCTGTAATCGTTATATGCTACAACAATGCTACCATCGTGTCCTTGTATTACATATGTTGGATTTACAAAAGAAGTATCAAGATACTTCATCGGTTTAAATCTTGGCCATAGTCCTAGTTTTGTAGGAGTCGATGGAACAAAACTTCCGTCTGTTGTTTCGTACTCAACAATTTTAATTACGTCATCGTTGGCTAATTCACTGTAAGTAATTGTAACAAAACCATCACCGTGGAATTCATAATCTACTCCATGAACTAATTGTACATCGTTTACATAAACTAATACAGCATTTGGTCCTACTGTGTCTAATGTAAAATTGCTAGAAAGCGGATATTGTTTAATCCTGTAGTCAACAACTGTGATTGTAGTAATTTTGGCGGCTCCGTAAGGAACCATGTCACTGAAATAATAAGGAAATGTTGTTGGTTTATTTTTATTAATGTCTTCTAAAATTAAATCAACAAATCTTACAGGGTCAACATCAATACCCAATGATTCTGCAGAAATCATAAACTCTCGTTTAAATTTTCCATAGTCATCTCGAGATTCTTGAATAGCCTTAATAACGTTACTGTTCTTAGAAGTAATATGATACATGGCCATAGGCAATGCACCACTATGTTGAACAAATTTTGTACCGTACTGATTGATTGGACCAATATCTCTTAAGTTTGTAGGACCCGGAAAGGTCCCTTTAAATGTTGTTAGGTTATCAATAATACTATCAACATGATCAATAACTTCGCCTAGTGTAAATTGATTAATATCTGCGTTTAACGGATTATTCTGTAGGTTAATTGGGATTTCGTAATAGCCGTTTGAATTTTTAGGCTGTGCTGAAAAGGCACGCATAGTTAAAACATCATCTAATGTGATGTCTGTATTAAGCACAATTCTTTTATATCTAGGAGAATCAATAATTGTCCAATGATCTTTAGATAATCGTTTTCCGTTGATATAAATTCTTAGTTCTAGATCATCTAAGTTAGTCTTGTCATCAAATACATCAAGGTCAAAGTTGTTAATTTTTCCAGAGTTTCTATAAACTCTAACAATTGGTTGGTAATGAGAAACGTTGCTAATTTCCCAACCGTTGACATAATGAACATTACTTAACCCGTTTGATTTAACTAGACTTCCTACATTAGTTGTTATTGTCTTAACATCGAGCAATGTTTTGTAAATGAAAGTATCTGTTAACAAGTTAAAATCAAAAACAATATCACCTACGTTATTAATATTTTTATGTTTAAGAGCAAAGCCTAATTCACTATCTGCTGTTCCGGTGCCAATTGCATATGAAAATAATTTTGTACCGATGAATGTTGAACCGTCGTATATTGTTTTGTCGCCAAAACTATAACGGTTAGTATCAACTACATCAAACAATGGTGTTTGATTAAGGGAAGTTTTTGTCTGAGAAACTACCCAAGTAGTTCCGTTATACCAGTACATTAATCCTTGATTATTATTTCCGTACTTAACTAATGCTGTCTGATAAAGGACCGGAGAACTTTCTTCAACTAATCGAATTTGTCTACGACGAGCTTCGCCGGGCGGTACAACTTCAATAAATTCAACTCGGTAAATTTTATTTTTTACAAGAATATCAGTGTCGGCTAAAAATAATACACGCTGTCCTTGAGACAACTGCACACCGTCTACATTATAACCTAGCTGGCCTTCGATTGTACTAAACACATCTGCTGTAAATGTATCAATTACATCTACATCAAGTATAGCCTCAAGTCCAGAATTAAATAATTTTAAGCCAGCTTCAAATTCAATAATAGGACGAATAGCTCGAGCTAGTTGATCTAAACTAGCGATTTTGCCATTATAAGCCGCACTAGTTTCAATTACATCTTTGTGAAACCAGCGATTATATCTTGCCCATGGATTTCTATCCTTGCTTGCTCTGTTAATTACAATATAATCTTTCTTGTTTGAGTATGACGTGGCAATATCAAAAGGATAGTAGTCAAACGTTGTATCATCGAACGGAACTACAACACTATCAGAATAATTAGAAATAATTTCTAAGTCACGTTCTGCAACTAATTGAATTTTATCGCCAACACCTTCTACATAAAATAAATCTGTAGCATATTTTTCAGGTGTAACTATTCCTCTAAATTTTAATTTCATACCATTGCTTAACTGTGTTCCGTTAGGCAATGTATAAGTTTTCTTACCTATAACATCTCTTTCAACATCAATTTCTGTATTTTCAGTAATGTTATAAATTTTAATAACGCCGCCAACGTTAGCATCATTTTCACTAACATAAAATAATACATTAGGCGCATTGTTTGGAATCTTAATTGTGATTGTGCCGTCTTCTACCGCAGAAATAGTACTATCACCCCAATCATATCTGTCTGAGGTTCCGGCTGTTTTAGCAGTTTTAAAACTAAACGGTTCGCCTTGACTCTTAATAACAAAGTTATAAGTTTGTCCTCTAAATAGTTTTAATATGGGATTTCTAGTAAGGCCGTTTGGAGTAAACACATACTCTTTGCTTCCGCCCTCGTCTTCAACATTAACAGTATATGTACTTTCAATGGTACGTTGTTGTCCAACTATATCGATAACATCAGGACCGTAAGGCAACCAGTAGTATTGTTGGAAGTTAACAAACTTGTCCCAATCAATGTGCGGATTCCAAGAATAAAATTCTTGGCGATTTAAACGTTCGTGATTAGAAACATTGCCGCCAAACACATCTAGTTGATTAATATAATCAATATAGTCTTTATAATATTCAACGTTACCTAACGAATCTTTAACTGTTAGACTTGGTTCTAACTGATAATTTTGTCTATCGCCGTCAACCGATTTAACAAAAATATTTGATCCGGTTGAAGATTTTGCGTTTTGACGTCCGATATATCCGTTAACTTTTTTAACCGTTCCGGGTTGTACTAATTGATCTAATGTAGCATTAGTAAATTTTTTGTTACTGTCTGTTCTATAGAACCGAGGTAACAACGAAGAAGTTTTAATAGTCTTCTTGCTACCTCTTGAAGGAACCGGATATTCGTTTTGATTCTTTGCCATTTATTACCCGCCTGATGCACTAGTGATTGTTTGTTGTGCTGTAGCTGTTGATGATGTTACAGCGATGCCCGTTGTTTTAATACTACTTGCTGTTATGCCTGTAATAATTTCTATGTCGTCTACAGTAGCTCCGCTAATAAACAACTGATCGGCTTCTGCTTTAATTTCATAGAAACTACCAAATCCTAAACTACCTGATCGTGGAACTATTACGAAATTAGTAATTGTAGGTGCAAGATTGTTCATAACATAAGTTGCTAGTTCTGAGAAATAGAAAGTATCTCCAAAGTCCCAATTTTCTAAAGCAAAAAATTCATTAATTGCAATTAGAACATTTGTTTTAATTTCATTATCACTTACTACTTGTGCAGAGTTTTTAACTACTTTAAATATAGCCTGGACATCTGCATTTGATTTGGTACCAAATAGTACTCGGTACTTTACTGGGTGATAGATAATTTCATCACTAATTGATTTAATTAAATTTAAACTCGGGCTAAGTGAACTGTATAATTGATCTGAACTAGGTGCCAATGGTTCATAAGTTCTGCTACCATCTAGCCATTGTCTAAATTGTACATCATAATTTCTAGTCAATACAAAAATGTCAATGATATTACTAATTGTTGGATCAATCCTAGTCTCATAGTCAGCACTATGCACATATTGGAATTTGATATTTCCACGCCCAGAAAAAACTTTATAATCTAAACTAGGCACTAACTTACTTTGTAATAAGTTTAGTCGTTTAACAACGTTAGTTTTTACAAAATAAAAATATTGCCCGTCAGTATGATTAATTAACGGATACGCATTATTTTCCGCATAAAATATTTTAACTTTGTTGTTTATATTACTAACATATCTATAATCTTCTTGTCCTTTTTCAACAAGGTATTTTTCTAAGATAACAAATTTTGTTTGCAGTACTGCGGCTTCTGTTTCATTAACATCCGGCGGGGCAACTAGATTAAAAAACAAATCTGGATTGTCTACAATGCCGTCATCGTTTTCATCAGAGAATGTAATTTCAATCTTTTTAGTATCTTTATATCCATCTAATCCTATAAACTCTTTCGATATTTCCCAATTCAAATCATAGGTAAAAGGTACGGTATCATCTGGTTGAGTGTTGATGTTTAAAATTCGAATTTGATCTTTAACAATTAGGTTAGTTCTACTATCGTAGATTTTATTTGTTTCATCAAAATAAAAACGAACTTTTGCGTCACTTTCAAACACATATCTTAATAAACGAGATGTAACAGTATAGTATTCATTATCTGTAGTAAACAGTATTAGCCAGCTTGAATCTAACTGCTGATTTGTGTTATCACCTTGTTTACCTAGACTAAAATTACTCTTAGAGTCAAGATTTGTTTCAAAAACTATTACCCAACTCTTCTGATCAATATCATAACGTAAGCCAAAAGGCTTGTTAGAAAAGATTAAATTGATCATTGTAGAAATAGTACTAGTATCTAAAGTAGTTCTCCACTTTGGAATTATCCTATTAAGAATAGCACCGTCAGGAACGATAGAACTTAATACCACTGGACCAAGGCCTGTTAATAATGTTCCTACTCCGCCGGCGCGGCCGTCGCCTGTTACTCCGACTACAGTAGCCCATAATTCAGTAGAAGTGTTAAGTCCTTGAACAGTTGTTAGCTCATTATTCTTGTCTCTTTGAAAATATTGAGGAAGACCACCTGGAGTGTCAGGAGCGGTAAATTTAATCAAACTTCCAAGATCGACATACTTTAAAGTAGTAAGTGCATAGGTAGAAACTGGCAATATTGCGCCGTCATTTGTTGATCGAAAATACCCAGTGCCTTCATTTGTATCACTAGTTACAAATCCCCATGCTACTTCTGCTTCAGTATAAGATATTAAATTAAAGTTAGCATAATAGTAATTTCTTAGAGCAGGTTCTTTTAGAGTATCAATAATTTTATTGTATATAATACCTTCAATGTCAGTTCTAGTTACGTAAGTAAATCTATAACTGTCATTGTATTCTTCTCGATAAATCACGCCATCGTCAGCAAATATATTTGTTGAGCTATACTTTCCTGTAGGATCAACTAGATCAAAATATCGACTAATTCCGCTTGCTGAACGATTCATTGCTTTAACTTTAGCAACATCTTGGCTAACGCCTAGCGGACTAATATTATAATCTTCGCCTGTAATCATACGGTTTTGTGTATAATAAGTTTGAGGCGCATTAGTCTTGATACTGTCGTTTGTTTCACTAACACTCGAATTAGTTACAGATGTTTGTAAACTTAAAGTTAAAGTCAATACTTCTTGTTGTCCTACATTTGAAATGTACGGAACATCAATGCTTATACTTTTAATGTCTTTAGCATTAATTGTATAAGATAGTGCATTGCTAGTTCTATAGTAAGTACGGAATGTGCCTAGTGGAAGGCTCCCAAACGTTCCATCACTAAATGTTAAACTAACTCGATCGCCTGCACGAGTTACAACACCATAAATGTTTTTAATATTTTTCTTTAGACTATTATAGATAATGTTGTTGCCTTCAAAGCTAGGAACTTTTGCCCATAGTTCTGATTCAACACCGTTTTGATTTAATCTGTATAACCATACATCTGAGTCGTTAACGTTTACTGCGTCAATGTCAACGCTTTCGTTATTGCTAGGCTGAGTAATTGTAAACGTGCCTTGATTTAATGTTCCTTGACGGAAATGTAAAAAGAATCCTGAACTAGGACTTGCCGCGCCGCGGCCGTCATTTCGATACAAGAACGCAAGATGGTTACCAATTCTTGGGGGTTCTTCATAGATGAATGTTTCGTCTTTGAAAACCGTTGACACTATTTCAAATGTCATAGAACGTCCGTCGATTGCTTTACTAAAAGTATAAACCGGAACATCAGTATTAGTAGCTTGGAAACGATATTGTTCTGTTGGAATGCCGTTAATTACTGCTTTGTCATCAGGATTACCAAACTGTCCTGTTGTAGGAAGAGATGCATTTATAACTTTAGTAAATTGATCATACCAGTTAGTATTTGCTGGATCATTCCATACAACGACTTGTCCAGATAAATTTCTACCATTACTATCTAAAACAGTTTGTGTGGTTTTTACACTGGTAAATTTTAATAATCCGTTGGCAGCAACATTACGTTTTGCATTGTAACTTAGCATACGTGCTAGACGTAAGACCGACTCTCGGCGTTCTGCTAGTTCTAAAAAGTTTTCACGAGCATTTAAATCAACACGGAAAGCAATACTCTGTCCAAGGAAAGCAATAAGATCAATTAGAGCAAGATATTCACTAGATTCAATATAATCATTGTAATCTTCTGGGTAATTTTGGCGGATGTAGGAAATCATTGTCCTACGCAAGTTTTCAAAGTCGTAGCTTTGGAAGTCAGCATTGCGGAAAGATTGGTAAACTTTTTTCCAATCTTCTGCTACTAATAATCTATTTTGTCTATCTGTTGATGACATATTCTTTCCTATTTTACATATTTATCGGATACTATTAACTGGGTAGTTTATCTTGTTAGTAGCCCGTTATCTTGATCAAATTTTAATTGCATACTTTGACTAATGTTGTAGGGCAAATAAGTTAGTACACACTCTATTTGTATTCCTGATTCATAGCTAGTAATTGTAATTTGATCAGCTTTTATCCTAGGGTCGTAGTTGATAATCATTTCAACGTTTTTAGCAATTGCCTGTTTAAGATCTTCTGTTAATGGTTCAAACAACATATCCCAGATAATGGTTCCAAAATTAGGATTCATTAATCTTTCGCCTTGTCGTGTATGGAAATGATTTAACAAGTCTTGCTTAATCAATTCTAAATCAAATAAGCTAAAATTTTCTGTAGACGGATTGACCGTACTAAACCCTTTGTATGTTTTAGTTCCCGGAATATCGTTATTCCTACGTCCAGGAGTTAGTACGATTTTATCGTATAGATTAGAGTTTGTTGTCATTATTCTTCCTCATTGCTTGGCGGTTTAATCTTTGCAAATGTGTCTGTTTCAGTTGAATACTTTTTAAATCTTGCAGGAGTTGCTTGAGCAGGAACAACTAATTTTGCTTCTGTCTTTGCAGGAGTAACTGCTGTTGGATCAAGATTTTCATGTCCTGCCCACGGTTCATGCTGAGGTATCCTAACAGGTTTTGATGCTTTAGTTGCTACTGGACCGTTCATATCAATTCTTCCAGCAGTTTCTCTATGAGCTGTAGTACTATTAATATGGCTAACTGCTCCTGATGTTATTTTTGTATCTCGCCCAGCACTTAAATTAATATCTCGAGCGGCTGTAAGATTAATGTCTCTATCGGCTGTAACATTTAAATCATTTTTAGTATGGATACTAATACTGTCTTCTGCGAAGATATCAATCTTGCCGTTGCTAGTTAATTCAATCCAAGTAGTACCTTTAGCGTTGCCAATATAAATTAAATCTTCGCTGTTGTGCAATAAAATTTGATGCCCAGTACGTGTTCGTATACGGACTAATTCGTTATGAGGAATTGTTTTAATTCCATCAGTTTCTCCTTGCTCAACGGCCGCATATAATGGAGGGCCTTCGTCAGCTTTGGTTTTACGAAGAAACTTATCATCACCATCATCCATTACAAACGTTGTACCGCCAAGTCTGCTTACAAAAGCACCACTAATTCTAGAATCTTTTTTTCCTATATTACCTTTTGTAGCGCCATCTTGTTTGTCAACAGGTCCCGGAGTACTGATACCAAAAACCATACTAGGAGTTTCGCGACGAGCACTTGATGTAGTAATACCTCGAATGTCGTCTTCAATTAATCCTTGATCAGCTAGAACTTTTGCCAAAGGATGTTTTGGTTTTGTAATTTTAGTTGGATCTGTTTCTGGCTTGTCAATTCTTTTATTGTATTCAGCAACAGGAACTCTTGGATAGTCACCGTCGACGTTATACAATGTTGCGGCAACACCTGGCATACTAAAATTAATATTTTCATCTTGTACACAACCAATCCAATAACCTTTACGTGGATCTCCGTCAATAAAAATAACCATAACAGTTGACCCAACATCTGGCGGTATCATCCACATTCCGTAGGCTTTCTGCGTAGCATTATAATCGTCGGTGCCTTCATTTACATAGTCAACACTAGTTTGTCCAAAAAATGGACTCATATATTTTACTTGATGTAACTGGCCATCGGCGGCTTCATCGTTCCCTACAGGTCTTAACAACTCAACCTCAAGTCCACCCATGTAGTTAGGATCGAGGTGGCTGATAACTTTAGCCAAGTAAGGACCGGGCTTGGGATCTGGTTGTGATGTTGATCTGACTTCTACTGGCATATTTTAACCGTACCAATCTAATAAATCGTTATCAGGAACTGTTTCAGTACCTGGGAACTTAGTTCTAGCTTTTGCCGCAAGCTCTTTATTAAGCTCGGCAGCTTCCTGTAATCCTCTTCTTAGTAAATGAAGAGTTTGTGTAAATTTTCCACTTGAAAAATTTGTTGAGCAAGTTTGTACTTTATACAATCCTGAAAAATTTAATAAAAGTTTATCGGATGCAAAATCGTACATGCCTGCGCTTTGGTTAATATCAACTGGCGTTTTAAAATTAACAATAATATCAACTTCGCTCGATTGATAATCAATTGCTCCGTCATTGTTAATGTTGTCATACCCTGTTTCGTTCTTAGCTGTATAATTACCCATTCCGCTGTCGCCAAGATAATACGGATCACCCATGATCTTCATATCAACTTCAATCATGTCTGCACCTTCACTTAACGCTTCGTGGAATTGTCGAGCTCGACGAGTAGCAGAATTTTCAGATCCACCTCCGCCAAGTTTATCTGTCGATGTTTGCAAACCAACTGGCAATGTCTTCGATCCAGTAGATCCAGTTACTACTGTTTTTTCACCGTCTAACGGAGGAAGTTCTGTGTCGGTTGCATCTTGGCTTCCTTGTTCTGCTTGCATTTTAATATCTTGCGAATTATTGCCGCCATCAGCCGCAAACTTTTGGAAGAAACTATTTTGAATAGTAATATCAAAGTCTAAAACGTCTAAATTCTTACCAGTATAAATGTAGTTATACTCTTTAATAGCCTGCTTCTTAAGTTCTTCAAACCCTGGAGCAGGCACGTTAGCTGGCATAAATTTTCCAGAATGTACTTTATATGGCACAACTCTATAGACAACAATTTTAGGTTTTTGTCCTGTTTTGGCTAAGTTAGAATCATCTGATATTTGATAAAATTGTGTTTCAATTCTCCACCAAGGTAAAAATCCTTTGTCGTCAATCATGTTACCTTTAAGAGCTTGTTGAGCATAGTTACTTTGTAAAATAACTTGATTAATACTGTTCATTACGTCAGTATCTTGTCTAAATTTAAACTCGCTCATTGCAGGGTCTTGTTGACTGTCAACTTCACCTCGAATATAAGTTCCACTAGTCTCATCATAGGCTTTGTTTTCTTTTCCGTATGATGGATCACCTTTTCTTTCTAAATTAAATCCCATGCTTGATTGTCCAACTGCATTGCAAGCATCTGTATTTTGCACTACATTAGTTCCTGCACTAGTTGTAACTTGTGTAACGCCTAACTTTTCAAAAAGAGTAGAAGATGCATTTGCTTTGCTAGTGTCGGCAGTAGCTGGTGTGCTATCTTCCGGAGTTGCATCTGAGCCTGAAGAATTTGGCGTGGCACTACTTGCAATTTCTTGCGGGAATAAAATTAAAATTTGATCCGCAGTAGCAAGAACTTTGTCCTTAACTAATTTTGCTTGATAATCGTTTAAAACTTTTTGTAAACTTTTTTCACCCGTTTGTAAAACTTCTTGAACTGTCTTACCACTAATCGAAATATCAGTTTTGTTTTTAGTGTAGTTGTCGCTGAATGCACCATCATTCCAAATAATACATTGAACTTGATACGTTGCGCCTTTACCAGTAACTTTCATTACTACTTCACGAAATTTAATTGGAAAATATTTTCTTAGCTGAGGTAAATCAACTGTTTCGTTTTGTTCAGTAAATCCTTTAAAATCAATTTGAAACAAAAACGGGCATTCAACATAACTAGGTTGTCCTGCTTGGTCGGCGGCAATAGCAACTGACTCCATAAACAATCCCATACTGTATGGTTCTGTAACTGTAAAATTTAAACTTGTTGCACTACTATTACCTGTATTTTTATCAAATCCTACAATACTTTCAATATTAACGTTATCAATAAAAAAATCAAATTTTCCGTAATCTGTTTCAATTCGGTTGTCTGGACTACCGGCGGCGCTTTTTGCAATAATAAATTGTGGTATACCTGCTCTATAAGTAGAATCGGGATTGTTAATAGAATTGTCTGGCAACGCACTTAAAGTAAAAATATAAGTGTAACTAGAAAAAATATTTAAAATATTAGGATAAGGCGGAGCTGGAATATCTCCAGCTGCCTTAGCCAGCATTGAAGGTGCTTTAAGTAATTTTGTAATATCAACATTAAATGCACCTAGTGGATCTCTAATTAAGTTACTAACTTGTCCAGCAACTTTGTTTGCCGCGCCAGCAATTTGTCCTGCTGTTTGAGTAACCGTAGCACTTAAATTACTTGCTAGTCCTGAATTTGTTAGTGTATTCTTTGCTGAGTTGACTGCATTAGTCGCCGCTGATTGTATAACATCAAAATTTGGCATATTATAGTCCTAAAATAGTTTTTAAACTATTTCCTTTAGGTATGTATATTTGAGTTCCAGGAATAAAATCAAGGATAGGATCTTGAATAGCATCAAGATTGCGTTGAACAAACACCCACCACAGTGCCGAATCTCCATACAAGTCATGCGCTAGTAGATCTGGACGATGTGTATATTGCGGTTCAATTGTATACAAGAAATCATCTTCTTCGGCACTAACTGGTCGAATTTTTAAAATGCCTAGATAATTATCTTGTACTTGAGTGGCGAACCAAGGACTTTTAGGAGAATATTTTGCCATTAGATATATCCTGCACCAGAACTTGTCAATGTATCGCCATTGACAAATTTTTGTAAATTAAATGTACGCACACTTTCTCTGCTGTAGGCAACTTGAAGTGTAACGCTGAAAGTACTTTTTGTAGGAACGTGTGTTGTTCCACTAGCTGAGGTGCCGCCTAACCCGCTAATAAAATTACTAACGCTTGCGGCTGCTCCTGCTACTCCTGCAACTGAATTTGCTAAATTTGATATAGCTGGTATTCCCCCAGTTAGTCCTGCAATAAGGCCTGCTTGGTTAGCAATTCCTCCTAAGCCCGACGACCTTGATCCTGCCATTGGACTAGTAGCAATATAATCAGAATTTGCATCAAGCTGTACACTAAAGTTTGAAATTACTACAGGAACATTTTTAAAAACAAAGTCTCCGTATCCATTAAGTGCTAGAATAACAGGAGGATTGCCTGCTGGACTACTGTCGCCAGTAAACATTTTTGTGGCACTTCTTAAAAAGTGAACTGCCGCAATCCAGTACGCACCTTGTACGCTATCCTCAACTATAAAAGGTGCAGAAATTGTTATTGAATCTGGTTGACTATTTTGATATGCTTGGAACGGATAGTTATTGTGTACCGGACTTATTGCTTCATACTTAGCACTTCCTGATATATTAATAGTGGGTGTGTAGGGAAACACAAGTCCGCCAGCAGCCTTTAACGGTGCAAACACCGAACTTGAATCAAATATGGTTCCGCCTGGTACACTTAATCGAACACGCCAATCGTTGTTAGCATCGGCGCCGCCAAATATTGCAGACGCAGAAATTACCTTTCCAACAATGTTTCCACCAGCTGGTAAATTAATGCTTCGCAATTTACTGAGTAGATTAGTTGGGTTGGCTAAATTACTAAGTGCCGAACTTAATTGCATTCCTGCGCTACTTAAACTGCCTAGTTGCCCAAAGGCAGCTACGGCATTTGAACCCACCGATTGCGCCGCGTTTGCGACTGTGTTTATACCTGCGCCTAAGTCAAATCCTGCCATTTTGAGTATCTCCTATACTCTATTTATTTGACAAAATTATCTGCGTAGTTTATAATAGCACATCAGGATCCGAGGAAAGATGACTAAAGTAAATTACTTAAACAACAAAGACATATTAGAAGAAATCCACCGTTCGAAGAATACCTATTCGAGCTATACAAAACCAGAATATAGTAGCTACGATCTTATTCTGCCTAATTTGGATAAAATTAATATTCGCACTATAGCAGAAGCTAAACGTGCTAAAGCCAAACGACAAAGCCAAGCTGAGTACGAAAGGCGCAAAAAAGAGGGTGAAAAAGTCAAACAAGCAGACTGCGAAGTTGACTATAAAAAGATTAAAAAAGAAGATCTAGTATTCCGTATAATGACGTTTGATCATATACCGACAAACAGCACACGAAAGAAAAATCCTAAAACAGTTGCTGACGGACGAGACAAAGTTAATTTTCCTCCATATCAGCACTGGAAGTTTGATGAGAATGATCAATTAATCTGTGTTGGAAAGAGTCACTGGAAAGGTCCGGTGGACACTGGCAAGTTCAACAAAGATCATGGGCAAATTACAAACACCTTAGCTCGTATGTACATTAAACTCTGCGAACGATATGCTACTCGCGGAAACGTTCGCGGCTACACATATAACGACGAAATGAAAGGGCAGGCTATTTTACAGCTTACACAAATTGGTTTACAGTTTGATGAAAGTAAATCAAACAATCCGTTTGCCTATTATACTGCGGCTGTTACTAACAGTTTCGTTAGAGTTATTAATATTGAAAAACGTAATCAAAACATTCGAGATGACATTTTAGAAATCAACGGCATGAATCCTTCTTACACTAGAACAGGGGAAGGTGAATATGCTAATGCTATGAAACGCCACAACGAGGATCATGAATGAGCTTATTTAAAAAAGCCGCATTATTTACAGACATACACTTTGGTTTAAAGTCTAACAGCCATACACATAATCAAGACTGTGAGGATTTTGTAGACTGGTATATTGCAAAAGCCAAGGAGGAAGGCTGTGACACTGGAATTTTTATGGGTGATTGGCATCACAATCGGAACAGTCTTAACATCACTACTATGGACTATAGCCTTAGGGCCTTGGAAAAACTGGGTCAGGCGTTCAATCAATTTTACTTTTTCCCTGGTAATCATGATCTATATTACAAGGACAAGCGGGATATCCATTCAGTCGAGTTCGGTAAGTACATACCTGGAATTACTGTGGTACATGAACCTATTACCATTGGCGATGTTACATTATGCCCTTGGCTCGTCGGCGACGAATGGAAGGCAATAGGTAAAAAGAAAGCCAAATATATCTTTGGGCATTTTGAACTTCCGCATTTTTACATGAATGCAATGGTACAAATGCCAGACCATGGGGAAATACAACTAGATGCATTTAACGGTTATGAGATGGGCTTTAGCGGGCACTTCCATAAGCGTCAAAGCAAAGGTAATATGCACTATATCGGCAATGCATTTCCACACAACTATGCAGATGCTTGGGATGATGACCGAGGAATGTGTATATTAGAGTGGGGTGGCACGCCAACTTATCACAGTTGGCCTGAACAACCTACATTCCGTACAGTAAAACTAAGTCAGCTTATCGACGAAGCTGATACTCTGATTAAACCTAAACAACACTTGCGTGTTAGCTTAGACATTGATATTAGTTACGAAGAGGCAAGTTTTATTAAAGAAAAGTTTATGTCGGATTATGAGATTAGAGAACTTACTTTAATCACTGAAAAGAAAGACGTTGAAATTAATACAGACATCAATATTCAAGCCTTTGAAAGTGTTGATCAGATTGTGTCCAATCAGATTGTAAGTATTCAAAGCGATACGTATAATACAAATACTTTACTGGCAATTTATAACAGCCTATGATAAAAATTAAAGATTTAACTGTAAAAAACTTTATGAGTGTGGGCAATCAAACCCAGGCTGTAGATTTTTGCAAAGAACAACTTACACTAGTTCTAGGAGAAAACTTAGATCAAGGTGGAGATGATAGTGGTTCACGTAACGGCACAGGTAAAACAACAATTGTCAATGCATTAAGTTATGCACTTTACGGGCAAGCACTAACAAACATTAAAAAAGATAATTTAATCAACAAGATTAACAATAAGAATATGTTGGTTACACTACATTTTGAAAAAGATGGGGTAGATTATCGAATCGAGCGTGGACGTAAGCCTAACATTCTTAAGTTTTATATTAACGATCAAGAACAAGACGCCGAAGAAAGTGATGATGCACAAGGCGACATGCGTGAAACACAAAAGGATTTAGATGATATCCTAGGTATGAGTCACGATATGTTTAAGCATATTCTAGCACTTAATACCTATACTGAGCCTTTCTTAAGTATGCGTAGCGGTGATCAACGTGCTATTATTGAACAGTTGCTAGGTATTACTATTCTTAGCGAAAAAGCAGAAGCACTTAAAGAATTAGTTCGGTTAACTAAAGAACAAATAACACAAGAAAGTGCTAACATTGAAGCGTCACGTAAGTCTAACGAAAAAATACAAGAAAGTATTCTAGCATTAGAGCGTAGACAAACTATGTGGTTAGCAAAGAAAGAAGAAGACTTAACTAAGTTACTAAATCAATGGAACGAATTACAAAAAATCGACATTGAAGTTGAAATTCAATCTTGGAAGGATTTATCTGCGTACAATCAAAAGAAAAAAGATATTGGTGATATTACTTCAGCTATCGCAAGATCCGAGACTGATCTAAATCGAGAACAATCTAATGTTAAGAAGCTAAACAAAGAACTAGCTTCATTAGCAGAACACAAATGTCATAGCTGTGGACAAGAACTACATGATACTAAACATGAAGAACTGGTAAAAACTAAAACTGATAGTTTAGTAGAATCTGAAGAAACCATTAAAGAATATGAAGATCGTATTGTACAACTTCAAGAAGCAATTACAGAGCTAGGTGAATTAGGTCCTCAACCTAGTGTAGTCTATGCAAAAGAAGAAGATGCTATTCATCATCGTAGTACATTGTCTAGTTTAGAAAAACAAATAGCTTCTAAACAAGAAGAAACAGATCCATATCAAGAACAAATTGACGATATTAAACAAACTGCCTTACAAGAAATTGTTTGGGACAAAGTTAATGAACTTAACAGTTTAAAAGATCATCAAGAATTCCTACTTAAACTTTTAACTAGCAAAGATAGTTTTATCCGTAAGAAGATTATTGATCAAAACTTAGCATACTTAAACAATCGTTTAACTTATTATCTTGATAAGATGGGTTTGCCGCACACTGTCAGTTTCTTAAACGACTTAAACGTAGAAATTACACAACTAGGGCAAGACTTAGACTTTGATAACTTGTCACGCGGTGAACGCAACAGACTTATCTTAGGGTTGTCATGGGCATTCCGTGATGTGTGGGAAAGTTTATATCAAAACATTAACTTGTTATTCATTGATGAGTTAATTGACAACGGACTAGATGCCAACGGTGTTGAAAACGCACTAGCAGTTCTTAAGAAGATGGGCAGAGAACGTAATAAAAACGTTTATCTAATTAGTCACAAGGATGAATTAATTGGGCGTGTTAACAATGTACTTAAAGTTATTAAAGAAAATGGCTTTACATCATACGCGAACGATTTAGAAATAGAAGATGAATGATTCACATGACGAATTACTAAAGGCTTTCAGGCAATACTTTGAAGCTAACCAACGGTGGATTAATGACCAAACACGAGTTGCGGGCATGGATATGCGGTGGTGGCTTTCAGAAATTAGGCGAATATGCACAAGGCGACGGGCAGAGGTACAGGAATGGCGCCACGAAGTGGACAGCGCAAAGCGCGAACGGAAAAAGCGCCAAAAAGAGGAGGCCAGTAAAGGCAAAGATAATACATAGTTGATGTCATGGTATTATCAAAACTCAATAATCGAAACTCTACCCGAAGAATGTATAGGCTTCGTTTATTGTATCACTAATAACATCACTGGTCGCAAGTATATAGGCAAGAAATTAGCAAAATTCTCTAAGACAACTTATAAAACAGTAAAACTCAAAAACGGCAACAAGAAGAAAAAACGGATTCGATCTAAAATCGATTCTGATTGGCGTGAATACTATGGCAGCAACGACCAACTAAACAAAGACGTAGAACAACTAGGCGCAGAAAACTTTCACAGAGAGATACTTTATTACTGCACATCAAAGGCTGAATGTAGTTATATCGAGGCTCGAGAACAATTCTCAAGGCGAGTATTAGAATCAGACGACTACTACAACGGACAAATCGCTGTTCGTGTACACGGCTCACATATTAAAGGCAAACAATTAAACGGTTAAGGCAAGCGTCAGCTAATATCAGACGCCCTATACCTGGATCTTGGATCGCAGGGATGGAAAACTCTCGCCGTTAAGAGTGCTCAACCACTACCCGAAAGGATGAGGATCGCTTGTAAGCCCTGCGATTTGGTTGTTTGAAAAGGAAAGTATAGGCAAAAGGAAGGGAGAAAAACCCTACGTATACGCTAGTGATAGCAGATTTGCGTATACCGCCGTTGTAAGAAGACGGAGCTCGTGGTACAGGACAACCGCCACTGTAATGCTCTACTGCTGTGTGACATTGTGCAACTCAGATAATGTTTATTTTTAGCCCGGAAACGGGCTAAGTGTGACTGAACAATCTAGATAATATCTTAAGTGCTTCGCACTTCATTATAACTAGTAAAATGCGTTGAGCTTTAGCGAAAACGCAAGTGAGCTTCAGCTCACTATTAATAAATAAACTATATTGAGCTTGAACGATGAAAATTTCTGAATTATTAATTGAAAAAGAAACACCTGTTAAGGGAAAGACTGACTCAGGTAATCCTGCTGGTGCGGCTGTAATAGCAGGTGGTGCTGTTGCTGGCGGAGCAATGGCCTTAAGTAAAGAATCAATTGGTAAATTTATTAAGACTAGCCAACGTCGTTGGAAAGTTAAAAACAAGATGACCGAGCGCAAAGTCGCTCGTATGATGGAAAAGTGGGGAACAGGTACTGTATGGTTGTTCCGTATTCTAGGAATGACCACAGTTGTATACCAATGCTACAGTGATCTTGCTAATCTAGAAGAAGATTACGAACGTGGTGATGAAGAATTCTTAAAGACTCAGGCTGCTTATGAAGCTTGCCGTGAGTATGTATTCGGTGTAGCCATTGCTCAATTTGCTGTACAGACAGTACATTGGGTAGCAGGTGGACGTATTGCTATGTGGATCTTCCGTGTGATACGTTGGGTTACAGCTGGTGCTACTGCTGGATTTACTGCTGGAGCTTCCGTTGCGGCTCTAATTGCCACAGAAGCTATGTTTGTATGGTTTGAAACTTGGATCGGTAGTGAAGAAGGTAAGCGTTGGATCTCTGAAACATTCTTAGGTGGTATCTTACGTAACTTTGGTAAGATTCCTGATGGTGCTATCAGCAAACTAACTGATCACTATAGTAAAGCTAACACTAAAAAAGATGCTAATGCCGAGAAAACTGGCAAGCCAACAGCAAAAGATGACAGTAGAGATCCAGATAAAAACGATCGTTATGTTGACGGTGTGCTAGTAACTAATCCAGACGGATCAATTATTCCAGGTATTGAATCTAATGTTCGTGTTAAAAACGCTATTACACAAGCGGCAAAAGATGGCAAACCTAATCCATTAACTGCAATACGTGACGAGCTAAAAGCAGACCCTGCTAAGACTCAACAAACCGCTCCTAGTCAAGGAGCACCAAAGAGTGCAGATGACTTGAGTTCTTTCAAGTACAGTCTTTAAAGTAAAGCAATTCCAGATTTTTTAGTTAGATCAATATTGTCTTTGACAATTTCGTTGATGATTGTTCGATCTTCTGCAGAGTAAGTATAGAATAATTCATGTGCTGTAACACCTCCACGCATGTACCAGCTTAGTCTGAAGAACTCATCTTTTAATTCTTTAACTTCTTTTTCTAAACGATCAAAAAAGTTTTGCATGTCAGAGTTCGACAAGCGCATTATTCTCATACGAAAAAATTTGATTGATCCAATGTAACAACAATGTCATCTTCGTGTTGACATTCTGTGCAGGTAACGTGTTGTTTTGGAATATCCCAAACAGATTTGTTTTCTTCTAGTTTAGATTTTACTTTAGCATACACAGAACGCTCGCAGTTGCGTAGCCATTCTTCAATAAACTGCTTTTCTGTAACTACTGTGCCTGGCAAGTTTACACTTTCAATGCTGGTTAAAAACAGTTGTAACTGTATTTCGCTAAGTGTTTGATAGATTCCGTCAATGGCTTTTTGCTTTTCTTCGTCTGTGGCTAAGTCTTGTGTTTGATATAGCTGACGCTGTAGTTTAAAGTTTTCAACACTGAAATGTGTCATTTCTTCGTACTGTAAAGGACGAATCTTTAGGGTAACTTCATCATCGACTTCAACAGAATTAATGAATTTAATGCCATTAAAATAATCAAGTAGTGTGCCAAGACTAATAGTATATTCGTTTTCACTACCACATTCTTTGCAGGTATGGGCAACACTTAGCTCAGGACCAAATGTAGCAGTACGAATTGCAATCATTAACGAGTCAACATCAATACTAGGAATAGTACGTGCATTAGTAATAAATGGACAGCATGATTCAATTACTTTAGCAGTAGCTTCCCCGTTAAACAAGGCATCGGGAGTTTTATAAATGATCTCGTCCATACCACTCATGGCAAAGATAGGTACATTATTGTAGTCGCCTTTTAGATTTCCGGGCTCGTAGAAAAGCCCTTTGCTGGGCAGGCTAATGTAGATTTTAGGCTGTCTAAAATACTTTTGTAATGGATTTGGTGTCATTTTTAGTCTCGATAAATATCTTACGTATATCAATATTTATATACGCAGATTTTAGGTGAAAAATTAATGGCTGATTTTGATTATGATAAACTGTCGGAAGCGATAAAACGCGGTTCAGGCGGCGCAGGCGGCAATACTGTCAGTGCCGGTTATGCTGACTTATTTAAAAAGCTAGGAACCGATGTTAATCCTTTAAGTCTAGCACTTAAAGGTGCTGGTGAAGCCGCAGGAAAAGTCAAAGATGCCTATGATAAAGTTAGCCCAGTTGTACAAGAAAACTTAGATACATGGCGTAAGCTGAGTACTACAGGTGCGGCATTCAGCAACGATGTTGTAGGAATGAGCGTCGCAGCCGCAAGTACTCGAATGAGTTTGTCTGAATTCGCTGATACTGTTGGTAAAAATGCCGCACAGTTAAGCGGCCTGGGCGGAAACGTTACTAGAGGTGCAGAAGCATTCTCTAGATTAAGTAAAGAAATGTTTGACAGTGGTGCCACTGACCAACTCAAACAAATGGGTTACACTACAAAAGAAATTAACGATGTTCTAGCTTTACAAGTTGGTTTCCAAGGTGCTACCCTAGCAAATAGTAAAGCCGCACAACAACAAGCACAACAGTCAGCCATTGAACTTGCCACCGAAATGGACGAGTTAGCCAAGCTAACTGGTAAGTCTCGTAAAGAACAAGAAGACTCAATGAAGAAAGCTGCCGCAGACATGCAGGCAGAAGCTAAACTTCGCTTGATGACCATGGGCAAGAGTGAAGAAGAAGCCGCGCAGATACGTGCAGAATACTTAAAAAATTATAACGAAGCTGAAGCTCGCGGTCAAGGACAAATGTTTAAAGAAGTCTTTGCTACTGGTACAGTTCAAAGTAAAGAAGCTTCGATGCAAGTTGCTTTACAAGGTAAATCAGCTGCCGCAACAGTAGCACAAGCTAGTGCAATATCAAAAGGAAATCTTGACGCGGCTCGACGCCACAATGAAGATGCTACTAGAGAAATGGGCAGGTTGAATAACAATACTGCTTACTTGTCTGTGGCCATGATGGGAACTGGTGAAGCATCAAAGAGTGTACAAAAAAGTATGCTTGATACTAGGACTGCATACAACAACGAAAAAGCTATTCGAGACGAATTATTAAAAGATGAAAAGAATAGAAATTTAAGTAAAGACGATTTAGAAAAGAAAGTACAAGCTACACTTAAAGAACGTGCAGGGCAAGCTCAAGCTGGTAAAAATGAAAAAGGTGAAGATGTTAGTGGAGCAACTCGAGCAGTTGTTCAACTAGGTAATCGTGTTGGAGATGTTAATAGTGCATTAATGAACGGATTAGTTACTCCATTAAACAAAACTGTTGGGCCTGCAATAGGAGAGTTTGCAGATAAACGATTAAAAGCTCAGACAAATGTAGTTGATCCAAAAACTGGCAAAGCTGAAAGAAGATCCTTTGCTAAAGATATTGAACTCGAAGCCGAAGCAGGATTTAAAGCAGGGTTTGAAGGTAAGAAGCCAAGCGACACGTTACCTCCTGATTCAAGTAATCGACAGGGTTGGCGAGCAAATATGGGAGCTCAAGGTGGAAAGTCAACACTTGGCGGCGCCGCAAACTCAATTGGTGAAGCATTAGGCTCAATTACAGCAAAAACTTTAAACATCACAGGCGAAGTTACTGGACTAAAAGCACACGCAGAAGGCGGCTACATCGGTAAACCTGAGATAGCACTTATCGGTGAGGCAGGTCCTGAGTTTGTATTAAACCAACCTCAAATGAAATCTTTAATTGAAGGTGTTGGGGATATAGGTAAACAATCAGGTGCTGGACTAATGCAAATGGGCAAAGACGTAACTGATTCTGGAAAATCATCTAGCGTTAGCCTTTCTCAAATAAGCAAAGACATTAGTACAACATTTAGCGCCGTTGCTGGTGGCGGAGCCGGTGGTGGTGGAATGGATAAAGCGCAGGCAAAAATTGACGAAGCAATTCGATTAAAAGAACAAGCGCAAGAAAAGTTAAACAAATTATGGAATGAAGCAAGTGATGACGAACTAAATGAAAAACATGAACAACTTGCTGAAGAATTAAAAGCCGCTAAAGAAAACTTAACTAAAGTAATTGACGAATCAATGTCAGACCTAGTTGGTAGCTTTGATGATTTTGGAGATGTATTTGAAGACAGTCCAATAGCAGACGCTGTTGAATCAGCTAGCCCAAAAGCAAATCCATTGGCTGGATTGGATACTAGCGGTATTGTGTTAGGACCAAACGGTATGCCTATGCCCGGCAGCATCAAAGCCAAAGCCGCAACACTTGCCGCTGAACCAGCAAAGAACGAAACTGCCGCTGCCGCTGCCACAGCCGCTGAAGAAGAAAAGAAAAAGAAAGAAGCCGCTCAAAAGAAAGAAGAAAAGCCAGCTGGCTCTACTAAAGACGCTACTCTATCTGACGTAGTCAACAAGCTAGATTCGTTAAATAAGACTATGAACCGTCTACTGTCAACTAGCGAAGATTTGGGTAACAAGCAAGTTAAAGCTACTAAACAAGTTGCCGCAGCCGGTAACACTTTTGCTAGGTAATTATGAGCTGGAAAAAATATTTTACACCGGTGCCAACTGGTCAACAATCTGCTACAGTAAGTCCGCTGTCTAATGCTAGCCGCGCAGGTCCAGCTAGAACAAACTACAGTTCGTACCTACCAGATATCTATACAGGCAGTCCAAATCGTGTTGAACGTTATATGCAATACGACACAATGGACGGAGATCCCGAAGTTAATGCCGCGCTAGATATTCTTGCAGAATTTTGCACACAACTAAACAAAGAAAACGGAGTTCCATTTGCAGTAAAATGGAAATCACAAGCTACTAACTCTGAAATTAAAATTCTAGGCGAGTACTTACAGCAGTGGACAAAGTTACAAAATTTTGAAACACGTATCTTCCGTATTATTAGAAACACTTTTAAATACGGTGACGGGTTTTTTATTCGAGATCCTGAGACACAAAAATGGTTTTACATTGATCCAGGTAAAATAGTTAAGATTATTGTTAACGAAAGTGAAGGTAAAAAACCTGAACAATACGTTATTAGAGACATTAATCCTAATTTTATGAATTTAGTTGTAACACAGATTACACCTAACACGACACAGACTAATAATCGAGGAACTAGTTATGTAGCAGGCGGTGGCCTTGCACGTGGTATGACTGGAGCATATCCTACAGAATCTGGTTCAAGATTTAGCCAAGGCTTAAACGAAATGGCAATTGATGCTAACCACGTAATCCATTTATCGTTAAGCGAAGGATTAGATAATAACTATCCTTTTGGTAATTCTCTGCTTGAAAACGTTTTTAAAGTTTACAAGCAAAAGGAACTATTAGAAGATGCAATCATTATATACCGTATTCAACGAGCGCCCGAACGCCGTATTTTCTATATCGACGTGGGCAATATGCCAAGCCACCTCGCTATGGGCTTTGTGGAAAGAGTTAAAAACGAAATTCACCAACGCAGAATCCCAAGTCAAAACGGTGGCGGAACCAACGTCATTGATAGTGCTTACAACCCGCTATCGATTAATGAGGACTACTTCTTCCCACAAACAGCAGAAGGTAGAGGTTCAAAGGTTGAAACACTTCCAGGTGGCACAAACTTAGGTGAAATTGACGACTTAAAGTATTTTACAAATAAGTTGTTCCGTGGTTTAAGAATTCCAAGTAGCTATCTGCCAACAGGTGCAGATGATAGTCAAGCGCAGTATAACGACGGGCGTGTTGGCACAGCATATATTCAAGAACTACGCTTTAACAAGTACTGCGAGCGTTTACAAAGTTTAATTTCTACAGTGTTTGATCAAGAATTTAAGATGTATTTGTACAGTAGAGGCGTTAACATTGATGCGGCCCTATTTGATCTTAAGTTTAATCCACCTATGAACTTTGCAAGTAGTCGACAAGCGGCTATGGATACTGAAAGAATCAACACATTTAATACTGTTCAAGCAATACCTTACATTAGTAAACGCTTTGCTCTTAAACGTTATTTGGGTCTTACAGAAGAAGAAATTGCAGAAAACGAACGCTTATGGGCACAAGAAAAAGGCGAAAACGTTCCTGAACATACAGATAGTGCAGGTGAATTACGCTCAGTTGGTTTAAGTATGGCTGGCATTCAAGCCGATGTGCAAGCCAGTGATGCAGAAGATGCACCAGAAGGAATGGAAACACCAGAAGGACAAGAAGGTGCTCCACCAGCCGCTCCAGCAGGTGCTCCGGTTACACCAGCAAGTCCACCTGCCGCATAAATACACTACTATGATCTTAAGAGAACTGTTTTATATTGATCCAGAAACTAAAAACATTGCTACAGATTTGAGATATAATCCGGGCAATGATCGTTCTATGTTTCGTAAACACGATACACGTAGAACACGCCTTACCTTAGGACAGATCAACGAATTAAGAAAAAGCAGTGAAGCTCACATTCTTGAACAAGAAGATGAGTTATCTTTTATTAACACTATGTACGGAGCAGAGCCTGCGGCGCCTCCGGCATAAATATCACACGCGGCAAAAAACGGTCGTTTTTTCGCCATTTCACGCTTAATATTACATTTATATGTAAATATAATTGACAGCCTTGCACAATTCACAGGAGACAAACATGACTGATCGCAACAAATTCGAGCAGATGCTTGAATATCTAATTAACGAAGATAAAGAAAAAGCCAAAGAAGTTTTTCACGATATCGTGGTAGCAAAATCACGTGAAATCTATGAAAGCCTTCTAGCTGAGGACTTTGAGGATTCTGAGCTAGGAGAAGCCAGCGACGACGAAGAGGACATGGAAGAATCCATGGAAGACGACGAAGTTGAAGAAGGTTTTGGTATGGAACTAGAAGCCGGACACGAAGAAGACGAAATGGGCGGTGACCCAACAGACGACCTAATGGGCGATGTTGAAATGGGTGACGGCGAAGACGAATTCGGTGGTGATGAAGAAGGCGAAGAAGGTATTGAAGATCGTGTAATGGATCTAGAAGACGCACTAGACGAACTAAAAGCAGAATTTGAACAGCTAATGGCTGGCGAAGAAGGCGAAGAGCACATGGGCGGTGACGACATGGGCGGAGAAGAGCACGGTGAAGAAGAACACGAAGAAGAAAGCTACGGTTTTGAAGATATCGAAACAGAAAATTTTGAAGAAGGCCTAATGCGTGAATACGTAGAAAAAGTTGCCGCTCCATCACATGGCGACAACGGTGCTAATACAAAATCAATCGTAGCAGGTAAGAACGATATGGGCGGAACATCTGCTAATATCGCTAAGTCTTTCTCAACAGAGAAAGGCGGCACACAAGGCGGGTTATTAAACCCAACTACAAAACCACAAGACGGTGGAAACATCAATGTCCCAGGTGGTAAAGCTGGTAAAACAGCATTTAAAAAGCATGAACCAGGTCATGGCGCCGAGAAAAAGGGCAAGGCCGAACAAGCTGATAACAAGAAAAGTATCGTAGGTTCAAAGTAAGATGAACTATCTTCGCGAACATTTGAGTTTCGACCAAGCTGGAATTACCATCTCTGAATCGGAAGAGAGAGATGGTAAGAAGAGTTTGTACATGAATGGTATTTGCATTCAAGGCGGTATACGCAATGCAAACCAGCGTGTATATCCTGTACAGGAAATTGGGAAGGCTGTCAAAACCCTCAATGATCAGATTCAGGGTGGTTACTCAGTTTTAGGCGAAGTTGATCATCCAGATGACCTAAGAATTAACCTGGATCGTGTGTCACATATGATAACGAATATGTGGATGGACGGTCCTAATGGTTACGGAAAAATGAAAATTCTACCAACTCCAATGGGACAACTAGTTAAGTCTATGTTGGAAAGCGGAGTTAAGTTAGGAGTTTCAAGTCGTGGATCAGGAAACGTCCGTGAAGACGGAAGTGGAGAGGTAAGCGATTTTGAGATTATCACAGTTGATGTGGTAGCTCAGCCCAGTGCGCCTGGGGCATATCCTACAGCAATTTATGAACACCTGATGAACAGTCGTGGTGGCTATAATGCTCTACGCATAGCGAAGGAAGTTCAGGGTGATCCACAAGCGCAACGTTACATTAAAGAGAGCTTATTATCCGTAATAAGCAAGCTCCAATAACAAGGAGAATCACAATGTTGGACGCATTAAAACCGTTATTAGAAAACAATGTGATTTCTGAGGAGATCAAAGTAGCTATTGAGTCAGCTTGGCAAGCGAAGATCGATGAGAATCGCCAACAAGTTACTCAACAACTACGTGAAGAATTTGCTCAACGTTACGAACACGATAAGCAAGTGATGGCAGAAGCTGTTGATCGCATGATCACAGACCATCTATCAGTTGAAATCGCAGAATTTGAAGAAGATCGTAAACAACTAGCACAAGCTAAAGCCAAGTATGCAGTAAAAATGCACGAGGCTGGCGACGTAATGAAGCAATTTGTTACACGCCAATTAGCTAATGAAGTTCGTGAATTACACGAAGATCAGAAACAAATGGCTGACAAGTTCGGTAAACTTGAAGAATTCGTAGTTGAGGCTCTAGCTCAAGAAATTACTGAGTTCTACAAGGACAAAGCAGACTTAGCAGAAGCTAAAGTTCGTTTAGTTCGTGAAGGACGTGAAGCACTAGCAAGTATGAAAGAAAAATTTGTACAACGTGCCGCTAAGATGGTCGAAGCAACAGTTGAACAAACTCTATCAAAAGAGATTGGACAGCTACGCGAAGATATCGAGACTGCTCGTCGTAATGACTTCGGTCGCAAGTTATTCGAAGCATTTGCTAATGAATATCAAACAAGTTATCTATCAGAGAAATCTGAAACTGCAAAATTGCTCAAGGTTATAAACTTGAAAGATCTAGAAATTGCCGAAGCGCAACACGCTGTCGTCGAGGCAAAGAAGATCGCAGAAAGCAAACAAGCAGAAGCTCGTCAGCTTGCTGAAAGCATCGAGCGCCAGAAAATTATGAATGAATTGTTAGCTCCTTTGGCTAAAGACCAAAAGGCTATCATGACAGAATTGTTGGAAAGTGTACAGACTGGCAAACTACAAAATAGTTTTGACAAGTACCTACCCGCAGTAATCGAAGGCAAAACACCGCAGAAGAAACAGGCATTAGTAGAGGCTAAAGAAGTTACAGGCAATAAAACACAAACTAACAGCGTAAGTAGTAGCGAGATGGATAACATCATTGATATCCGCAAACTCGCTGGATTAAAAATTTAAGGAGATTTTAAATGTCAGAACTACTACACGGTCGCTGGACAGAAACTAAAGAAGCCCTATTAGAAGGCTTACAAGGCACAAAAAAATCAGTAATGGGTGTCGCTCTAGAAAATACTCGTAAGTATCTTTTAGAAAGCCCAACTGCAGGTGCTACTTCTGCCGGCAACGTTGCAACATTAAATCGCGTGATTCTTCCAGTAATCCGTCGCGTTATGCCAACCGTTATTGCTAACGAGTTAGTTGGTGTACAACCAATGACTGGACCTGTGGGTCAAATCCACACACTACGTGTTCGTTATGCAGATAACGGTGACAACGTGGTAGCAGGTGAAGAGGCATTAAGCCCATTCAAGATTGCTGAGGCTTATTCTGGTAATAACAACCAGAGCAATCCAAAGGCTGCTTCAACAGCAACTCTTGAAGGCGCCGCTGGTAAGCGTATGTCTATTCAAATCTTGAAACAAACAGTTGAAGCTAAAACTCGTAAATTGTCTGCTCGTTGGACATTTGAGGCTGCTCAAGACGCACAAGCCCAACAAGGTATTGACGTTGAAGCAGAAGTTATGGCTGCTCTTGCTCAAGAAATTACTGCTGAAATCGACCAAGAAATTCTAAATAGTCTAAGCGTTCTAGCTGGTTCAGCTGTTGAAACTTATGACCAGACTCAAGTTTCTGGTACAGCAACATTCGTTGGTGACGAACACGCCGCTTTAGCTGTTCAGATCAATCGCGTAAGCAACTTGATCGCTCAGCGTACACGTCGTGGTGCTGGTAACTGGTGTGTGGTTTCTCCATACACATTAACAGTTCTACAAAGTGCTACAACTTCTGCGTTCGCAAGAACAACAGAAGGTACATTTGAAGCTCCTACAAACACTAAGTTTGTTGGTACATTGAATGGCGCGATGAAAGTATATGTTAACACATATGCAAACGACAGCACACCAGTGTTGATCGGTTATAAGGGTGCATCAGAGAGCGATGCGGCAGCATTCTATTGCCCATACATTCCTCTAATGAGCTCTGGTGTTGTGTTAGATCCATCAACATTTGAACCAGTCGTATCATTCATGACACGTTATGGTTATGTTGAACTAAGCAACACAGCTTCTTCTCTAGGTAATGCGGCTGACTACCTAGGTAAAGTTAACGTACAAGGCGTAAGCTTCAAGTAATTAACTTTAGAGGTTGTTTTAAACCACAGCAAAGGGCTCTTCGGAGCCCTTTTTTATTCTCAGCTAAATACATAGTACGATCTACATGCCGTAGATTTTATGCGGAAATCCAACCGCGTATGGCCTAGAACGCCAACTTTCTTAAGGAGAAAACAAAATGGGACGTCCTTTAAACAAAAAATATTTTGGTAACCGAAACATCGGTACCAACGGCTATGTAACAGACAATAGCCCAAACGCTAATACACCAGAAGGTGATGATAAGATTGGTGGTGAAGGTATTGAATCTTACACACTACCAGTACAACTAGGTAGTATCGAAGTTGATAGTAATAGCGGTCAACCAACATTAACAATTCCAGCACCGCAGATACCAGGCGGTGTACAAGCTACAGCTACAGTAGTTTGGGAAGTTGCAAGCATTACCATTAAAAATACAAATGACTATGGTACAAGCTATGTTAATGGCGAAACTGTAACATTTACAGGTGCTACTGGTGTAACTGCTACTGTTGCAGTTGCCGCAGACGACATTGGAGTTATTACCCCAGTTCTCCGCGGATCATTTACTACAATTCCATCGAGCGAATCATATAATATCATTGGCGCTGTAGGTAACGACGCACAAGCAGAAATTACTTGGCGTGTTAAATCTATTACTAAATTACAAAGAGGTTCAGGTTATACTACAGCTCCAACACTATCGTGGGCCGCTGGATTAGCTGGCGCAATTTCTGGAACAAGTCCAGGAGCTCCAACTGCGGTATTAACTGTTGATACAGGTGCAGTTGGTTCATCTACTAATCAAGAAAACGCAATTATTATTCGTGCTAACACTACTGATGATGGCACAAAAGTTGGCGATATTACTAAACAAACTAACACACGTAGCTACAAAGTTAAAACAGCAGACGGCACAGCAGTTTGTAAACTAGTTGCAGACTCAACTCCAGGTTTTCAAGAAGCATATATTGTTGCTACTTCTGCATCGGGTGCTACATATTATGTTACTAAGCTAACAGGCCACAAAGCAACACTAGTAACAAAAACTGGTGACGGAGCATTAAATGGTAAAGCCGCTCCATGGACATTTAACTCAACAGCTAACGGTCGAGTAATCATCGAAAACGCATAAGGATAAATTATGGGACGCCCACTAAGCAGGCAACAATTTTTTGGTGCCAATGAAAAAAACAATATTAAAGTACAATTCTTTAATGGTACTGCTAGTGTCCCAGGATTTATTGTAAAGCAAACAGGTTCTAAACGTTTTATCTGTCAAGATGCAGATGGAATTAGAAGAACTTGTTTGTTAGTTGATAAAAATTCTGCAGACCTAGGGTACAAAGAAATGACTATTACAGTCAAGTATGACAACGGTGATGTTGACCAAGTTACTAAGATTTCAAGACACGTAGTAACAGTAACTGGTACACGTCAACCTTGGACATTTGATCCAAGTAATACAGATGGTCGTGTACAAATTGAAGAAGCTGGTACCGATGATCAGTTAACTGATGCTACAGACTTGGAAGGTGATGGGTTTAGCACATTAGCAGACTATCCAACACCAGGATCAGGTGATTTAACATCAGTTGCTGATGCAATCGGTACTGTTACATTCCAAGCAGGATTTGAAACTAACGAGCCAGGCTTTAGCAAGACAAATTCACAAGTTGCTGGTTATGGCACAGGTCTACGTCGTCAGAAATATGACGGCAACTTCTCGACAAGCGGCAACATGTCCAGCTATTCAAATTGGGACTTCACGTTCTTCTCAGGTCAGACTGTTCCACCTCTTGGCGAAATATTTGACTCAACAATCAACTTTGGTGATCAAGAAGACTTACCTATCCCAGGCGGTAATCACTTTAGTTTGCAATGGGTTGGATATATCAAAGCCCCGGCGGCAGGTGACTATAACTTCTATGCTAGTTCAGATGACCAAGTTGGACTGTGGATAGGCAGTGGAGCTCTTGATATCGCAGGAGGTACCGGCACTTCAGGAACCCAATTTATTTTAGGCAGTGCAGGACTAGCATTAGGTCCAGGTGCGCCTATTATTGGTGGTGAGAATTGGGGTAATTATACAGTCACTATGCAAGCAGACACTTGGTATCCAGTTGTAATTTGGTTCGGTGAGTTTGGTGGAAATTGCACATGCGAAATATTTGCTATAGAATCTGCCGGAGCTAAACTTGCAATGGGAGACTTTGCGTTCAAATATAATCCAGGCTCTATAGGTTTGTAAAATAGGAACAGTACATGTCACAGAAGATAGTTAAAGTAAGTAACGGTGATTATACTCTTTCGGTGCAAACTGGAGGTAATATCACTTTGGATACAGGAGCCAGAGTTGGTCTAACAACTATTACTGGTAATTTAGATGTTCAAGGAACTGTTACTTACATTGAGTCTACAAATACTAGCATTAATGATAATATTATTCTATTAAATCAACAAGAAACAAACTCTTATGTTTCTTTACAATACTCTGGTATTGAAATTAGTAGAGGAACAAATAATACATACGGTAATGTTAGAATTGTATACGACGAAAAAACAAATATCAATGGTGACGGTACTATTGCATTAAAATATACAATTGGAGGAACATACGTTCCTCTTGAAACAAACAAAATTACCAGCTACGGAGATTTAATTTTATTTCCGGGAACTACAACAGGCGTTGTTACAGTTGACGGAACAACAAATTATGAATCTCGAGTGACTACTAACACTACGCTAACTAACAAAAAATATGTTGACGACTATGTAGCTGTTTATTTTGCCACACACTTTCCAAATCAAATTCAAGATTTGAACACTAGAGTAACAGTTCGAGATTTTGCCACTACAGGACTACCAAGTGAAATTGGTTTCGTTCTTGATAACACACAAAAAGCAAAAGTTAACTCTTTTGGAATTACTGTAGATGGCACTATAAATTTAAACGGCAGTAGTTTATCTAATTTAGATCTTACTAGCAATTTAATTTTAGCATCGGAAAATGGAACAATTGAAGTAGATGGAGTTTTGCAATTAGACGACACTACCGGACCTACAGCAGTTGCCGGTTCAACAAAGATATATACACTAAATTCAAGTTCTCCAGGACCAGGAGACACTGGTATATACTTTACAAGCTACGGTAACTCGGACGAACTTATAGCTAGAAATAGAGCGTTGCTTTGGTCTATGTTATTTTAAGGAAAAATTATGTCAATTCGAAACGCATCAGTTGGAACTTCAATCGGACAAGTGTACGCAAGCACCAACCAGACTGCTATTACTACTTTAGTATTTTGCAATACTAGTGCTTACAATGCATCTAGTCCTACCGCAAACACTTCAAACTTAACAGTTTATGCTGTACCAAGCGGACAAGCCGCGGGTACTAGTAACATGGTAGTTAATGCTCTACCAATTCCAGCAGGCGAAACATTTACATTTGACACTGAAAAAATGGTGTTAGATAACAATGATGCAATTTACGCAGTTGCTACAGTTGCAAATATTACTGCTACAATTTCTTACATGAGTGTATAATGAGATTTTTAAAACGAACCACCGTTAATCCAAGAGATCCTCGAGATGCAAGGATGTATGTCGATGTGACCAGCAACGTGGTTATGACTGGAAGAGCCAGTTTACAACTTCCAAAAGGTTCAACTAGCGATCGACCAGTTGCCGCTATTCCTACATCGTTAGGAGCAACTCCCGGTGTTGCTGATATGAACGGAATGATTCGTTATAATACTACTACTGATGAGGTAGAAGTATATCAATCAGGGACTTGGAGAGCTCTACGTTTTAAAGAAGCTTCGGGTATTACACAACAACTTATCGGTACAGGTAATGGCGCTACTACATATTTTGGTGTATTAAATCCGGCTCCTCCGGCTACAGTTCAAAGCGGTTTTTCTTGGGGCGCACAAAATATTATTGTGTTAATTGAAAACGTAGTACAAATTAGTACAACTAATTATGATGTTGTACAAAATCCTACACCAACACTAACAGCCACAGGTACTAATCTATCTGGCGCAACAACTATTAATGTTACTCCAACAAATAATGCGGCAACAAATTTTACTAACACACTACCAAACATTAAAGCTGGAGCAACTGTTACTGCTACAGTTTTAGGAAGTCCAGCATTTGCCGCAAATACAACAGTACAAACTGTTGGAACTAGTAGTTTTACAATTAACAATGCTACGCTACAAGCAATTCCTCCAGGAACAACAATTACTATAACTTTACCTTCAGGGTATTACGTTAACTTTACATCACCGGCAACACTCAGCAAATCTATTACAGTACTACACGGTTTTGACAAGTAACTAGCTCTCCATAAATACTATATATGGAGCGATAAATGCCAGAAATAGGAAAAATCTCAGGACAACTACTAGCAGATGATCTTGCAAGAGACGGCTGGAACTTATCGTTCGACTCAGATTTATTATACCTAGATGTTCGTAACCGACGCATTGGTGCAAAGAACACTGGACCTACTGAAGCTTTCTTAGTATCCGGCGACATTAAAACTACTGACTTGTTAGTAGACACAAGAGCAGATATAGCAGATACTGCTTGGTATAGTAATACTATTCAAAATGCTACCGGTGGCCTTGTTTTAACAGCTACTGGACTGAATCCTATAGTGTATGCTACTGGATGGAGAACAGGTTCCGAGGCAAGTCCACAACTTGATGTTCGCTCAAATAATATTACAAACTTAGTATCCGGGCAAGATATTAATTTGTTGCCGACTGGTACAGGTAAAGTAATTGTTAATAGTAGTGTAGATATTTTTGGTAACTTACACGCCACGGGAAATATTACATTTACCGGTGATTCAATTACTATTGGTGACAATGATTCTGATAGCGTTGATTTTAAAGCTGACATTGCTTCTAATATTAGGCCAGATGTAACTGAAACAAACAGTTTAGGTACAAGCAACAATCGCTGGTTAAATTTATACACAAAAAACATTACAGCACCGACAATAAATGCTGGTCCTAATTTATATGAAGGAACTATTAATTTAGGATTACGTCAAGGTAAAAGTTGGTATGTCAGCGTAAATGGCAACGACACTAATGACGGCAATCATCAAAGCGGACCGTTTTTAACAATCACTAGAGCACTATTAGCCGCACAAGCTAACGATACTATTTTTATATTTCCCGGAACTTATACTGAAGTTACTCCAATGACTATTCCATCCGGAGTAAGTGTTAAAGGATTAGATATACGAACTGTTATTATTCAACCTACTAGTGGCACAAGGAATAAAGATATATTTTTGTTAAATGGCGAAACTACAGTTGAAGACCTAACAATTCAAAATTTTGAATATGACAACGTGAACAATACTGGGTATGCATTTAAGTTTGCTAATAATATGACCGTGGTTAGTCGTAGCCCTTATATTAGAAATGTTACAATCTTAACGTATGGCAGTTCGGTAAGATTAGCAACAAACCTACCAGAAGATCCAAGAGGATACCTTGCAGGTGATGCAGGCCGTGCTGCCTACATTGACGGTTCAGTGGTTAACTCCGAAAGTAAAGAAGCTACTATGCTATTTCATTCTTTAACTTGTATTTGTCCCGGAACAGAAACTGTTGTAATGACTAACGGAGTAAGAGTAGAATGGTTAAATTCTTTTACTTACTTCGCTGAAAAAGGATTATATGCTACACAAGGCACACTAGGTTTTGCTAGCCTTGGTGTTAAATTTGGAGCTGAATTAAGATCTATTAATAGTGCCAATGTCTACGGAGATTGGGCCGCATACGGCAATGGCGCAAATGTTATTATGTATCTAGTAGGGCACAACTTTGCCTATGTTGGTACAGAATATAGAGCAATTAATGATCCAACTGATGCAGACGAAGGCCGACAAGCTCAGCGATTAAATGGCGCACAAATATATTATCAAAGTGTTGATCAAAGTGGTAATGTAAGAGTAGGCAATGTTTTTAAGGTAGTAGGGGACACTGGTAATATTGTTTTTACTGGTACTAACTTCCAACTTAATAACGGTAGTATTGAATTTTTTAGTGGATCTAGTACAACTTACATTGATAAATTAGAAATTGACACTGGAAACATTTTTATCTCTGGTAATCAAATTGATACATTTTCGGGTAACTTAGAATTAAGTCCTACTTCAGGTATCGTTAATTTAAGTTCTGTATCATCATTTATTACACCTATTGGAAATACTGCATCAGAACTCTCAATACTTGGCGGCATACGATATAATACGTCTGTATCAAATTATGAAGGTTACACAGCTTCTGGATTCAAAGGATTTTACGGGCTTTTAGATTCAACTAGAACTACTAAAATTACCCCAGAACTTACTCCAGGCGCCGGAGATAAAACAATTAGAATGTATGCTAACAACGATTTAAAAATTAGCATTACAGATACTAAAACAACATTTAAAGATTTAACTATTGGAGACTTGGCATTTTCAACAAGTCAGTTAACAGTTAATAACAGTCAAGATTTAACTCTAACTCCTACAGGAACTGGACAAGTTTACTTTAGTAATGTTACTCCGTATACAGACACTATTGAAGATATAACAACAGATGCTGTTTTTAACTTTAGTCAAACAGGATCTGGATTTTTTAAACTTGACACACCTGCTGTGGGATTTCCGTCAGGCGATAATAACGATCAGCCTCTAGTACCTGAAATAGGCATGCATCGTTACAACACAGAAGTCCCACAATTTGAACTTTGGAACGGCACAGCTTGGGTACCAGCAACTGGTACAGACGTTGTTAGCGAAGACGATATGCGCGAATACACCAACTTTTGGTCACTGATCTTAGGTTAACCGCTTAAAGATAAATACTAAAACTGGTGTATATCTATGGCTATTGGGCAAATTTCCGGACAACTACTAAAAGACGACTTACAACGTGATGGTCGTAACCTGTCTTTTGACACAAATTTACTATTTTTAGATGTTGTTAATCGACGCATTGGTATTAATAATGCATCTCCTACAGATGCTGTAGACGTTACTGGTAGAACTCGTTCTACAAATTTAAAAGTTAATACTCAAGCAGATATTGCTAGTATTACAGTTAACACAAATACTATTACATCAAATACTGGAACACTAAGTCTTAATCCTAGTGCGCCAAATGCTGTTGTTGTACAAGCAAAATTACAAGTTGACAACTTAGAACTTACATCAAATAATATTAATGCGTTAGGAACTAACAAAGATATTAATATTAATCCAACAGGATCAGGTAAACTTGTTATAGGTACAGCACTATCAAACAAAGATGTATTAATTAATGGTAGTTTACATGCTACTGGAAATATTACGTTTAGTGATGGTGGCGCAGGAACAATTCAATTTGGTGATGCTAACACTGATAGCATTACTTTTAATGCCGATGTTATTTCTGACATTAGACCCGATCAAACAGAATTATATAGTTTAGGTACTACTGACAATCGTTGGTTAAACACTTACACTAAAAACTTATACACAACAAATTTAAACGCAACTACAATTACCTTAGCTAATGGGATTAATTTAAGTTTAGCTCAAGGAAAGACATGGTATGTAGCAACTAATGGAGGTGATACTAAATTAGGTAATCATCAAAACGATCCGTTTGCTTCTGTAACAAAGGCATTAACAGTTGCTCAACCAGGTGATACAATTTATATCTATCCAGGAACATATACAGAAACGTTTCCAATGTCAGTTCCAGCAGGAGTAACTGTTAAAGGTGCTGGCATTCGTTCAGTTTTAATTCAACCTACTAGTGGAACACGCAATAAAGACGGATTTTTAATTACCGGTGAAGTTACTATTGAAGATTTAACCCTTGCTAATTTTGAATATGACAGCATAGGCAATACTGGTTATGGTTTTAGATTAAAGTCAGGATTTAAAGTATCTAGTCGTAGTCCCTATATTAGAAACTGCTCGGTAATTACGGCAGGTAGCACAGTTCGACTAGCAACCAATCCAGCCAACGATCCAAGAGGATTCTTAGCAGGAGACGCAGGTCGTGGCGCATTATTTGATGGTAGCGTTGCAGACGCTACTAGCAAAGACGTAAGTGTATTATTTCACTCTACAACTTTTATTACACCAGGCGCAACTTGTATACGAGTTAGTAACGGTGTTAAAATTGAGTGGTTGAATAGTTTTATCTACTTTGCTGATAAAGGTTTTGATATACAAACAAACTTAGGAAGCGCAGGTGGACAATTTGGTACAGCTCAAGTAGGATTAAAAATTCCTGCATCGGGGAGAGTAGGAACGTGGAACGTTGGCAACACATTAACTTATTATGATACCGATGGCACAACTGTTCTAGCCACAGGAACTATTGCAAGTATTTCAGGCGACTGGGTTTATATAACAGGCTATCAAACCGGATTTATAACTATATCTGATCGCGTGGGAAAAACTGTTTTTATAGCAGGTGATGCAAAATTATCTACAGCACAGAAAAAATTTAATACAGCAAGTTTAGTATTAGACGGAACAGGGGATTATATTAATCTTGGATCTGATCCTGATTTTGGATTTGGACTAGCAAACCGACCGTCAAAGCCTATAGCTGTAACTGGTAACACAGTTGTTAGTGCAACACAAAGTAAGTTTGGTGGAGCAAGTGTCTTCTTTGATGGTACTGGCGATTATATTAGTACTACAATACCATATGCAGACCTTGGGTTTGGCACTGGCGAATACACTATCGAGTTTTGGGCATATAGAACTGTAACTCAGTTAGGCACAATTATCGATTTCCACCCAAGCGGCGCTGGAAATTATCATCAAGTTAACCTAAGTTCCACTGGACTTTTAAGATACTCTATCAATGGCGCAACAGTTATTACTGGAGCAACTCTTACACTAAACACATGGTGCCATGTTGCAATAACACGTTCAGGCACCAGCGTTAAAATGTTCTTTAATGGAAACCAAACTGGGGTTACATATACCGACAGCACAAATTATCCAGCAAGCGCATTAACTATTGGATCAAGTAATCTTGGTGCTAACGGTTATGGCGGTTACTTAGACGAAGTTAGAATTAGTAATAATGCAAAATATACAGGAACGTTCATTACTCCTGCAGCCTCGTTTACTCCTGATATCAATTCTGTATTCTTAATGCATGGCGACTCAACTATTTCAGACGATGCAGATGATCAAACAGTTGGCGAATTTGCATTAGAATCTTGGGTGTATCCTACTACAACAGGAACTACTAAAGTTTTATTTGATTTAAGGGCAACTGCTGGCGATACTGATGGTATAGTAGTTGGAATTAACAGTTCTAATCAATTATATTTTTACTTAAATGGCAGCAACAGAATAGGGCCTGCAGGGACTATTAACATTGCTGTCTGGACACATATTGCACTAACAAGGGTCGGCGGCTTTACAAAATTATTTGTTAACGGAATTCAAGTAGGAACTTCGTATATTGATACAAATAACTACTCTCAAAGAGGAGTTAGAATAGGTGCAGACATTGATGGTAACAATCTTTTCACAGGATATATTGACGAAATTAGAATTTCAAAAGGAGCAGGACGATACTCTGCTACCTTTACACCCCTTGCCTCTGAGTTTGCTAGTGATGCTAAAACAGTATTGTTGTTGCATTTGAACGGTGCAAATAATTCTACTACTTTAACAGATGATGGAGTTAGAAGACAAGATCTTAGAACCAGCACAGGTGGAACTGCAACTATTATAACTTATGCCGACTACACTAAGTTTGGCGCAGAGATTAGAAGTATTGGTTCGGCAAACGTTTACGGTAATTACGGTTTTGTTGGAGATGGCCCAGGATGTATAGCCTACTTAGTAGGACATAATTTAGCCTATGTAGGTGCTGGAAGATTCTCTAATAACGATCCAACTAGTCAAATTAAAGCAAATGAAATTGTAAAAACAAATGGCGCTAAGATATATTTTTCAAGCATTGACAATATCGGAAACTATAGAGTTGGTGATTATTTTGAAATTGATCAAAAGAACGGAAACGTAACATTTAACGGTGCGTCTTTCAATATTCCGTCACAGGCAGCTATTACGTTAACTGACGGTGTTAATACTACAATTCTAGATGCAACAAAAGTACAAACAGGAAATATTGTTCTTAGTGGAAATACAATCTCTACTCTTAGCGGAGATTTAAATCTAACAGCATACAGCGGTGTTGTTCGAATTAATAGCACTAATAATTTTATTATCCCAGTAGGAACTACTTTACAAAGACCTAGTCCTGGATCTAATGGAATGATTAGATACAATACTACAGAAAGTTGGTATGAAGGATATAGCGGAAGCCAGTGGGTCCCGTTTGGTGTAGTATCAGATTTAACAAGAACAACACAGATTCTTACAGACGTTACTCCAGGAGATCAAACATTAAGCTTCTATGCTAACAATACCCTTGCCGCAACACTAACAAGTACTGCATTTAATGTTAATAGAGTAAACGTTGGAAATTTTGATATATCTAGCAATACAATTACACCAGTAACATCTAACACAGATATCAGTATTCAACCCACCGGTACTGGCGGAACACGTATATCAAATATAAGAATAAGTACTAATACAATTGAAAATACTACCAATAACGCTATAACTACAATTAAAACCAACGGCGACGGTTATGTAAAATTTACTGGAGTTAACGGTGTTGTTATTCCAGTTGGTGACAACTTAAATAGACCTTCAAGCCCGGTAACTGGTTTAATTCGTTACAATACACAGCTTGGTACAACTGAATTGTATGATGGAACTCAGTGGGGCGGACTAAGCGGACAGTCTGGTGCTATTACAATTGGTACTGCTCAAGATATTGCGATCGCAATGGTGATCATTTTAGGATAAGAACATGGCAACAAATTTAAAAAACGCACTATACTCAGAATTAGGAACTACGCCTACAACAGTAGTAACTACAATTTCAAACGGTAAAACAACGGTCATCGGTTTAAGTTTAACAAACTTATTAGAAATTCCAGTTCTAGCAAGTATTCAATTAGATGACGGTGTTACGGCCGCGTATTTTTTAAAGAATGTGGTTGTACCACCTAATCAAAGTTTACGAGTAATTAATGGCGGAGAAAAATTAGTGTTAGGTGTCAGTACAGATGTAATCATCGAAGCCAGCGAAGATATAAGTTTAGATCTTGTAATGAGTTACGTTGAAATTGTTTAAAGGATAAAAATTATGACTTACTATATTGGAAATGAATCACTAGGTGATGTACAAGGCGGAAATCCTAGATATTTTTACGCCTTACGTAGAACAGATGACGGAACTTTGTACTTTACAAGAATTGACCAGTTAACAAACCCAGATGCTGAAGCAATTATCAACAACCCGGGTTTAGCTCAAAACGATTTTACTGAATTTGAATATGGTGTTGACTTCTTCGACGGGCGTTTAGAAGAAGATCACAGTCGCCCTTACAGTAATATGCAGTATGACCAATATCGTTGGGACAATCAAAACATCTATTATTATCTAAACGATAACGGCGAGTTTGTGGTTAGAATTAATAAAGTGTATTCAAATTACCCAGCTTAACGCAACGAATAAATACAAAATAGAGTAAAAATTACAGTAACAAGGATACTTTAATGGCAGAGTTTAAATTAAACAGGTTGAGATTCAACTGGAGCGGACCATGGCAAGCAGCCAAGGCCTATAATAGAGACGCGATTGTAAGATATCGCGGATCAGCATACGTATGCCTAGTACCCCATACTTCGAACGCAAATTTTAACGTTGATCTTAATGCAGTGATTCCAGTCTGGGAAACTGTACTACAAGGTGTAGCATTTTTAGGAGATTGGACCACTACTACTATCTATAGCATAGGCGATGTTGTAGTAAACGGTGGTGCAGTCTATCGTTGTATTACTGGTCATACTAGCTCAGTGTTTGCAACCGATGCTGCCAACTGGGAAACTTTTTCTCAAACTGATAAATGGAGAGCTAGCTGGACTGTTAGCACAGCATATAGCCTTGGTGATATTGTTAAGTACGGCGGTATTGTTTATCGTTGTATAACTAATCACACCTCTGCTATTAATACAATTTTAGGACTAGAAGACGACTTGAGCAAGTGGTCTGTATTTGATCAAGGAATTGATTATAAGGGAACATGGGGACAAAATACTCGTTACAAAGTTCAAGACATAGTAAAAGTTGGTGCTGATCTATGGAAATGTAAAACAGCACATACGTCAACAAGTATTTTTAATGCCGCATATTTTGATCTATGGTTAGAAGGTGAAGAGTATGCAGGTGATTGGGATTCTAATGTATTCTATGACGAGGGAGACGTTGTCCGTTTTGGTGGTTACGATTACGTAAGTACTTTTGCAAATAACAGAGGCTACAATCCTGCAACATCTGCGCCAGCATGGGAACCAGTTACCCCAGGTTATGATTTTGAAGGTGATTGGCAACCAAATACAACATATCGTTTTAACAGCGTGGTTCGCCAAGGCGGTAACTTGTATGTTGCTAAAATAACAAATAATAATACTGAACCTCAAGTAGGAGTTGAACGTTTTCAATATTATGCTTCAGGCAGTACAGGAACAACTTTACATTTAACAGCAGGTTATATTGCTAACTTACGTGTTGGTATGACTGTTACTGGCATCGGTTTCTCTAGTGGCCAACGAGTAATTGCTAATAATGGCGACAACGGCACCTACTATGAAGTAATTTTAGATCGTGCCCCAGACAGCACACCAAGTGGCCAACTATCATTTATCGGTATTAGTCCTGCGTGGAACTGGGTATCTACTGGTGATGATTGGAAGGGATTTTGGTCAATTACTGCAAACTATAACGTTGGCGATTTAGTTATTTGGCAAAATGCAACATTCCGTTGTATCAATCCTCACAGCTCTACAGCATTAACACGCCCCGATTTAGATACAACTAATAGTTACTGGATTATTTTCTTATTACACGCTCGTTCTAACGCAGGTAATACAATCGGTGACTTAATTACCTATGACAGCGCCCAGAGAAAAACTGTAGCTAAGCCTATTGGAACTGAAGAATTCTTATTAACATCAAAGAACGCTAATCCTAATTGGAAGAAAATATTTGCTCTTCCAATGATTTACTATGTCGGAACTAATGGAGTTGACGACTCTCACCACGGTGATACATTAGATCGCCCATGGAAAACAGTTAACTATGCTTGTGCTCAAATTAAAGCAGGTATACTAAATCCTAACGCAAAAACTTTGCTGACTCAAAACAAAGCATGGTTAATTGAAGAAATGTATCAGTGGATGATATATCAAAAGAATAATAACCTAAGCCCGTTCACTACTGGAAGTGTTTTTGACGAAACTAAAACTCGTCGTGATGCAGGGTTTGTTATTGACGCACTAATCTATGACATTAGTCGTGGCGGTAACAGTCAAACTGTTGCGGCAACTCTGGCTTATTTTAACATTGAAGCTGGCGGAACAAGTTTTGTTAACAGCACAGTTACAGCTGAAATGCCTTACTTTATTGCGGCATTAAATCAACTATTCACTTTAGTTGGATATACATTATCTAATACTTCTCCAGTAATAAGTTATCAATCAGCAAACGGTATTTCTTTAAATCTACAAACAAGTCAGTATTTAAATTATGCTTATGTAAGTGAGTCTGGAACTTATACTCCTGCAAATTTAAGTACTAACAATATAACTAATAATTCTGCAATTAATTATACAATTAATGGTAAGCAAAATCCAACATTGAATCTTGTAAGAGGCAACACATACACTTTCACTTCAAGTGTTAGTGGATCTCACCCGTTGTGGATTCAAACACAAAACGGCGGCTACAATGCGTCATATACTTACAATAGAGGTATAACAGGCAATGGTGCTAACAACGGATCTACTCTAACATTTACAGTCCCTTATGATGCGCCTGATGCTTTGTATTATCAGTGTCAGTACCACCCAGGAATGAATGGTAAAATCAAAATATACAATTCTTTTGACACCATTGTAGACTTACCAAGTGCTCAAACTAGTGTAACCGCACTAACTAGTATTTTAAGTACTGCACTATCAGCAGTTAGTACAGCAAGTGTACCTCCTCCAAGCCAAGGCTTAGAAGCTACTGTTTTCGTTAAGACAGGGGTATACAATGAAGTACTACCAATTGTTGTGCCTGCAAATACTGCGGTTGTTGGAGATGAACTTCGTGGTACAGTAATACAACCTGCAACTGCTGTGACTATAAAAGCACTTGCGGCAGAATCAACAACAGCAACAATTACAGTGAATAACAGTACTCAACTAGTAGTTGGTATGCCTATACAATTTACAGCATCGTTTAGTACAGTTACTTTAGGTACTACTTATTATGTTCGTTCAAAGCCAACTATAACTAGTATTACTATTAGTTCATCATCATCTTTGACAAGCGTATATAATTTAACTACTGCTACTAATTTGTCAATAACTGCCTATGCAGGCGATGCACTAAAAGACATGTTCCGTTTACAAAATGGTACTGGTCTAAGAAATATGACCTTAAAAGGACTGTTAGGAACACTAACAGAACCAAATGAATTCTTAACACAGCGTCCTACAGGCGGAAGTTTTGCGTCATTAGATCCAGGAACTGGGCCGGGAGATTCAAGTGCGTGGATTATTCGTCGAAGCCCTTATGTTCAAAACGTAACTACTTTTGGACAAGGTTGTACAGGTATGAAAGTTGATGGAAATCTACATAATGGTGGAAATAAATCAATTGTTGCAAACGACTTTACACAAATTTTAAGTGACGGTATTGGCGCATGGATTACTGGAGCAGACTCTAAAGCAGAACTTGTTTCGGTATTCTCGTACTATAACTATGCCGGTTATCTTGCAGAAAACGGCGGACGTATCCGTGCAACAAACGGTAACAGCTCATACGGTACGTTTGGTGTTATTGCTGAAGGATATGACACTAGCGAAACTCCGATTAGTGGTATAGTTTATAATAAGTCAACACAAGTACAGGCTACTGTACAAAGTGCTTATGGTCTAAATGCACAGTTATTAAAGTTATCATACTCTAATGCAGGTAGCAACTATACACGACCAACTACTAATTTATTGAAGTATAGCAACAGTCCATCCAACGGTGTATGGTCTAACGATGCTACTATTGTGTTACAGCAAAATATTGCCGCCCCAATTGGATACGATAACGGCTGGACATTAACAGCATCATCTGCTACTGGCGATACCGGATATATTCAACAAAATACAGCGATACCAGCAGCCGGTGGCAGTTTTACTGGGCTAAGTGGAACAACAAACGGAGGCGGATCTCTTGCTACATTTGACGTAGTAGTCGGTTCAGCTGGTTACAGCGTAACAATTAATAACCCTGGAACTGGTTTTGTTATTGGCAACACTATTCTAATACTAGGAACTCAACTAAACGGACAAACACCAGCTAACGATTTGACTATCACAGTGGCAAACGTAGCAGGTTCTGCAATTAGTCAAATTACTACCAGCGGAACTATTCCAGCTGGCTCTGATAGATATTACATCTTAAGTGCATACGTTAAGAAAGGTACTAGCTCAACTTGTGATCTATATGCATTTTTCACAGGAAGCTCAACAAGAGGAACAGCATTAACTTACAACTTCGATACAAATACCGTAACTGTTGCAAGCTCAGATGGTGCTGGCATGCTTCCTCCAGCAGGAACTTACGGTGCTATTCCACAATTATCAACTGGCTGGTATAGAATCTGGATGGCAGTTAATGACAACTTAGGTTTAAACACTAGCATTCAGTGGAGATTTTATCCAGCTGGACGTTCTGCGAGAACCGCAGGACTATACACTCTGTTCTATGGCGCACAAGTTCAGTCAGAAACTACTGCAACAGCACTAAGTTACTATTTAGAACAACAAAATACTCGCTACACCGCGTATGCAAACTATAACATTAACAGTTCAGGAACAGGTGCAGTTGTAGTTGGTGACGAAATTCGAAGTCGATCAGTTTTTCAAACTAGAATTATCACTGTTGGTACAAACGTTGGCGGTGGCGGATACTTAACCGCAAGTAACAGCGCACAAACTGGTACTAGCACTTACGTAACACTGGCACAGTCTGACAACAATACTGCCGACAACTATATTAATATGCGGGTGTTTATTAATAGTGGGACTGGCGCTGGACAATATGGATTTATTACAGCATTTAATACTGTAACTAAAATTGCTCAAGTATGTAAAGAATCATTTGATCCAATCACAGTTACTTCAACTACCACTGGTTCAAATTTATTTGGATTAGGTGGAAGTTTTGATACTACAGTACTATATCCAAATATGCCTGTACAGTTTATTCCTACATATTATCCTTTAACTGTAACAAGTTCTTCTAACGGAACAGTATCAGTAACAGGAACTGTTGGCGGACTATTTAACTATGTAACAGTATCAAGCACAGCTAACCTACGAGTAGGAACAACTGTTACTTTTACAGGCAACTTACCTTCAGGTAATTTAGTTACAGGATACACATATTATATTACAGCAGTTATTAACAGTAACAATATTCAACTAGCCACAACTGCTTTTGGCAGTACATGGCAATTAACAACAGCCGCAGGCGGTTATACTTTAGCATATCCAAACGGTACTGGATATCTAAGTGGAACAAACATTACTTCAAACATGACTGCTAATATGCCGGTGGTATTTACCGGGCAAGCATTTGGCGGTGTAACTACTGCTAGAACATATTATGTAAATGATATTATTGATAGTAATACTTTTACAATTTCAAATTCACTGGTACCGATTACGGTTACTGCAAGTAACTCAAGCGGAAATATATACACTACATCAGATACTTCTGTATTAACTTCATTGAATCCTATATATTTCAGCGGAGCTTCATTGTTTGGGTTGGTTGGAATATCTTCAAGTACAAAGTACTATGTAAGTAAGATTCAGTCAGCAACAACATTTACTATTGCATCGAATTTAATTACAACTACAGCAACTGAAACAGCTCAAACAACTAACCTAGTTACTGTTACTAGCACCGTTGGATTCTCAGTTAATAGTCCAATTATATTCACAGGCGTTTCATTTGGTAATATTATATCTGAGCGTGTTTACTATATTCTAGCTATTAATAACTCAACTACTTTAACAATATCAACGGTTCAAGGTGGCGCCGCAGTAAATCAATTTAATGCTACAGGAAATATGAGCGTAAGAACAGCAACTCCTGATCTAACCTTAACAACTGTAGGATCGGGTTCTATGACTGGAACCACAACTGCTATCAAAACTATTACCACTCAAGGTACTGGTTCCATGACAGCAACTATTTCTACCCCACTGTATGGCGGTTCAAATATTACAGCAGGAACAATTTATTACGTACTAGCAACCCCTTCAAGTAGCACATTTACTATAACAGCTACTCCTGGTGGAAGTACAGCAGTTAACCTTTCAACAGGTTCTGGTTCTATGAGCTTGGTAGCTGTAGGATGGGATCATATTAACCAAGGAACACCTATTGCTTCAAGTCTTGACAGCTCTAGTTTATACTATATTGAACCAAGAATTACATTTAGTGATCCTCAGTTTACACAAACAGCTACTACTTTATATACACTAGCTGGAGGAACTACTTATAACTCAGCTGCCTATGGTAACGGTACATGGCTTGCACTACCTAGTCAATATGCAGTAGGAGCAGTAAGTACTAACGGCACAATCTGGTCAGCAATTACACTACCAACATCTGGTAACTTTGTAAGTTGTGCATTTGGTAATAATTACTTTGTAGGTATTGCAGGTAGTCCTGCAACTTGTATCTATTCAAATAGCAACGGCGCCACTTGGAAAACAGCAACTCTTCCAGGAGCAAGCAACATTGGATGGTCAGCAGTTGAATACGGTGCTGGTAGATTTGTAGCAATTTCACAAACACCCTCAACTACGGGCGCATACTCAGATGACTTTGGTAAAACATGGACATCAAGTACTATCATTCAAGGTGCATGGAATGACTTAGCCTATGGTAACGGAGTATGGGTAGCAGTTGCTACATACTCAGTTGGATTACCTAAGACACTAATGTATAGTACAACCAACGGAGCATCTTGGACTGATAACAGTTCTGCGGCAAATACAGCGGCAGTTAATTATGCAAGTGTTACATTTGGTAACGGACGATTTGTTGCAGTATCGGGAAGTATTGGAACACAATACGCTATCTGGAGTTTAGACGGTATCAACTGGACAGCATCACTAAACCCTGTGCAAGCAACTAAGATTTCATACGGTAACGGAGTATTCTTAGCAATTAATCCAGGACAGTCAACAGCTTATATCAGTGAAGACGGAAGTACTTGGAAACAACGTACAGTTGGTGCCGCAAGTTATAGTGCTATGACGTTTGGTCTAGACAACAACGGTGTTGGATACTTTGGAACCTTCACAGGTCAAAATGCAGGTACTTTAATTAACGCAGGTATACGAACAAAAGGTCGTCCTATTGTAGTAAGTAACGTAATTACTGCTATTAATTTATGGGAACCAGGCAGCGGGTACACTTCTACACCGAGTATTGCATTTACAGATCCTAATTCCACTGCTATTGCACAGACACAAATTAGAGTCGGTAATGGGGTTCTATCTAATCCGACAATTATTAGCAGAGGAACTGGTTATAGTATTACTACAACATTAATTGCAATTACTGGTAATGGTTACGCAGATCAATATCAAAATGGATATACCCTAATTGCTAATAATTTGACAAGAATTCCAAGTCCTGGAGATAACTTGTTAATTGCAGGAGATCCTGTAACCTATAAAGTTACTAGTGCTACAGCAATTTACGGAACAACTTCTCCTAATATCGAAGCAAATATTGCTGTCAGCCCTAACATTGCTGTTGCAAGTAGTCCAGAAGATAGTGCCGCAATTAGTATCCGTACAAAATATAGTCAAGTGCGTTTAACAAATCATGACTTCTTAAGTATTGGATACGGAAACTTTGAAGAAACTGCATATCCTAATGTACCAACATTGAGATTATCTGCACAGAATCAAACAATTGAAACTAATTATGGTCGTGTGTTCTACACAAGTACCGACCAAGACGGTAACTTTAAAGTTGGTACGCTATTTGGAGTTGAGCAAGCAACTGGTATTATTACGCTAAGTGCTAGCCAGTTTGGACTTTCTGGACTATCTAGCTTGAGCTTGGGAGGTATCGCAGTTGGCGGATCTAGTGTAGTTATTACACAGTTTAGTACTGACGGATCGTTTGTAGCAAACAGCGACAGTATTATTCCAACACAAAAAGCAATTAAAACTTATCTAACTTCTAGATTAAGCCAGGGCGGTAGTAATACTGCTACTGGTAACTTAATTGCTGGCGTAATTACAGTAGGCGGCGCAGATAAAATTGGTGATACTGTTCCTGTAGGAACACAAGGTAGCTCAATTAACGTAAAAAATCGTATGGTTTTCAGTGGCCCGTCAGCAGGTGTTGGCGGAAGTATAGCTGCCGTAGATATGTTCTACAATAGCTTCAACAAACGAGGTGATGATATTAGTAATGACGGACAATATTGGGGTTAATTCGACATTAGATAAATATCATTAGAGGAATAAAAAAACATGGCTGAATTTAAATTAGGTAGAATTAAGTTTGTATGGAAGGGCGCATGGGTAGGAAATACTGCGTATCTTGTTGACGATGCAGTATCATATAACGGTAAGAGTTATATGTGCGTTGTAAGCCATACTGCAAACTCATCATCTTTTGAAACTGATCTTACTGCTGTAACTCCCAAGTGGCAACTAGCCGCCGACGGAGCAAGCTGGAAGGGCAATTGGGCAACTAACACTTATTATGCTGTTGGAAGCCAGGTTAAGTATGGTGGTCAAGTTTATCTATGTAAAACAGCTCACACTAGTGCCGCAACTGCCGCACTAGGATTAGAAGCAGATTCAGGCAAGTGGGATTTATTTGCAAGTTCTTTCGTTTGGAAGGGTGCGTGGACTACAAGTACACGTTATAAAGTAAACGACTTTGTAACTTACGGCGGCATTAGTTATGTTTGTAAGACTTATCACACCAGTGCGGCAACCGCGGCAGATGGTCTAGAAGTTGATATTCTTAAATGGGACGTATTAAATGCTGGCATTAACTATATCGGTGCATGGAGCGGTAGTTCTGTAAGATATAAACTTAATGATGTAGTTAAGTTTGGTGCTGACTTGTGGATTTGTACAGGTGCTCACACATCGACAGGCTCAACTATTGACCTTGTAAACTTTGATATATTCATCAACGGATTTGAATTCTTAAATAGTTGGAGCAGTGGAACAAATTACGCAATTGGTGATACTGTAACTTATGGTGGTTACACTTATATTGCCTTAGACAATCATATAAACAAAGTTCCAAGTACAGAAACTGCCTATTGGACACCATTTACAACCGGATTTAATTTCCGTGGAGAATGGTCTGGCGCAACACAATACTTAATCGGTGACGTTGTTCGAGTTGGTGGATACACCTATCTAGCAAACGGAGATAGTTTAAACTCAGCTCCACCTAGCGGCGACTGGTCAAGATTAAATTCAGGTATCCGTTTTGTTAATACAACAGCAAGTTATACAACAGTTTCAACAACAAACGTAACAGTTACCAACGGTTCAGCAACTGGCGCTCAATTTACTGTTGCTCGTTCTAATACTGTTTACACATTAACAAGAACTGCTAACGGTAGTAACTATACCAGTGGCGACATTATTAAGATTTTAGGTACTGCCGTAGGCGGACAAACTCCATCTAACGATATTACTATTACAGTAACAGCAAGTGCAGGTTCTATCACAGGACAAACTCATACTGGTGTTGCAGTAACATGGACAACCGGTACTGCTTATGTAGCAGGCGATGCTGTACAATATGGCGCTAACACATACATTTGTATTCTAGCACATACAGCTGATTCTAGCAAGCGTCCCGACGCAGATGTACTAGGTACATATTGGAACTTGTTGACTGCTGGTGCTGAAAGTAATGCTTTAACAACAACTGGTGACACTTACTACTATGGTAGTGCAGGTCCTGCACGTTTGCCAGTAGGTAACGAAGGACAAGTCCTACGTGTTAATAGCGGATTGCCAAGTTGGGGTTATTTTGGACAAGTTAATAACTTAATTTATGTCGCTCCAACAGGTACTGACCGTACTGACTTTGGTATTACTCCAGAAAATCCATTGAAGACAGTTCGTTATGCAGCCAAATTAATTGAAGACGGCTATTTAAATCAGAATGCCTGTGCGTTGTTAGCAAAGAATAAACAATTTGCTATTAAAGAAGTTAACAATTATCTACAATATACTTACAGAACAAGTGTAACTGGTACTAGTGGTGGCGCATTCACAACTGCTAATACATCAAAACTAGTTGTTAATACACCTATCACTTTTACTAATCAAACAGGAAGTTTAACTTTAGGTGGAAGTGCAATTACTAGCACTACTGTTTATTATGTAAAAGCAATTACTACTGATATTAGTTTCACAGTTTCTGCTACAGCCGGCGGTGCCGCATTAGTAGCCGGCGGTACTGGAACCGCAACTGGACAATATTACGTAGATCAAACTAAAGCAGAACGAGATTCTGGATTTGTTTACGAAGCGATCGTTCATGACTTAGGTCATAACGGCACATGGAAAACCACAGCCGCAGTTCGTTCATACTACACAACTGCTGGAACTAACTATATTACAGCACAAACTGGATATCAAATTACTCAGTTTGCCGCTGGACAATTATACTTAAAAACTTTAATCCAAAAGATTTTAGCCAATACTGCTCCATCGAGCAATTATCAAACACTGAACTCTGTTGTTACTACTGCTAATCAAATTATTGATACTACATTAACAGCAGAAACAGGTGCAGTTACCACTACAAATACTTTAGTAGATCTTGTAGTTAACGGAATGTTAGCTGGTTCTACAACAAGCCTAGCCGCAGAAGTATTCCCAAACACTACAATCAGCATTAAAACTGGTACATACAATGAAGTACTACCAATTGTACTTTCAAGCAATACCGCAGTTGTTGGTGATGAATTACGTTCAACAGTCATTCAGCCTAAGGCTGCTAACGGATTATTAAGTGGTGACAAGGCAAAAACCACTGCCGCACTAAATCGTATTAAAGCTGTTATTCCTGACTTAGTTGCAAACACTACTATTAGTGCAACTAGCGGTAATACACAAACGCAAATAAAAACATTACCAGCAGGCAGTGCAGGTAGCACCGCGGCATCGACCGCCGTAGTATCAAGTGTTGGGGTAATGAACAGTATTGTTGCCGGTGGACTATCAAATGTCCCAGCATTTAGCTACACAACGCCTACAGGTTACAACTCAAGTTATTTGATCGGTTTTGGTGACGGCAAAGCACAACTTGTACAGAACTATCAATTTATTAAAGATGAGATTTCAGCTTACTTAAACACTAACTATCCAGTAGTATGGGCGGCTTTAGGTGCAGGCGGCCAAGCAAGTTGCCAACGTGACGTTGGATACATGTTAGATGCAGTTGTATATGATATGACTTACGGATCTAACTATCAAAGTTTAATTGCTGGTAGTGCATACTATTCATTTGGTGTGTCAACTATTGCCGCATCAGAAAAAGCCGCAACTGTTGCTGCCTATTATAGATTAGAAGAAGTTGTTAACTATGTTGTGCAGAAAAATACAAGTTGGACAAAATCAACTGGTAACAGCACAAGTCAAATAACTACAGGAACTGCTGGCAGTGCCGCAAGTGCTTACTTTGCTAGTGCTCGTATTCAAGATATTAACAACTGGGTAACAGCAGGCAGCGAACAAACTACCGCCAGCGCATTCACAGGTAGCACAAGTACAACAACTTTAACAGTTACCGCAATTACTAGCGGAACTATTGTTGCAGGATCATGTTTAACTGGTGGCGCAATTGCCGCTGGCACATACATTAACACTCAATTAACAGCAACTAATGCCGCAACGGCAACTACTACAGCAACTGCATCGAGTGGTGCAACAAGTATTACAGTTGCAAGTGCAACTAACATTGTTGCAGGACAATTAATTACAGCAACAAACATTCCACAAGGAACATTTGTACGCAACGACTATGTATCTGGTACAACAATCAACCTAGTAACTATCTACGGTTCTCCAGTACAAACACTTGGCGCACTAAGCACAACATCAATTAGTTTCTATGCACCAGGAAATACTGGTACATACCAAATCAGTGTAAGCCAAGCACAAAGTTCTACAACATTAACAGGTAATGCAAGCATTACCCCTGTAACATCAGGTGCTTATGCTCTAGCAACATCTGCATTACAAACTGCTTGGACTGCACTACAAGCTCGCCGCACAGAAATTCAAAGCGACACAGTTGTATGGGTACAAAAGTTCTATCAAAACGTTAACTTTAACGCTGGAACAACAAGTCCTTGCTACCGTGATGCTGGTTTAATTGTTGACGCACTTGGATGGGACATGGTTTTAGGTACAAACTTTAACTCTATCACAGTTGGACGTTCATACTATAGAGCAATCGCAAGTGCCCAACTAGTTCTATCAAGTCAGAAGAACGCAGAGATTGGCGCAATTCAATTCATTGGCTATAAAGCTAAGATGGTTGCATCGAGTGGCGCATCTGCTCAACTTACACAAATGATTGATGATATCAAAGAATATATCAATGGTACTACTTCAATTACTTGTACAGCAACTACCGCTACAACTAACGTAATTACAACAAGTTCAACAGCTAACCTAGTACTAGGAATGCCAATTGTGTTTACTGGTACAGTAGCTGGCGGCATTGTTGCAGGACAAACATATTATGTTTTAGCAATTCCAAGCTCAACAACTTTCACTGTTACTAGTGCAAGCGGTTCTACAGTTGCTCTAACATTAACCACTACAACTAGTCAGTCATTTGCTGGTGTACAGACAAGTTTACAAACTTATGGTACTATAACTTACGACAATACTCTTGCAACTATTAAAGGGGCTGAAATCTTACGTGCTAATAAGACATTCTTGTCATATGAAGCTAGTGCATACATTACAGCAACTTACACTTATAGTGTAACTACAACAACAGCAAGCAATGACAGATTTACAGTCAGCGGAACTCATGCTTTTGTAACTGGAGATCCTGTAGTATTTTCTGGAACACCGTTTGCAGGCAGTGGTGTAACAGCTGGTACAGTTTACTATGTTACATCAACTCCAACTAGTGCAACATTTACAGTAAGTGCTACACAAGGCGGAACTAACATTGATATTAGTTCAAATGGTAGTGGCACATTTACAGTAGCATACTCATTTGATGCTACAAGCTGCCGCCGAGATGCCGCAGCCATTATTGATGCTATGGTATATGATTTACAGTACACCGGTAACTATAAGTCACTACGTGCCGCTCAATTATACGTAAATGCTATCAACGGTTCTAAATTAGAAAACATGTTCTTAGTACGTAACGGTACTGGTGTACGCAACATGACACTACAAGGTCTAAATGGTACACTAACTCAAGTCAACGTTTATGGAACAAAACGCCCAACAGCAGGTGCTTATGTGGCACTTGATCCTGGATTTGGTCCTAATGACACTAACGTATGGATTACCACACGTTCTTGCTACTCACAAAACGTAACAATGTTTGGTACAGGGTGCTCCGGCGGCAAGGTCGATGCGGCATTACATGCTGGCGGTAACAAGTCTATGGTTAAGAATGACTTTACAACAATTATCAGTGATGGTATTGGTGTATGGTGTACTGGTGCAGGTTCGTTAACAGAATTAGTTTCAGTGTTTAACTACTATGGCTACGCTGGTTACCTAGCAGAACTAGGTGGACGTATTCGTGCTACGAACGGTAACAGCTCATATGGTACATATGGTGTTATTGCTGAGGGTACTGATACATATGAAACTTCTATCAATGCTACAGTTACTAACCGTGCTAACCAAGCACTAATTTCTAACGTAGTAACAGACTCTGTTAACAAGGTATGGCGTTTTGAATACTCAAACGCAGGTAACGCTTATACTAATACTGTACATACAATTAGCGGAACAGGTTACAATGCTGCCGCAACCGCAGATGAATTCCGTGATGCCGCAATATTTGAAACTCGTATTGTTGACTTAAACGATAACAACGGCGTCGGCGGCACAAATTATGTAACACAAAGCAATGCCGCCCAGGGTGGTGCAGTAGGTGAAATAACTATTGCCGCAACTGATACAGCATTATCAACAGCATACACTGGTATGCGTATTCAAATTACTGCTGGTACAGGCGTTGGGCAATATGCAAACATATTAAACTACAACAATGGTAATAAGAAAGCTATCATTTACAAGGATAGTTTTGCAACACTGACTATAACTGCTACAACTAATGGTAGCCCAAGTACAGTAACCGTAGCAAGCACATCAACACTATATGCTAACATGCCATTCTTGGTAGCGTCAACAGTAGGCGGTTTAACATTAAACACAGTTTATTATGTTAAGACTATTGTTAATGCAACAACATTCAGCGTAAGCTCAACTGCTGGTGGCACAGCATTTACTAGTGAAATTACAACAACTACAGCACAGTCTGTATCGTTGTATGCCGCAGGATGGGATCATGTTGTTCCGGGAACTACAATTACAAACGTTCTTGACTTAACAACAACTTATATCATTGAACCTCGTATTAACTACACTGGTCCGGGATTGTTAGGAACAAGTAGAACATTACCAGCAACTGCTACTTGGCAAGCCGCTACATATACATATGGCCAATTCTTAGCAATTGCCAACGGTAGTACAAGCACAGCATATTCCCCAGATGGGAAAACATGGGCAAGTGCAGGTGCGTTAACAACTACATCTTATGTTGATGTAGTGTTCGGTGGCGGTGAAGGCGCAATAGCAACCGCAGTTGTTGGTGGGTTAGGAGGTGTTGGCGCAGTACTTACAGCCGCCCTAGGTCCAGGCGGTGTTGGACAAGTTCAAACAGACCAAGTTGCAACCGTAACAGTTCTTAACGGCGGTACAGGATATACAACTCCTCCAACAATCGTATTCACAGGTGGCGGCGGATCTAACGCTGTAGCTACTTGTACAGTTCTAAATGGTTCTATTGCATCAGTAACTGTTACTGTAAACGGTAGCGCATATACTAGTGCTCCGACAGTAACAGCCGCAACAGATCGTGTAACGCAAATCAATATTGTAGCACGTGGTAAGAATTATCTAAGTGCTCCTACCGTTACAATAAGCGGTGGAGGCTCAACTAACCAAGCTACTGGTACAGCGGTATTAACTAATAGTGGTGTAAGCTCAATTACTATTGGAAATAACGGCGGATCTGGTTATACTAGCACTCCAACAGTAACTATTTTAGATAGTACAGCAAGATATCTAGCAATTAGCGGAACAGCAGTAAACAACTGTTATCAAACAGTATCTGGAGCTATTACAGCCAGCGCTTGGACAGCAGGATCTAGTACCGGCAAGACAGATTTAAAATCTTTAGCATACGGACAAGTAGGCGGAGTAGGTTTATGGATTGCAGTAGGTGGTACTTCGGCAACTGCAAGTGCAGTATCAAGTTCAGATGGCGGCACAGCATGGACTGATCGTTCAAGTGCTATTACTGCACTAAGCGCAGGATACTACGCAGGCGTTGCATTTGGTAATGGTTATTTTGTTGCTGTTAATAACGGCGGCAATAAGACATCTTATATGACTGGTAACCCAGCAACTTGGACAGCAGGCGGAACACTACCATTTACTACAGCAGTTAGTGTTGCTTATGGTAACGGACGTTTTGTTGTATTAGGTTCTAACGGTGCTGTTGCAATTAGTATTGATAACAGCGCAACTTGGAGCGCAATTGATACTGCAACCGGTACAACAACTAGTGTGTTATCAAGTAGCTTAACATGGTCTACAATCAGATATGGACAAGGTTTGTTCATGGCAATTGCTCAAGGTACACAAACTTGTGCAACTAGCCCAGACGGTATCAACTGGACAGTATATGCAACAGGCATGCCAAGCTCAAGCAACTGGAAAGCTCTAGCATTTGGTAATCCAACTTCTGCAACACTAGGCGCACAACCATTATGGATTGCCGCAAGTAATACATCAGGTTCAATCGCCGCAAGTATTAGAACTGGTGCTCGTCCATTAGGCCGTATGAAAGTAATTGCTGGTGTAATAACTGAAGTTCGTATGGTAGAACCAGGAAGCGGATTCCCTAAAGGCAACGTTACTGCTACCACTGTAACAACAAACGTAATTACAACCGACGATACAACTAACTTAGTTGATAGCATGCCAGTAGTGTTTACTGGTTGCAGTACTGGCGGTCTAGCAAACAATACAGTTTATTATGTAATTGGCGCAACTATTGTAACTAACACTAGCTTCAAAGTTAGCTTAACAGCAGGTAGTGCAACACCAGTTACACTAAGTTCACAAACTGTAACAGGTACATATCGTGCAGGTCCAATTGTAACTCAGACAGATCCTAACAGAACTAAATCTGCTAACTTATGGTCACGCAATGGCGACGGTGCTCTTGGAAACCCAAGCTTCAACAACCGCGGTACTGGAAACATTACTGCTACAGCCGCAACAATTGGCGACGGTTATAGCGACTTGTTCCAAACAGGAACTTATGTTAACGTCACCGGTTTATACAGTCAGCCAACTCCAGGTGCAAACGTACAGTTTGGATCAATTGGCAACGTATGGTATAAACTAGTTAGTGTTGTTAACTTGTTAGGGGTTGCTGGTAACTACTCTGCTAGCTTCCAAATTAACCCAGCTCTAACTACATTAAATGCACCACCACATGCTGATACAGTAGTAACAAGATTGAAGTATTCACAAGTTCGTTTAACCGGACATGACTTCTTGTACATCGGTACTGGAAATCAAACACAAACTAACTATCCTTATGTTAACCCAAATAGCGCAATTCAGGCTAATCAAGCTAACAGTTCGGGTGGCGGACGAGTATTCTTTACAAGTACTGACCAAGACGGTAACTTCAACGTTGGTAACTTATTCGGAGTGCAACAGGCAACTGGTACTGCTACATTAAATGCTAACGCATTTAACTTGTCAGGACTACAATCATTGCAACTGGGTTCAGTTAGTTTAGGCGTCGGAAGTGCTGTAATTACACAATTCAGTACAGATCCATACTTTACTGCTAACAGTGACAACGTTGTTCCAACACAAAAAGCAATTAAGAGCTATATTAGCTCACAAATTGGTGGCGGAGCAAGTACTTTGAACGTAAATACATTAACAGCTGGTGTGATTTACTTGTCTGGAAATAACATCTCAACAACGACAGGTGTTCAAATTAACGTAACAGCTAAAATGAATTTCGTAGGCGGAATAGACGGTGCTCCCGTAGCCCTTGCGTACTTCATGCAAAAATAATTTTGGAGAAATAAACCATGGCATCAGGAAGATTAGGGATTAGTACAAGTTTAACAGGCGGCTCAAATGCTACTGTTTATACTGTTCCAACAGGCTATTACGCCGTACTAAACGTTAACGTTACAAACACTAGCTCTGTTGGTGTTACTGCAAGAGTTGCCGTTACATCAAATCCAGCGTCAATTGGCGCAAGCGAGTGGATTGAATACGGTGTAGGTATTGCACCTGGCGGAACTTTAGAAAGAACAGGTATTGTAGCAGACGCAGGAAAAGCTATTGTTGTATGGGCAAGTACTAGCACTTCGGGCTCAATAGGTAGTTGCGTAAACGCTAACGTGTTTGGCATTGAAACTTCAACAACCTAAATAGAACAAGTGAGATAAAAGATGGCTCGATATAATACAGCGTTTAAAACATTAGTTGTTACCGGAACAGCAACTATTAGCACACCATTGCAGGGAACTGTGCTGGTGTCGCTTACAAGCACAGCCGGCTATACGGTAACATTACCAAGCCCTGTGTTATTTCCTGGTGCAAGTTTACAAATTTATAATAATACCAGCGGTGCGTGTACATTAAGCACACCAGCTGGTAACTTTACAGTCGGCGCCGCAGGTGCAAGTACGCAAGCGATTGCATCGGGACAAGTTTTTACTCACGTGTCAGATGGCGCAAACTGGATTACATGGTCAGATGTAAACGGCCCTGGCTCATTTACTACACTAACAGCAAGCTCAACAGTAACATTAAGTCCTGCAAGTGCCAACGTAGCAATTAGTCCAAGCGGTAGTGGTAACGTAACTATTGCTCCTGCAAGTCCCGGTGCAATTAACAACATGACCATTGGTGGTAGCACACCATTAGCTGGTACATTTAATGCACTAACATCAACTGGTACAACTACGTTACAGTTGATTAGTGAGGTATTAAACACAAAATCGGGTGCAAATGGTACTGTTGTCCATGACGCAAGTACTGGCGACATTTGGTATCACTCAAGCATTGCATCCTCTTTTACAGCAAACTTTACTAACGTGCCAACTACTTCAAACAGAACTCTAGTTATGACGCTAATACTAGCTCAAGGTGGCACACCATTTAATGCGACTGGCGTACAAATTAACGGTACTGGTTATAGTATTAACTGGGCCGGTGGTGTTGTACCTTCAGGTCGTGCAAGTAAGATTGACGTTGTGACGTTCTTCATCTATAACGTAGGTGGAACATTTGCAGTTACTGGACAGATGAGCTCATTCGGCTAATATTGGACACTAGGAGAATTTAATGCCATTAGTAGGAACATTCGGTGGTAATACCACAGCAAAAGGTGTAGGTGGATATCACCCTGGTGCAGGACCAGTTGACACCACATCCAGCGCCGCGCAAGGTGTAATTGGTACTACTACTGTATCAGGAAGTTTAAACGGTACAATTTATAACCTAAGTGCTAGTTCAGTTACTGGACAGCGTATTACACAAGACCCATTTTTTATGGGTAACGTTACCTACAGTTTAGTAGGTGCAACTAGTGGAACAGCTAGTAATACTAACGGTACGAACGTCACTGTTAGTACAACTACCGGATTATATACTGGACAAGCAATTTATTTTTCTGGTTACGGCACCGGCGCTTTAAATAGTGCAAGTACTAGTGCGGCTTTAACACCCGGGCAGTATTGGATTACAGCAATTGGCAGTGGCGTTATCAGCATTGCAAGAACAAGCGGGGGAACTGCTATTAACTTTGGCGGATCTACTACGTTAACTGGCGTTAACTGGACTACAGGTCTCCCTCCGGGATTTAGCTTTAACGCTTCGACTGGAACTATTAGTGGTAGTTTAACAATTAATGCAAATACAAACCCGGGTGAAAAAGCCGGTATTATTAATCACACAGTTCCAACAACTGGTGCAAACAGTATTGGTACAGGACCGTATAATCCTAACGGCATTCAGCCAGCAACTTATCGTGTAACTGTCCGTGCCACAGATAATAGTTATGCTAACAACTATTCAGAGCGTTACTACGATATTAACTTGTCAGTTCCATTTGCTTACAGACAAATTATTACTGTAGGATATACTCAAGCGGGATATGCTAATTCAAGTACATGGACCGACAGTCAAAAAACAGTTGGTGCTAATGATACAACAACTTTATTAGCCGGCAACCAAGAAGCAAGCCATAACTATCAAATGAGCGCACATAACTATACACGTTCATTTACCTATGGAGCTTCTGGTACGCATTGCGGAGCGGCAAGTAACATTATTGCATTTAACATGAGAACAGAAACTAACAACACTTCGGGTTATACTAGAAGTTATCCAGTTAGCCAGAATAACTGTTCTACATTAATGAACGAATTTTATTATGCATGGATTTCAAGCCCAGCAACAGCTTCAGTGTATGAGCATAATATGACCACTGAAACAATCACCGGCGCAGTTCCAGGCATGAGTTTATCAAATCCTCTAGTTGGAGGAAACTGGGACGGTTACGGATGGTGGGGCCCAAGCGGCGCAACCATGAACTATGCTACACGTACTAACACATCCGGGCGCGGCGGCCAAGGCGGCGACGCTCAGTGTAAAGTTCTAATGAACAAACAACGTTACCAGTATGCGGGGCGTGAAGGCTGTCCAAATAGTAACTGGCGCCGCAGTGATATGACTACTGCTACAACAAGTGATAGCGCACCAGGAAAGTACTATAACTCAGGTGAAGAAAATCACACAACTGTACAAGATTGGGGCTACTGTGTTGGATATTATGGTCCTGCTGGACACGTTAATACCAGTTACAAGTTTGTTTATGCTACAGAAGCCAACTCTGGATCTACTTCATCATTAGACTGTAAAGGTGGACACCCGGGAAACAGCTCAGCAACAGCGGCATGGCGAGATTAAACTAATAAATATTCAACAATTTTATTAGCACGGAGACACCATGATCGAAAGAACCGATAGAATATTTGAGTATCATCAAAAATTTCAATTAAGCAAACCAAATACTGACATATCAATGCTTTCAGAGCGAGAGGTAGAAATTATCAAAATCGCTATGAACAAAGAATGGACAAACCCTAAATTTAAAATGAAGTGGTTTGTTGGTAACGCACAAGTTACAGCATTTGCACAGTTCCGTCAATTTTTAATGGAACTAAAAGCTAAAGAAGAAGCCATCGAAGACTTAGAATATAACGTTGCCAAGTATGATATTGAACTTACTCGCAACGAACGTCTTATTGAAGAAAGCCCAGACGATTTAGAACGTAAACTAGCAGAGTTAGATATTTGGCGTTTAAAACGAGATAAAGAACGTACACAACGTATTCTTCAAAATTGGTATCTAGAGCGCCAGCAATTCTGTGACCTACTAGTAGAAATGTCAGGAACTGATGCAGTTAAACTGCCTGACGGTAGTGGTAGAACTTACTGGGATATTATTGGAACCGATGAAGAAGATGTCTATGAAAAAGTGTTATGGACAAATCGTCTAGCAAAACAAGCGGCCTGCGACATTATGTTCTATGGGCGTATTAATACCGGTAACATGGATGCTATTTTACAAATGGATCCTGATCAACAGGCTGAAACATTTGCACTAGCAACTGACTTTAGCATTAAAATACAAACACATTTACATCAGTTACAAGCAAATGCCGAAGAAACTGCTAGACTTCCAGGTGCACCGTTTGATCTTAAAGAACTAAAAGCTCCTAATATTCCATTAGACGACGGTATAGCACAGAAATTAGATACTATCATGCCTCCCGCAACACCAATTATGCCTGAGGATGATAAAGATGACAAGGATTTATTAAATGTATATAATGTTTGAATCCCAACACTGGGAAGATCAGCGAATTAAGTACTTTGGAAGTACCTGGTTTATGCAGATTGCACACATCGATGAAGCAGACGAAGCAAGCGTTGATATTACTCCACTAAAAGGTATTGTAATTTCAAAAGATCTAGCCTATTGCTTAAAGATGCATCATGCAACTGAAGGTAAAATCATTGTCCGTGAACTAAAAGAAATTATGGACTATGCAGACTATGAAAGCCCAACAGAATTAAACTACGGTGATAATGGTGGTCGTAAAGATTATTACACGCTAACCGAACAGCAATTGGCTAACTCTATCCAGTTTATTAAAAATATGATGACTATTTTCATGGACAATTATGGACATAGAAAAGATCCTGCTGCCTTAATGGAACTGAAAAAGCAAGTGATGAATTTGCCTGCTACCGGTACTGTAGAAAATTTAAACAATGCTCAAATGTTTATGAGTACATATTTTGAATATCAAACTCCATATACACAACATAGAGAAAAAACACCGTCAATTGGCATACGCTTTCAATTTGATGGTGAAGGTTGGTAAACTCACAACTTCACTAAACAAACAAGATGCTACAATAAGTAATGTAGCATCTTTTTTTACGGCAGAATTATGAGAAAAATCTTTAGCGTACCATTAAATCCAAAACTAAACGAACAACAATTTAACGAGTTTTATGAGTTTTTAAAAACTTATAAAGACTACATTCGTGACGTATATTTTACTAGCCGAATTGCTCCATTTAAGCAAGACGCAATGGGTGATGTATTCTTTATTCAAGAAGATGAAAGCCAAGCAATTCATGCGGCACTACATATTCAGCGTACACTAGACATTCCTGTTAGCGCAACCTTTAACAATATCAATGTTCCGCCTACGCAACAAAACTTAGATTTGTTTATTAAAAACTTTAAACCATTGTATGATGCTGGGGTACGCAATGCTACTATTCCACACACACATTGGATGGCAACAGGACAAATTAAACGTGCATTTCCAGACTTGTATGTTAAAAACACAATCCTACGTAATGTAACAACAGCACAAGAAGTAGTTAATCTTGCAGGCTATGGGTTTGACTACATTAACCTTGATAGAGATTTAATGCGTAACAGAGATGCACTATTACAAATTAAAAAAGCCAAGCAATATGTTAAAGATACAATGGGCAAAGACATTGCTATTAGCCTGTTAGCTAATGAGGGATGTGCTGGTGGTTGTTCAATGATGGATGAACACTATCACTTTAACAACACTAGAGATAGTGCTCGTCCGCAATACTTTAACGATCCTATTAGTCGTGTTAGTTGCCCAAGTTGGGACGTACAAGATCCCGCTATCTTCTTAAAACGTGCAAACTTTACTCCATGGAGAGCAGATTGGGACGAGTTTATCGATGAGCTAGGCATTGATAGTATTAAAATGCATGGTAGAGAAGCACCTACTCGCCTATACGAAACTATGGATATGATTGAACGTTATGCGGCTGGAGAAGAATTACTGTACCCTACATTTGAACAATACCTAGAAGACACTAATCTAGCAGAAAAGCCTATTACTGTATGGCGTGAAAAAATTAAAAATTGTAAGTTTGAATGTTGGGATTGTCAATATTGTGATAAAGTCTACAAAGCCAAGTCAGATATAGAAGCTAGTGAACTAGTTAAACACGTAGCAGCCTGCATCGAACAAAGTGGTGTACCTACAATTAAGTTAGATATTCCAGGATTAACTAGCATTCGTGTACAATCATTGCTTAATAGATTAGCGCAAGGTGTAGATACTTACTTAGAAGTGGGCACAGCATTAGGCGCAACATTCTGCGCGGTAATCAAAGACAATCCAATTACTGCTATTGCTATTGATAACTGGGTTGACAATGTACAACCTCGTAATGAAGGGCGTGTTGCTATGCCACAAAACGACATTCAAGTATTTGCAGAGAATGTACGCAAGTATCAAGGCAATAGTAAAATTACAGTATTGAATGGTAATTGTTTTAATACAGATGTTACACCATTTGCAGGACAAGTTAAGATGTTTTTCTATGATGGCCCTCATGAAGTTGAGGCATGTAAGCTAGCAATGACACACTTTGCTCCTGCGCTAGCAGAAGAAGCTATTGTAATTTTTGATGATGCCAACTGGAATAATGTAGTTGAAGGTGCAAAGCAAGGCATTGAAGCCGCAGGACTAAAAGTCAGCTATGAAAAAATACTATTAAATGATGAAGAAGATGCTAACGCTTGGTGGAACGGTTTGTATATTGCAGTCGTGAGGAAACCTAATGATTAATAAAGTCAGACGTATTACAATATTTGGTGGTGGAACTAGTGGTTGGTTAAGTGCCGCATACTTGTCACGCAACCTAAAGATACCTGCAGAAATTACACTAATTGAAGATACTAGTCTAGGACCCATTGGTGTAGGAGAAGGCACACAGCCTATGACTGCTCGGTTTCTACATGAGTGTGGAATTGAACCCAAAGACTGGTTAAAAGACAGCAATGCTGTGTTCAAATATGGTGTTGAACTTATTGGATGGAATGACGAGCCTTACTTTGTAGACAATGATGTGCCTATTAACTGTATTGTAGGCAGTAAGTTGTTTACCAGCGATTACTTTATTGACAAACCCTACAGCGAAGTTGCCGCGTGGCACCCTGCTTATCAACTAGCCAAGGCAAATGTGTCTAGCAAGTTTGACGAATACCTCGACGTTAATCACGGTAGTGGACCCGAAAGTTATGGTGCTGTACACTTTGATGCTTATGCTATCCTACGTAGTATTAAAAACATCTTAGGCGACAGTATCAAACACATTGACACAAAGATTACAGACATTAGACAAGACGTCTACGGCATTACAGAACTTGTAGGTGTCGATGGAACCAAGTATACTGCTGACTTGTTTGTTGATTGCAGTGGATTTCAAAGTCTGTTACTAGAAAAAACACTAAAAAGCCCCTTCACAAGTTACAGTAACATTTTACCTTGTGACAGCGCAGTAGTATTTCAGACACAGTATAAGGATCCGCAGAAAGAATGTCATCCATATACTAAAGCAACTACAATGAACGCTGGATGGCGTTTTACTATTCCCACATTTAAACGTGTAGGTAACGGGTATGTTTACAGTAGCAAACACATTACACCTGAGCAAGCTGAACAAGAAATGCGTGAAGCGTTAGGTGAGTTTGAAGCACCAGCAAGACATTTAAAAATGAAGTGTGGCGTACACAAAGAAACAGCAGTTAAAAATGTCTGTGCTGTAGGACTTGCCGCTGGATTTATTGAACCCTTAGAAGCAACAGGCATTACATTTACTACAGCCGCAGTTAAATCGTTAACAGAATTACTAAACATGACTAACAATGTTTGGAATGATTTCTGCAGACAAAACATCAATCGCGGGTTTTACGAAATGACGACTGAGATTCTAGCATTTGTATGGGCACATTACCATTTCAGTAGCCGCAATGACACTGAGTTTTGGCAAGACATACGTAAGCAAGAGTTAAAAAATGCACCCAAAGAAGTTCAAGAAATACTAAGTTTCTTTTTGCCACGACCCCAGAAATATATCTTTATAAATCCTAGTAGTATGTTCTGTAACTTTCAGTGGTTTACCATGTTACATGCAGGTGGCGCATACAAGAATGTTGCTAGCGATCTAAGTGAAAAACAAAAAGCCTATACTAAGTATTTCTTAGATAGCCACACAGCTAGAGTAAATCTAGCTAAAGAAACATTCCCTAATCAATATGACTATTTAGAAACATGGTACACTGATTGGGACTTATCGGAGTTTTAAATGTTAAAAAAATTAACCACAACTAGCTATGAAATTTACGAAGTTGAGCAACGTGAGTCCACTGACGATAACTATCTAGCAGTAAAAATTTGGAAAGATAGACAAAAGCTACGCCGCTGGCTTATTGGCTTAATGAACGACCGAGAAGTTATTCTTACTTGGCGCGACAGCGGACAAGAAGTAACCGCAGTAGCTACCCGTAAGTTAGGCAAATATGATATTGCACCAGTATTACCATCAGATGACGACATGCCTAAGATTAAAGATATTGTTAATCGAGAAGAAGTAGAAGAAATTCGTCACATAGCGTTTTATTCTATGCCTGACAAGCAAATTATTGCAGTTTATTTAGACGACATTAGTCACTTTATTGTGTCTAATGAAGGCTTAAAAGAGCTAACAAATAAGCTAGTTGCAGCCGAACCTTTAATCACAGTATGAAAAGACGATTAGGAATCATCGGCGGCGGCACCGCAGGTATAATGAGTTTATGCCATTTTCTAACTTATTTGGACAGCGAGTGGGAAGTTGTCTTAGTCTACGATCCTACAGCAGATATATTTGATGCACCAACTAGTGCTACTCCGGGATTTGTATCTGTCCTAGAAAGAGCATTTAATTTTAGTTTATTAGATACTTTGGAACCTCTCAATGCTACACTAAAGTTTGGTTCCATTTGGAAAAATTGGAGGCAGCAAACATTTAATTTGCCTAACATTGGAGGCAATGCGGCTATACATTTTGATAGTCTTAAATTTAGAGACTATGTACTACCTAAATTAGAAGAGCATTGGCCTAATAAATTTAAATCTATCACAGGACATCTTGACAGTCTTACAAATAAAGAAACACATGTTAGTGCCGTAGTCAACGGTGTTGAACACGTATTCAATTATGCTATGGACTGTCGTGGCGCACCTAATGACTGGGCGGACTATGAAGTATTAACTGATATGCCAGTTAATCATTCTTTTGTTCACAGTAAGAAATCGCCAGGTGACTGGACATATTCTGGGCAGAATGCAACTCCTTATGGTTGGATGTTTGAAATTCCCTTAGGTGATAGGCAATGCTATGGATATCATTACAATGATAATATCACTAGCAAAGAAGATGCATTGGCAAATTTTGCAGAAATTATCAACGTCCCAGTTGAAGAATTGACAGTAACAGAATATCAATATAAAAGCTATTATGCAAACAAAGTGTTTGACGGCAGGATAATGAAGAACGGGAATCGAGCTGTATTCTTTGAACCTATTAGTGCAAACTCTGTTTACATTTTTGATCAAGCCAACAGAATTTTTTATGCTTATTTGGCTAACAATATCAAAACCCCTGAAATTGTAAATCGAGAGTTTGTAAAAGTAGCAAATGATTTGCGAGAATTAATTTGCTATTACTATCACGGTGGTAGTATATACGACACTAAATTCTGGGACTATGCTAAAGAAGTTACCGGCAACGTTATTAGAAAAAGTGAAACAATTAAAGAAATTAGTTCCCAGTGTAAAAATTGGGTAGATAAACAAGCACCAGTTTATGCCCCAACTTGGTTTTTTACAGGTATACAACTTTACCATTTAGACAAAAATTTTGGCTACGGGTATTTTTCACAATAAGTAATCATATGACATATCCACTAACCAACGACACTATAATGGCAACAGCATTAATGCCACCTTGGGCAAAACTAGACAATGTGTTTACTACAGAGGAACTAGATAGAATCATAGCCTACTGCTCACAGTTTCAATTAGATGCTGGCGTAATTGGTAGTTACAATAAACAGACTGTAGATAAAGAACTACGCAAAAGTCAAATTAAAATGCTAGAGCCCAATAGCGAAACACAATGGATTTTTGAAAGACTAAATGCGGCAATATTTGATGCTAATAATTTCTTTTTTAGATTTAACATAGTAGGTTACGACTTCTTACAGTACACAGAGTACAGCACTTTCGGTGATAACTACGGTTTCCACACTGATATGAGCTACGGCAAAGACGGTCGCGCTGAACCACACGCTCATAGAAAACTAAGTTTCATTCTAGTACTAGCTGAAGAAACTGAATACCAGGGCGCAGAGTTAGAGTTCATGGTATCCACAGACGAAAAAGTTAAATGCGTCCAAAAAAAAGGTGACTTAATTTTATTCCCATCTTGGATACTACATCGCATTACTCCTATTATTAGTGGCAAACGTAAATCATTAGTTGGTTGGGTAACAGGACCTAAATTCAAATGACACAAATTAAACTTGTTCCTTTATTTCATTCTGATCTTTTTATCTTAGAAAACGTAGGTACTCGAGAACAAATCGATGCTCTAGTAAAACAAATTGCCGCCGAGAAAAAATCAGGCGCGGTAACACAGCCTCGCTCCAATGAAGGGTGCTGGCGAAGCAGTAGTATGTGGACTGATATTGATTGGTTATACAAACGTATTGAAGAATTATTACAAACTGCTATAGACCACTACACTAAAATTGATAATGATTTTAAACCAGGTCCTGGAGTTACAGTAGAACAATGGACAAATGTAAATGATCCTGGATCAAGAAATGTGTTTCACGCTCATAAGTCGGCAGCATTTTCAGTGTGCTACTACATGCAAGCATCTGGGACCGGAGCATTACGGTTTGTAAATCCTAGTAACATTCTTAATGACTGCAATCACATAAGTCCCTTTACAAGAGGATTTCCTTACTATCCTAATGATAGAGATTTAGTGTTGTGGCCAGCATGGCTTCCGCACGAAGTAGAACCAAACTTATCAAAAAAACAACGCATTAATATGGCGTTTGACATAACTTTTAAAGACACTACATCTCCTCAATGATAAGTAAATCAGCACTACATTGTAGTGCTTTTTAAGGAGAAAAGATGGACTTCATCACAACTGTCCTGTTAAAGGACATTTCGTATCTATGGATGATATTCTTCATTATGATCACTGCCGGACTAGCAAAAGAGTATCAACTCTTTGCCCCGGCATTTGCCTATGTAAGAAATACATTCCGTAGCAATAAGTTCGTTGTAGTACTCTTAAGCGCAATTGGAGGAGTTCTTCCAATTGAAGGCCGAGTCACTGTGTCAGCAGGTTTGCTTGATACAGTAGCACCTAAGGAAGGGCATGGCCGCGAGAAGTTGGGTATTGTTGATTACTTGAGTACGCACCACTATTATCTGTGGAGCCCTCTTGAGAAAACAGTTATCCTACCTATTGCGGCGTTTGGTCTAACTTACGGTGCGTGGCTTGGCTTAATTGCACCCTTGTTAGTTGTCAGTTTTGTATTCATCGCTTGGTACATTTGGTCACAAGTACATGATGAAGAAATTACAATTACGCCCGGAAACTTTAAACTATCGGCAGTTTTACGCAATGTTTTACCAATGTTTATAGCCATTGGTTTTTACATCTATGAAAGCAAGTGGATGATTGCCTGTTTTGGTTTCCTAACACTATACTACATCATCATTAGCCAACAATGGAATATTAAGAAATTACTTTCTTATGTTCGATGGGATGTGTTAGCATGGGTAGGTGCAGTTATCGCATTAGGTAACTACATGAAAACTTATGATAGCGCATGGCAAACTATGCTAAAAGGAAGTATGCTCGACCCGCATACATTCGTAGGTATGGTAGCTATATCAGCTATTGGTTTCTTAGCTAGCTTCTTAATGGGTAGCAGTGGTAAATTTATTGCAATTGCCGTATTAATGTCTCAAGTCTTCGGTGTTGAGTACTTTTTATGGTTCTTTGCTATTGACTTTGCTGGCTACTTAATTAGTCCTACACACAAATGTGTTATGATCGGTAATCGATATTTTGGTACACCTGTGGGAACTTACTATAAAGCACTAGGAACCTGGGGAGGATTGTTGCTAGCAACTGCTGGCGCAATTACTTTCTTAAATTAAGTCGATTAAATCAAATACAGTCTGAAGTTTTGTTCGGATTGTTTTGTTTGAGAAACTGTTTCGAAGCCCCTGATGAAGGGGCTTTGGCGCATAATCAATTGTGCTCCATGCCCATGCACAATGTTCTTCGCTTAGTACAGGAATAAATTCATCTTGTATGACGCACAAGTAAGTATGAAAATTAAACACTCTATCATTACTCACAAAAGTTTCAAGTGGAATAGTTTTTAAAATTTTAGGATGGCTACCAATTTCTTCAGAGACTTCACGTTGTAACCCCTGCCAAGGTGTTTCACCTTCAACGTTAGTGCCACCAACTAGCCCCCAAGTTCCCTTATGTTTGCCGTTGTTTTTTTGAAGTAATAAAAATCTTCCAGTAGACTTTGCGTAGAATAACGCACCACTGCAAACAATTTGATCTGTTATAATTCTAGGGACCATGATCCTGCTCTATACTCACCTTCAAAGGACTTGACCCATGCTAGGCCTGCCCATTTGTACTGTACTCCAGTATATATGTTAGTTTGATAGACTGTTGGATCAGATTCGGAATGACTAGTTGAATTAAAAATTATATGCCATGTATCGCCATCCCACTCAATAATGTCGTTTTCTTTAGCAACAAAATCACTGCCGTCATTATTTTTCCAAGCATCCGGACCATCATCGTTAGAATTGTCACCCAAGTCTTCAATAATTAAATATCGAGTTCCTGCGCTAGGATTAAGTCCAGAACCTTTAGGTCCAGTTTTTTGAGGATCAATAATAGCATCAAAGGTTCCAGGACTACTTACACGAACAGTTGAATACTCGCCAAATCCTGCAATTAATGTATTGGTTGGGTAGGTATCTTGGTCCCATGATACACTCATTAACGTATCATCCATGGGATTTAATGCAACAGTTCCGACTATCTCATGTCCATCGTCTTGTATTAATCTGATAATACTAAAACCTGCACGATACATTCCGGGATACTGATCTAAAACTGTACGCCAATTGATAGCGGGCCCTATTTTTTCTGCAATAGCAATAGCATCTCTTGATGGAATAACAGCTTCGTGAACATCTAATAATTTAGCAACCCCACCGTAAACTTGTAGACCAAAATTGCTAACTGTAGCGTGTGCTCGAGCAATTGGAGCATTTGGTAAATTAGTACTACCAGTAAGACCAGGATCGACCCCTAAGCCGTCGATATAACCGTTATCTCCATAATTTGCACCAGTGAATACATTACTAATAATACTTGTAATAATACCCAATTGCTTTACTTTAACTGGAGGACTAATCCATACAGGTGTGCTAACAGTTAATGTAGCAATATCAATAGGACTATCTGCTCCTACCGGCACAGAGCGAGAACTAAAATTAGTACTATCTAGATTTAAAACACTTAAACTTGTCCAGTCAATATAGTTGTCTGTTGTTTGTAACTCGACACTAGGATTAAACAACACTAGAATTTGTTCCATTAACTGTAATTTTTGTTCTGCACTAGTAGTCCACAAATCAACTTTTAAAGTTAACTTATACGGAGTAGGCATTAGGCGCTCAACAGTATAGTTCTCACCTTGTTCTCCAGTGTATTCGTAGTTTCCTGTACTTGGGTTGATCCAAGTATTACGCTCACGAATATGTACTTTACCTACATATGTTTGATCAGCAAGTCTAGATGTATCTAGTTCTAATCCACTAATATAAACAGCAATTCGTGGTGCAGAATTAATTTTGTTATCTGAGTTTTGTCTAATAATATTAGCAACTTGTCTATCTTGATCGCCATACATTACTGGTACACGCACAAGTGTACCGTCACTATATTGAACTACAAAGTTACTAAAAAAACGTATAACTTGTACAATATATCGTCTTATCTGTCCGTCATAAAAATATTGCATTATAAATCAGCCTTTGGTTTAAGAGCTTTACTCAATGATTGACGTTCAGGAACGCTTTCTGTAAATAATTTCCATTGAATAGTATCGCCAACAACAGCAGGTTCAGGTTGGAATGTAATTAGCGCATTTCCACTAGTTCCTAAAGTAACTATGCCATTACGTTTTACATCATTATAAAATACTGTGGCAACCATGCCTGGTACATATGGTTTGTTTGTTTGAACACTAGATCTATTAGTGTTGTCACACACATAGACATCAAATCCAATTTGTACAGATCCTGTGATATTGCTATTATTAATAAAACTAGTTTTTTGTGTTTGACGAGTTGGATTCGTTATTGGGTCAATTGGTTTAGTAGGATCCTCATTAGTCATAGTCATGCGTACAGAATCTTCAACTTTAATCCACATGATACCATCGAATCGAAATAGTCTATTAGGTAAAAAGTCTGTACGCAAAAAGAAATCATCGTTAGTTGGATTATTTGGAAAAGAAATACCATGCCCAAAATAAGCACCGTTTGGTGCAATACCATCACCTAACAAGTATCCAGTATATCCACTTCTCTTTGGTCGAGAAGCAATATCGCTAGCGTTAAGTTCAGTTGAACTAGCGTCTAACAATGTACTGATAGCCGGATCAGTGTCGTCAACGTCAACGGTTCTAAGTAAAGGCCTGCCAGTATTTTGATCAACAGCTAGTGTATAAAATTGTTGAGTTTCGTATCCACTCTTTGCCGCGTTAGCTTCTGCTTCAGCAAGGATAGCATCATTAATTCCTAACTCGACAGATCTAGTACTTAATGCTTCACCGACAGTAACGGCGCTTTCGGATCCGTCTGCTAATAGTAATTTAGAATTTAGTAAGTCAGCAAATTGTTGGCTGTCTGTAATTTTCTTAAGTTTTAAACGATATAAATGTGGCCACCAAGTTTGACTAAATCCTTCACTAGCACGACCTACATCTTCAATAACGTAATATCTTGGAAGGGCAACTTCGTAATCATTAAGAGCAAAGTCATCACGTAAATGTGGAAACTCTAATACGTCTCCGCTTAGTGGTTTTCTTCCAACTAGTTTTATCCAATCATTGATATGTACAGTTAAAAATACTGTATCATTATCAATAAACAAACCAAATTGACTTAAATTAAAATCAATATTTGCAACATTATAATGACCACGAACTTTGTAGATATCTTTATCGTATTTACGATCTCGATTTTCTAAAAATACAAGATCTTGTATTTGTGTTACATCTTTAAAATTGTCACCTTCACCGGTTCCAATGTATTTGTGCAGGTACAATTCAGTAGCGCCAATCTGAAACATTTCAGAAATCTGGCGATCAATGAAAGAGTAATCCTGTCCTTTTTCGGGCTTAAATAGACTTAATCGTGGCATAGTAACATATTTATCGACAGCTAAATATTGTAAGAGAGGAAATATATGGACGCTACAATAGCACAGGAAAAACGACAAGAAGTTTATGACTACTGTAAAACCATGCTAGGAGACGGCATGGTTGAAGTAGAATTAGACCCTATTCACTACGATACAGCGTTAAGTAAAGCCCTGGCAAAATTTCGCCAGCGCAGTAGCGGTGCTGTAGAAGAAGCATACTACTTTCTAGAACTAAAAGTAGATCAAAACGAATATCGATTACCTGACGAAATTATCGAAGTACGTAGCCTCTTCCGTAGAACAATCGGCAGCAGAACAGGCATGGGCAGTGGCGGAACATTATTTGAGCCGTTTAACTTAGCTTACACAAACACCTATTTGCTTAACTCTACAATGTTAGGTGGTATTGCTACCTACGATATGTTTGCACAGTATCAAGAAATGGTTGGGCGTATGTTTGGTGCCTATATTGAATTTCAATGGATTGCACATAGTCATACCCTACGCATCCTACAGCGACCATTTGCCGAAGGTGAAATGATCCTAATCCGCGGTTATAACTATAAACCAGACTGGGTTATTATCGGCGATGTATACTCTGGGCAATGGATTAAAGATTACAGTCTAGCAGTTTGTAAAGGTATTTTAGGTGAAGCCCGCGGCAAGTTTGCCAACATTGCAGGCCCGGGCGGTGCAGGCGGTCTAAATGGCGCAGACTTAAAAACAGCTAGTAAAGACGAAATTACCACCTTAGAAAAAGAACTACAAGAACATATCCCAGCAGGATCTGGCGGTACTGGTTACACATTAATAATTGGCTAAAAAATTATTGACATAGCTGTGTGCTGGTTATATAATAGCGTTACTTATGGAGGCGCTATGATTATAGGAGTATGTGGTTTTATTGGTTCAGGCAAGGATACTATTGCCGATTATCTAACTAACTTTCACGGTTATCGACGTGAATCATTTGCTAATACATTAAAAGACGCAGTAGCCCAAGTGTTTGGTTGGGACCGCACCATGCTTGAAGGCCGCACAACTAGTGCTCGAGAATGGCGTGAACAAGTAGATCCATGGTGGGCAGAACGCCTAAACATGCCTAATCTTACTCCACGTTGGGTCTTACAATACTGGGGCACAGAAGTATGCCGCAAAGCATTCCACGATGATATCTGGATTGCCGCCCTTGAGAACAAACTCCGTAACTCAAAAGACGATATTGTCATTAGTGATTGCCGCTTTCCTAACGAAATTAAATCAATTCAAAATGCTGGCGGACAAATAATTTGTGTAGAACGCGGTGTTCGACCGCACTGGTATGATATTGCAATACAAGCAAACAAAGGAAGTGCAAACGCTCAAGACTGGTTAAAAACTGAAGGCATTCATGCCAGTGAAACTAGTTGGGTTGGAACTAAGTTTGATGCAATTATGGACAATAATGGCAGTATTGATGATTTATATGCCCAAGTTAAATTGCTTATAAATCTGGAACAAGATCCCCTTGTTTCCACTGAACGCCCTCTTTATGCAGGACTCGGGCGCAGTTTGCACACACAGTCTTAAGATTAGCAGGGCGGCAGTTATTAAGATTGCCGTCTATATGAAACACGTTAAACTGTTCTTTGTGCTTTGATTTAAATCCGCACTTATCACATTGAGTTTTTACTCTATAACCGCTAACATACCATCTCGGTAATCCTTTACCTACACCGCCGTAGCGAAGGCAATTCTCACACATGGACCTATAATAGGTCCTTCCTTCTTTTTTATAGTTAACAGCCTTGGGGTTTAAGCCGCATTTGCACATAGGTCTTGCCATAACATTATTTATTGCCCTTTTCTTGCCCTTTTTGTTTTCTGCATTAGCCAGCCAAAAAATCAAATTAACGCTAAATATTTGTAGAGTTAGGACTCAAGGAGAGAACGAACATGGCCCAATTAAGTTCACCAGGCGTAAGCGTAACAGTTATAGACGAAAGTTTCTATACACCTGCCGCTGCCGGAACAACACCTCTAATCGTCGTTGCGTCAGCACAAGATAAATCAAACGGTTCTGGAACAGGTACTGCACCAGGAACATTGAAAGCTAATGCAGGACAAGTATATCTATTAACAAGCCAGAAAGATCTTGCTGATACTTTTGGCACACCAATCTTTAAAACAGATGCAAGCAACAATCCAGTACACGCTGGCGAACTAAATGAATATGGTCTACAAGCCGCTTATTCATTCTTAGGTGTAAGCAATCGTGTATATGCTGTTCGTGCAGACGTTGATCTAGCAGAATTAGAAGCAAGTGCATCAGCACCAACAGGTCCAGCATCAAACGGAACTTATTGGGTTGACACCGCTACTACATCATTTGGTATTTTTGAATGGAATTCATCTCTAGCAACTACTACAGGCGGTCAAACATTTACTGTTAGAACACCGATTGTTATTACAGACAAAACTAAAGTAGTTAATTTTGCTGGACAAGATTACACCCCAAAGAAATCAGTCGGAGCAATTGGGGACTATGCTGTTGTAGCAGTAACATCATTATTTAAATTATGGTTTAAAAACCAAGCAGGAACATGGGTTGAAGTAGGAAGCACTGGTGGTAACGGTTTACCGTACACTAGCTGGACTAACAGCTGGCCAATCGCTGTATCAACTGGTTCTGTAACTACTGCTATTGCAAACTCTGTAGGATTTACTACAACAACAGATGACGGGTCACCTCAATCTCATACATATGCCGGCGGCGCCGATCTAGATGCATTTGCAAGTTTTATTAATACAGGTGACGGCGGAGATCCGCTTGTACCAGGTTTATCTGCTAAAGTTGTTAGCGGCAAACTACAGTATTTTAGCGACGGCACATTTGGAAAAATTGTGTTCGGTGGCTCACTATTTGGCTCGTCTGGTTGGAACGGAGTTGGCGGATCTACAAAGCCATATTACACTCCAATTATCACAATTCAGCCACACACGCAAGTTCCAACATATAAGCGCGGCGACACTGATGCTATTACCGAAGATGTATCACCACTAGGACGTCCTACAGGCAGTATTTGGATTAAGACTACAGAACCTAACGCGGGGGCTAAGTGGAGAATTAAACGTTTCAATTCTGCAACAGCCGCATGGGAATCAAGCACAGCGCCATTATACAAAGACAACGCCGAAGCGTTGTATGGCTTAGACAAAGCAGGTGGCGGTGTAAATTTAGCTCAAGGTACATTGTATGTTAAGTTTAACGACAGTGAAGAAAGTCCTAATCTAGCAAACTTTAAAGTTTATCGTCGTACTGGCGTTGACTCTACAAAAATTGTGTCAGCTGTGTTTACTGATTCTACTTTAGATGCTGGCACATATACAATCTTTATTGCTGAAACCTTAAAAGGTCAATCTACAATTGGCGCAGTTCATGAAATTGAATTCACTGTTGACGGATTTGCTGTAAGTTCAGGAGAAGCAGTTGCTGGTGAAATCAATGCCGCAGGTTTAACTAACGTTGTAGCTGATTTTGATTCAGTGACTAGAAAACTTTCAATCTATCACAAGCTAGCAGGAGACTTTAGACTAGCAGAAGGTGCAGGAAATCCATTGGCAGCAATGGGGTTTGTTGCTGGAACTACTGCTAATTTATATGCAACACCTGTAGGTGACATGGATTACGAAATGGTAGCTAGTTTATGGGCACCATTGAGCGCAGTAAACAGTGATAGTGCTCCATCAAGTTTACCAGCAGACGGGCGTCTATGGTACAATTCAATGATCGACGAAGTTGACATGATGATTCATGATGGATCAAAATGGGTCGGATACTTAACTTCTACAAGCCCATACTACAATTCATCAGTAGCTGATCAAACAGATCCTATGGGTCCGATTGTTAGCGCCACAGCACCAATAGAACAAAGCGACGGAACTGATTTAAAAGAAGGCGATCTATGGATCAGCACAGCTGATTTAGAGAATTTTCCTCTAATCCACCGTTGGAATAACGATACTAAGAAATGGGTATTGTTAGATAAAACTGATCAGACAACAGAAAACGGTGTTCTATTCCATGACGCTCGTTGGACTGCTGACGGCATTGATGCAACAAGTGAAGCAAGCTCAATTGAAGAATTATTAATCAGCAACTATGTTGACCCAGACTGTCCAGATCCAGCACTATATCCAAAAGGTATGTTGCTATGGAACTTACGCCGTTCTGGATTTAACGTAAAAGAGTTTAAAGAAAACTATATTGACACAACTGCTAGCAATCCACGAGTTGGACTAGGCGACGGCGAAGCAATGTCTGACTATTACCCACATCGTTGGGTTAGTGTAGCCGCTAACAACGAAGACGGCAGCGGAGCGTTTGGTCGTTTCGCACAGCGTAAAGTAGTGATTCAAGGACTACAAGCTCTTGTAAATGCTAACCAACAAATCCGTGATGAAGAAGCTCGCATATTCAACTTAATTGCTTGCCCAGGATATCCTGAACTTATTGGCGAGTTAGTTAGCTTGAACTATGATCGTGGGTTGACAGCATTTGTTGTAGGCGATACACCTGCAAGATTGAAGAGCGATGCAACTACACTAAACAACTGGGGTACAAATCAAGCTCTTGTATTAGAAGATAATGATAAGGGTCTTGTGTCAAGTGACGAATACTTAGGTATTTTCTATCCATGGGGTTACACAAGTGATAACTTAGGTAACAACGTAGTTGTTCCTCCAAGCCACATGATGTTACGTACAATCGCTCTAAGCGATAACGTTTCTTATCCATGGTTTGCTCCAGCAGGTACACGCCGTGGTGGTATTACAAACGCAACAGCAGTAGGTTATGTAGATCCAACATCAGGCGAATTCCAATCAGTGGCATTGAACACTGGACAACGTGATACACTAGCTGGTATCAAAGTTAACCCAATTACATTCATTACTGGTACTGGACTTGTTAACTATGGACAATACACTCGTGCTAAGAACGCTAGTGCATTAGATCGTATTAACGTAGCTCGTCTAGTTGTTTATCTACGTAGACAGTTAAGTTTGCTAGCTAAACCATATGTGTTTGAACCAAACGATAAGATTACCAGAGATGAAATTAAGCAAGCGGCTGAAAGTCTAATGCTTGAATTAGTTGGACAACGTGCTCTATACGACTACATTGTAGTCTGCGACACAAGTAACAACACACCATCAAGAATTGATCGTAATGAACTATATCTTGACATAGCCATTGAACCAGTCAAGGCAGTGGAATTTATCTATATTCCATTACGCTTGAAGAACACTGGCGAAATTAAAGGCTTAGGCTAAAATTTAGGAGACTATAAATGGCTGTCGCAACATTAAGTAAATTTACAGTACCTTTGGCAAGTGACGCTAGTGCGTCAGCCCAAGGTATGTTGATGCCAAAGCTAAAGTATCGCTTTAGAGTGAGCTTTGAAAACTTTGGCGTATCAACTCCAACAACAGAACTAACCAAGCAGGTTATTACAGCGGCTCGTCCAAACGTACAATTTGCTGATCAAGTAATTGAAATTTACAACAGTAAAATTCACTATGCTGGTAAGCACACATGGCAAACTATTGCTATTAGTTTACGTGATGACGTAACTGGCGCTGTTAGTAAGCTAGTCGGCGAACAGATGCAAAAGCAATTTGACTTCTTTGAGCAGTCAAGTGCGGCTTCTGGTGTTGACTACAAGTTTACACTACGTATTGAAATATTGGATGGCGGTAACGGCGCTAATACTCCAAACGTATTAGAAACTTGGGAGTGCTATGGTTGCTATGTAACACAAGCTAACTATCAAACTCTAGGTTACGCAGAACAAGGACCAGTACAGATTGACTTAACAATTCAACCTGATAACTGTATCCAGAGCCCACAAGGCACAGGAATTGGCTCAGTCGTTGGACGTACAATTAGTACTCTAGCAACTGGTGGCGGTAAGTAAGAAGAAAGGCTGGCAACAGCCTTTTTTCATGACTAATCTTTAACTACGCATATAATTCGTTCCGATAAATAATTATATGGCAAATATATTCACTGGTTTTTTAAATGGTGTTGTTAATGGTGCAACACACCCTAAAGGGCAGATGGGCGACTTTCAACATGCCGCTCGCATGTTTACCGACGACACATTTCGTCTTGCCCCTAAATTAAAATTTCAATTCCATGTGGCGTTTAGCATTAATCCTAGCGCACTAAAAAATATTGGATTAACACTTCGACACAAAAACGAAATCAATATGTTAGTTAAGAGTGTGTCTCTTCCTAATTTTAATATTGCAACAGAAACACTACATCAATACAATCGTAAAAAAGTTATACAAACAAAAATTGATTACCAACCAATAAACATTAAATTCCATGATGATAACATGGGAGTTGTAAATCAATTATGGCAAAACTATTACGGATATTATTTTGCAGACAGTACAACATCAAAGACACCAGGAGCATACAACAGAACAGCTATGCTAAACGCAAGTTATCTTAGAGGTACTTATGGTTTAGACAATAACAGTAGTGTTCCGTTTTTTAATAAGATTACAATTTATCAAATGGCTCGACAAGAGTATGTTAGTTACACTCTAGTAAATCCGTTAATCACTAATTGGAATCATGAAGGTATGGATTATGCTTCAAGTGCTACTCATGAAAATCAAATGACACTAGCATACGAAGCAGTGAACTACGGTGCAGGAAGAGTGCAACGCGGAGATCCAGAAGGATTTGCTTTAGAACATTACGATCTAAGCCCAAGCCCATTAAGCGTAGCTGGCGGTGGAACTGCTACCTTGTTTGGTAACGGTGGCGTTATTGCTGGCGCGGCCGATGTACTTGGTAGTATTTTTAGTGGGCAAGCATTTGAAAGTCCTGCAAATTTTATTAGTACTGCAATTAAAACAGTAAATACCTATCAGAATTCTAAGAAATTAACAAACGCAGGAGTTACCCAAGAAGGTAAAAACATCATTGTTAAGACATTAAATTCTGTAGCAACTACTGGAGTAAGTGGTGTAAATGGTGTAGTGTTTCCACAAAGCTCAGTTAATGTAAACACATCAACGGCAGCAACTCCTATTAACTTAAACGGCAACGGACCTTAAAAATGATTACTACAAATAATTTACCAGCAACAGAGTCGTCAGACAGCAGTACTGATGTTAAATTATTCTTTGACAAATTTTTCTTACATGAAGTAAGTTTTCCAGCGGCAGAAATTGACACAGTTACTGGATTCTTTTTAAAAAGAGGATTCGATGATACTGCTAGTAAAAGTGTTACCATTGTATTATTAAACCAAGCACGTCAAGATAGTGTTAACGTATTTCAATTAATTGATACTCTAAAAGGTTTAACTGATGTACAGCTAAGTCAAGTTGTTGCAGAAGTGCTTAACGCTTATAGAGAAAAAACTAGCATCTTAGGATACAAGACTGCAGAATTAGTTGACTTATTTGAAAGTCGCAACATTGTAGTATGAGCAGATTCGCCCAAGGTAAATTTGTACCCAAAAACCCAGCAAAATATATAGGAAACAAAGTTCCAACATATCGCTCAAGCTGGGAATGGCAATTCATGTCGTTTTGTGATACACATACTAGTGTACAAAAATGGGCTTGCGAAGCAATTAAAATTCCATACAGAAATCCCTTAACTGGCAAACATACAATATATGTACCAGATTTTTTTATACAATACGTAGATAAAAATAATGCTACACTTGTAGAACTAATAGAAATTAAACCTGAAAATCAGGCCAAACTAGAAAGTGTAGGACGTAACAAAACACATCAGGCACAATTTATACAAAACCAAGCAAAGTGGGCGGCAGCTGGTGCTTGGTGTAAACAGCAAGGAATTCGCTTTAGGGTAGTAACAGAAAAGGATCTATTCCATAACGGACGTAGATAAGTAATGTTATGACTAAAAAACTTGAAGAATTATTAAATTTGCCCGAAAGCAAAAAAATAATCAAAGACGACGCTAAAAAGAAAGAAGCTGTTCCCGCGGTTCAACCATTGCTCCGTGATATGGAAGAATTTGATAAAATATCAGCCGCACTTCCACAAGTCAAAGGACTAGGGGATGTTAGTGACAGCGAATTAGATGCTCTAGCGCAACGTGCTCAAGATGCCTATGACGATTTAATGGACCTGGGTATGAACGTTGAAGCAAGATATAGCGGTAGAGTGTTTGAAGTAGCCGCAAGTATGTTAAAAAATGCTATCGATGCTAAATCTGCAAAGATTGATAAAAAGTTAAAAATGATCGAATTGCAACTTAAGAAACAAAAATTGGATCAAGAAGCTAACCCAGAAGGAAATGGTGTTACATTAAACGGTGACGGATTCATTGTATCGGATCGTAACAGCCTACTTGAAAAACTTAAGAATTTGAAATAAATATAAGATAACAGAGAATCCCTATGAATTTATTTGGAACATTTAAACAATACCTAAGCGAAAGTAAAAAGACCTATAGCTTTAGAGTAAAAATTGCAGGTGCATTACCTGAAGGCTGTGAAAAAAACATGAAAGAATGTCTAGCTAAATTTGACTGCGCCGCAGTTAAATCAGTTAGTCGTACACCTATTCAAGAAAGTCCAATGGATTTTCCAGCATTGAAAAATTTAGAAGTGCATACTTTCGATATTGATTGTAATTACCCTTCAATTAGTCCAGCAGTTAAAGATCAAATTAGCGAAGTGTTAGGCATACCTCAAGGACGTATTGTAGTTCGTACACCACAAGAACAAGCTGAGATCGAATTAAACCAATCTCATATGAAAGTACCGGGTGAAGGCGAAAGTTTACTTGAAAAAGATTACGAAAAAAATGATGATGCACAAAAACTAGTAGGTGAAACTCACGTAACTAGTTTCTTAAAAGAATTAGATAAAATAAATGCTGAACGAAAAGCAAAGATTGTAAAACATGAAGGCAAAGAAGAAGGCGGGATGAGTGATCCGGAATTTGAAGAGCCTAAGGATAGCAAAAAAAGCCCACTAAAAGGTTTAACTGGTAATCCAGACCCACGTAAAGGAAAATAAAATGAATTTTAATGAACTAATGACAAAATTGTCAGAAATAGAAGGGTCTGGTACTGTACCACACGATTCAACTGCTAGTCCACTATCACACGTTGATGCAGAAATTGAAGAATGTGGTATGCCAGGCATGAGCAACATGCCAAGTGGCATGATGGGCATGAGAGAAGAGCCACCAAAACAAGCTGACTCTGTTACTATGAATGTTAGCATGAATGGTAGTGGCGCAGGCGGCATTCGTGACTTAATGTCGTTGTTAAGAAACATTGAAGATGGTGGTGCAGAAGACGCTATGCCAACAGTATTGTCAATAGATGAACCTGAGATGGGTATTGCAATAGGCGGTGATGACGAACACGAGCACGGACACGATGATCACAAAAAGCTACTTGGCGATGTGGGAGAAGAATATGCTAACGAACCAGACGAAATGTATTCTGGAGTTAGTGCATCTGTACACAACGGTGCTGATTTGAACAGATCTAAAAGAGGATTTGCGGCAGCTCAGCCAGGTGATAATGCCATGGCAACTGAGAGCTTAAAAGCACAACTAAAAAATCTGTATACCGAAGTTAAAAACAGATAATTCTGCTATAAGTACGCTCAAAGCGGCCACCATGGCCGCTTTTTTATTGTAAATAGTATTATGGGAAAATCATTAGACGGTGTCTTAACCAAAAAGGCACACAAACAAGAAAAGTTTACTGAGCAACAAGTTCAAGACTTGTTAATGTGTGCTGACCTCGAAACGGGATATTTGCATTTTTCTAAAAACTTTTTTTACATACAACACCCTACTAAAGGTAAAATGTTGTTTGAACCTTTTGACTATCAAGTAAGATTGTTAGACACTTATCACGGTAGTCGATTTAATGTAAACATGTTACCTCGACAAATGGGCAAGACTACTTGTGCTAGTGCTTATTTGTTATGGTATGCTATGTTTCATCCAGACTCAACACTACTTGTTGCCGCGCACAAATACACAGGCGCACAAGAAATTATGCAACGTATTCGTTACGCATATGAAGATTGTCCTGATCATATTCGTTGCGGTGTTGTAAGTTACAACAAACAGTCAATTGAATTTGATAACGGTTCGCGTATTGTAGCACAAACAACAACGGCTAATACAGGTCGCGGTATGTCTATTACACTATTATACTGTGACGAGTTTGCGTTTGTACAACCTAACATTGCTGAAGAATTCTGGACTTCTATTTCGCCTACACTAGCAACTGGTGGACGAGCAATTATTACATCGACACCTAATAGTGACGAAGATACATTTGCACAAATCTGGAAAGATGCAAACAAACATTTTGACGAATATGGAAATGAAAGTCCTGAAGGTTTAGGCATCAACGGATTTAAAGGATTTACTTGTTCTTGGAACGAACATCCTGATAGAGATGACGAATGGGCAATTACAGAACGTGGGCGTATTGGCGAAGAAAAGTTTCGACGTGAATATGGATGTGAATTCTTAATCTACGACGAAACACTGATTAACAGTATTAAACTTAGCGAACTGTCAGGCAGAGATCCTATCAGTCGAATGGGGCAAACTAGAATTTACAAAAAACCTGAAGCTGGAAATCTCTATCTTGTAAGTTTAGATCCTAGTCTTGGAACTGGCGGCAACTATAGTGCTATTGAAGTTATAGAACTGCCCAGTTTTGAACAAGTGGCCGAGTGGCATCATAATATGACTCCTATACAAGGGCAAATTAAAATCATGCGAGAAATTCTTGAGTGGATTCAAGATCATATTGGACAAGAAAACAGTAACAGCATATACTGGTCAATTGAAAATAACAACATCGGTGAAGCAGGACTTGTTTGTATTAGGGACGTAGGCGAAGAGCATTTTCCAGGCATGTTTGTAAGCGAACCAATTCGTAAAGGACATGTACGTAAATTCCGTAAGGGATTTAATACAACACATAAGAGTAAGATTTCAGCCTGTGCTAGATTGAAACATTTAATTGAACAGGGCACATTTAAAATGCACAGTAGGCCCTTAATAACTGAATTAAAAGCCTTCATTGCACAAGGTATTACATTTAAAGCTAAAGTAGGTGAATACGACGACTTAGTCAGTGCGTTATTACTAGCTGTACGCATGAGCGCGGTGCTAGCGGACTGGGATCCACGTGTTTTTGAAACACTAAGCAGTCGAGAAGACTGGGACGAAGAAGATTATGAACCGCCGATGCCTATATTTGTTTCAACAGGGCTAGGATAAATACAACATGAACGCAAATCTAGAAAACATTGCAGAAGAACTATTTGGAAAAATACGTACCCGCTTTCCTACCATTCAATTAGGGGATGAAAAGGGCGAAGTTATTGCCAACGAAAATGATATTGGCCAAGCACGATTTTTCGAATTTGACTATGTAAAAGAAGGAATTCCTTTAGGTAGTGTAAGCATTCAGTTAAGTGAAAAAAATGGCTTAACAGTTATGTATAGCAACGATCTAGTAGAAGGCCAAGGACAAAACCTAGTAAATGAATGGTATGGTTTCCTTAAAAGCCTTAGAGAATTTGCCAAGAAAAGATTATTAAATTTTGACACACGTGATCTTGTTAAGAGCAATCTAGACAAACGCGATTACGAATTTTTAGCCAAGACTGGAGAAGGCCAAATGACCGAAAGTAAATTATGGGGAACTAACAGAACTAGTTTCCAAGATATGGGAGAAGCTAAAATTATAGTTAAGCATAGCAAAAATGTTAACTATGATAATCCAGCTGGACGAACACTTCATATCGAAAGCATCTTTATTGAAAATGCAGAAGGTGAGCGTTTTAAATATCCATATAAGCATCTTAATGGCGCCCGTGCTCTTGCAAGACACGTTGCACACGGTGGCACACCATACGATCAAATTGGCGAACATGTTATTGGTCTAAGTGAAGAATTAAGCAAGTTACGTTTCTTTAAAGGCTATGTAAGCCGCCAAGAACAAGTAAGTGAAGCAATGGGAAATGTAACTGACAAAGTTATCGAGCGTATTGATCAAGTTAAAAAAGAAATACATCAACTACAATCAGAAAGTCATTACCAATCGTTTGTTGAAAGTTTTCAAACACAAGAAGCTCGTGCTATTCCCGAAGACATTATGAATGACTGGGTTGATCGTTTAACTGTTCGCAGTTTTAACGAAGCTTTAAAAGATGTCTTCCCTTACATTTATAAACTAGTAGGCGAAGACGGCGTACAGGTTAAAGAACTTTCTGTCGACGACATAATTGGTGAAGCTGAAGAAGAATGTGAAGAATGCGGAATGCTTGAAAGTAAGTGTGAGTGTGATGACGAAATAGAAGAAAGTTTTGACCTAGTCCAAGAATTCGAAAATGCTATCGAACAAATTGTAAAAGAAGATGATGACTTGTTTAGTACTGACGGACAAGTTCAACAGTCTGCAATTGATAAACTAAATCGTTTAATGGCACAAGAATTAAAAGCAGGTCCAGATGGTACTAACGCTACTATGACATTGAAAGGATTAATCGATGATTCAGAGTTTACAAAAACTCTAAAGTCATTGCCTGCAGAAACCGATATTCGTCCTTTAGTAAAAGGTTATGTTGACACTAACTATCCAGAGCTAGCAGATAAATTAAACTTTGGAAGTGAAAGCGGTGTAGATAGCTCAAGCCCTGCAGAACCTCCAGCGCCGGCGGCAGCACCTGCTGAAGCTCCTCCAGCAGCACCAGAGGCAACGGCTGCTCCTGCTGAACAACCAGCACCTGCTACAGAAAGTACTGATCGTAAATCAAAAGGTGGTGCAAGAGAAGTTGTAGAATTTATTAAATCATTCTATGATAGAGATCGCGGAACATTCCCTAAAGGCGAAATGGGCGTTATGATTGCTGCCAAGAAAGAATTTGGTGATCATGTTGTACCAGTAGCTAAACGTGTAATTGAAACCTTATCTACTATTGGACAACCAAAGCGTGCCGAGCATGAAGAGATGGAAGGTATTAAAAAACTAGCCGGTTTGAACCGTGGCGAAGTAGAAGAAGAAATGCCTCCTATGATAGATCCAAATGCTATGATGAAACAGCAAATGGACAGAATGCAAGGTAAGATGCCTAATCTAGATCCTGCTACTATGATGAAAAGTCAGCAAGACAGAATAGCAAACATGAAAACAAAAATGCCAACTGATGGCGGAGATAGCTATAAAGTAAATGGCAAGCCTGTTTCAAAACAAGAATACGATGCATTTATGGCGCAACATCCAGAGCTTGCTCAGAATATGAAAGACCCAATGAACGTAGTCAAAGGCAATCCTGAGCTAGCTAGAATTAAGAAAATGGCTGGCATGAGCAACGATAACGATTGGTAATACTAAGGATATTTTATGAACGATCAAACATTTAAAGGGTTTAAATTCTATAGAGATTTATTAAACGAAGCTCCGTACACCGGAATTGATCCAATTATACGTCAACGTTTAGGAATGCAACCTGCAACACAAGCCGAGATAGATGCATACACTAAAGCTAATCCAGGTGGATTGCGAGACAGAAATGGTAACCCTATTAGAGATGGGTCAGGACAGCCAATTCAAAGCGGTGGAACTAATGCTGTAGTAAGTGCGGCAACGCAAGCGGCACAAGCGGCAACGCCTGCTCCACAAACAGGAGATGCCGCAAACCCAATGCAAAAAGACCCAGCACAAGCGGCACAAGCGGCACAAGCGGCACAAGCGGCACAAGCCCCACAAACAGGTGCTGCCGCAAACCCAATGCAAAAAGACCCAGCACAAGCGGCACAAGCGGCACAAGCCGCCGCGCCACAAGGTTCTATTGCTACTGATACAACAGATCCATTAGCACCAAACAATCAGCCTAAACAACCGCCAGCTATGACAGCTTCCGATCAAGAAGATGCTGACATGGGTGCCGCAATGCGAGCTAATCAAAATCAAGCAGGACATGATGCGGCAATTGCTAGCGGAGCACAAGATGATGCTACTGGAGTGGATGCCGCAGTTGCCGCAAATGCCGCAAAACCAGCTACTGCTGCCGGAGCAGCCGCCCAGCCAGCAAGACCAGTAACTAAGACACCTACCGCAAAAGGCGACCCAAAAATTGTTGCTTATCAAAATGAGTTAATTAAGAAAGGTGCTAAAATTAAAGCAGACGGAATTTATGGACCGGCAACTAATCAAGCCGCAACACAATTTGGTTTGCCACCTCCGGCTGGAATCAAAACTACTGCTAATGCTGGCGGCCCAACAAAAACTCTACCAGCAGGCACGCCTCCGATGAAGAGTAAAATTGGCCAAGCTATTACAGGACAACAACCAAATATTGCAAAACCTGCCCCAACTGGTGCCGCAACACAGCCAGCAACTACCGGCACTACTAACCAATCAGTGCAAGGCAATATGAAAATGGGTAAACCAGATGGTCCTATTACATTCAATGGTAAAGTAGTGCAACCAGGCGCACCAGAATATGCAGCCGCTTCAGATGCATTAATTAAGGCACAACAAAAATCTCAAAACATGAGAAGACCTATGGGTGCTCAACCAACTGGTGGAACAATTAGACAAGGTGCGGCAAGCACTACTTATTAATTGGTAAAAATAAATCAGTTTTAAGCAAGATTTCTCTTGCAAACATAAATAAAAGTGCGTATACTACGGTATATGCACTTTTTGTTTTTACATAGTGTAGAAACAATTAAAGGCAATATAAAAGGCTATTAAAATTTATTAGGAGGCTCATTATGGCATCATTAGCTGAAATTCGCGCAAAATTAAAGGAACAAGAAGGTAATCGTTCAAACAACGATGGTAACAGAACAGGTGGAGATAATTCCATTTATCCGTTCTGGAACTTAAAGGAAGGTTCCGAATCAACAGTCCGTTTTCTTCCTGACGGAAATACCGATAATACATTTTTCTGGGTAGAACGTGCAATGATCAAATTGCCTTTTGCTGGGGTCAAAGGCGAAAGTGAAAGCAAGCAGGTTATTGTTAATGTTCCTTGTATGGAAATGTACGGTGATACTTGCCCAATCCTTTCAGAGGTTCGTGGCTGGTTTAAAGATCCAAGTCTTGAAGACATGGGTCGTAAATACTGGAAGAAACGTTCTTATATCGCTCAAGGATTTGTTGTCGAAGACGGCCTTGCAGAAAAAGAAACACCAGAAAACCCAATTCGTCGATTCATCATCGGCCCTCAAATTTATCAACTTATCCGTGCAGGTTTGTTAGATCCAGAAATGGATGAAAGCCCGACACACTATGCCAAGGGTACTGATTTTAAATTAATCAAAACTTCAAAAGGTGGCTATGCTGATTATTCTACATCAAAGTGGAGCCGTCGTACTCGTCCATTAGACGATGCTGAATCAGCCGCAATTGAAAAGAATGGGTTGTTTAATCTAAAAGATTACTTGCCTAAGAAACCAGGCGAAATTGAACTCAAAGTTATCAAAGAAATGTTTGAAGCATCAGTAGATGGTGAAGCATTTGACATGGAACGTTGGGGACAATACTTCCGCCCAGCAGGTATGAGTGCCGCAACTGGCGATCCTAATTCTGTTAAAGCCGCTCCAAAAGCCGCTCCAGCAGATGATGAGTTTGATGACGAACCTCCAGCAGTAAAATCTGCTCCTGCTCCTAAAGCAGAACCAGCCGCAAAGGCTGAAGGTGGCGACAGTCGTGCCCAAGACATCTTGGCAATGATTCGTAACCGTCAAAAGTAATTTAATAGGGGGCAAGTCCCCCTATTCATCATTTAGGAGAACCCCATTATGGCTACAAAAGCCTTCGATTTATCAAAATTTCGCAAGACGTTGACTAAGAGCATCGACGGTCTTAGCGTTGGATTCCAGGACCCAACTGATTGGGTTAGTACTGGAAATTATGCTCTAAATTATCTTATCAGCGGTGATTTCAATCGAGGAATTCCGCTAGGTAAGGTTACTGTATTCGCCGGTGAATCTGGTGCAGGCAAAAGTTACATTTGTTCAGGTAATCTTGTTCGCAATGCACAAGAACAAGGAATTTATGTTGTTCTAGTTGACAGCGAAAATGCTCTTGATGAAAAATGGCTACATGCTCTTAACGTAGATACCAGCGAAGACAAACTACTTAAACTTAATATGGCTATGATTGATGACGTTGCTAAAACTATCAACGAATTCATGAAAGAGTACAAAGTTATGCCAGAAGATTCTCGTCCTAAGGTCTTATTTGTCATAGACTCATTGGGTATGTTGCTTACCCCTACCGATGTCAACCAGTTTGAAGCGGGAGACCTTAAAGGCGATATGGGCCGTAAACCTAAAGCATTAACAGCACTAGTTCGTAACTGTGTTAACATGTTTGGCGCGGCAAATGTTGGACTAGTTGCTACTAATCACACATACGCAAGCCAAGATATGTTTGACCCAGATGACAAAATTAGTGGTGGTCAAGGTTTTATCTATGCATCAAGTATTGTTGTTGCTATGAAAAAGCTCAAACTTAAAGAAGACGAAGATGGTAACAAGATTTCAGAAGTAAAAGGTATTCGTGCCGCATGTAAGATCATGAAGACACGCTATGCTAAACCTTTTGAGTCAGTACAAGTTAAGATTCCTTATGAAACAGGTATGAACCCTTACAGCGGGCTAGTTGATTTGTTTGAAGCCAAAGGTTTCTTACAAAAAGATGGCAACAGACTTAAATACGCTGGGTCAGATGAGGTAAAACTTTACCGTAAAGAATGGGAAAGAAATGAGAACGGCTGTCTTGATAAAGTGATGATTGACTTTGCCGAGAATCCTATTGTACAATCTAACATCGACCTTGAAACTGGGGAAATTTTAGAACATGAATGAGAATCAAATTGCCGATATTTGGATGCTATTTAAAGAGTATCTAGACAAAAAAACAATGGATGTAGTAGCAGAACGCTTTGTCGACTTGTTAGCCGACTACGGTGTTAGTGACAGTGTATTAAGTGCCGCTTCAGGTACTGATGAGGTCTTAGACGATGCTATCAGTTTTTATCTAGATGAAACTAGCGAAGAAGAAGAAGGATTTGAAGAAGATAACTGGGACTACGGCGAAGACGACGATTAATTATGTGGTACTCAAAGATTAGTAAGGACATTTCCTACATTCCAGATGCTGTGGAATATTTCAATGCCGAATTAGAGGACGCAAGAAGTGATGCTCGTATAACGGGAAATATAGAAAAGGCCGCGGCCAGTATGCCAGGTATTGTGGAACAACGGTTTAGTCAACTTCAAGAGATTGAAGCTATTCTTGAGTACCTCAACATTGAACTAAGACGACTACGTAGTCAACATTTTCGAAAATATTTAGAAAATTATCAACGGGCTTTGTCTTCTAGAGACTGTGAAAAGTTTGTGGAAGGCGAAGCTGACGTTGTTGACTTTGAAAAAATTATTAATGAGTTTGCCTTGCTAAGAAATCGATGGCTAGGTATTACTAAAGCACTTGATGTTAAGCAATGGCAGTTATCCAATGTGATTAAACTAAGAACTGCTGGCATGGAAGACGCTACTTTATGAAGCAAAAACCAACTTTATTTTTTAATGGTTGTAGTTTTGTTCACGGTGATAGTTTACTAACAGATTTTCCAGGAGAGCTTAATCTTTCCGATCGTGTTAGCAAACTAACTGACCATAAAACTGTAAATCTTGCAATTTATGGTGCTACTAACGACCTAATTACTTTTACAACCATTGAATATTTTAACAACCTTTCTCCAGAAGAGAGAAAAAATCATGTGGCATGCATTGGATGGACCGAGTGTTCACGTACAATGATTCCACATCCGTATCTTGACATCCCTGACAGGGATTATATCAACCCTGACAACATTTACAACTTGCAAAAACTGTGGATGCACCTAAATCTCATTGTTTTGAAACATGCAGACGAAGATGTGCGTGAAAGGTTCCGCCCGTTAGTGAAAGAAATGCTTATACACATGGGCGAGCCCTATTGGTTTAAAGAGCATGTCAAAAATATTATCTTACTTGAAAATTATTTCAAGGCAAATGGCATTCCATATATGTTTTGGAACAGCATTGGCTTACCTATTAACAGACTAGACAAGCAAACTAGGGCAACTTTCGAAAAATACGTCGATTGGACAAAATGGATCAACTGGGCTGAACTAGATTTAGGAGTAAACCTTGCTCCGCCACCGAACGCCACACATCAATACAATCAAAAATACGGTGTGCTCGGTATGATGATGAATGATAGCGTAAAATATGAGGATGTGTGGACTAGTACAGGACATCCTGGACCTATCACTTGTCAAAAATGGGCTGAAGTTTTAGTACAACATTTAAAAATCAAAAATCTCATAGAAATTTGACATTTTTGTTAACGTATGTTATAATAAAAACATGACCACTATTGATAAAATACTAAAAGAAATTTCCGCTATTGGATTTGATAAGTTGCAACCTAGCTTGCCTAAGCGAGATGTGAAAATTCTTAAAAATTTGGTGGTTTTAATCACTAGGCCTGAATACATTTCAGAAAATCAAGGAAAATTATTAATAAAAATTTTCAATGAAAACATTAGCTCCCTTAGTTTTCTAAATTTAGACTTAGCTGAAATTTTAAAATCGCCATCGTGGTCGAGGCCCTTTCGAAAAATTATACAAACTCGAAAAATTGGAATTTTTCAGGCAGACACCGGTGAAAAATCAATTCAACTTGAATTCACGTTCACTAGTACGTTAAAGAAAATTTTACAAAACCTCACAAAATCTATTCAAGACGGAACTTCTAGTGTTACTATTGTTAGCGGAAGAATTTATCGAATTCCACTCACAGAAAAAAATCTAGTGCTAGTAGTAGATGCATTTAAAAACCATAATTTTGAGGTTTCCACGGAAATTTTAAGTTTTTACGAAACCATAAAATCTTGGGATGGTAAAGAATTTAAGAAAAATTTTGAAATTTTTTCTGAAAGCAATTCATCTCTAAGAGAAACTATTAAAAAAATGTTAAATCTTGAAACTGAGCCATCGGAGTTGATTCTTAGTGATCGAAAAATTCAGTTTCAGTACCAATTTTTACCAAAAAAAACTGAAGATACATTAACGTCGATTATAGCAAATAGAACTTCCAGCAAAGTTTATGTTAACAGTACAACATATTCAATGATAGACTTGGTAGCATCATTAAAAGAGCTACATCGGTTGCCATTGCTAGTTGTTTTTAATGGTTATAGTGAAACAGAAAGCCTAAAAAATCTGGAAATTTTGAGTCAAGCATTAGAAAATTCTAAAATTGATGATCGTGTAGGAATTTATTTCCGCTTTGAAAATACTAACAGCGGAAAAGTTTTTAATCAAACTATTGCAGAGAAAAAATATAATTCTTTCCTTGACACTGACATTAATTGCGCTGGAATTATTGGTGGAAAAATACCAAAATTTTTCCTTTCTTCCGCATGGCGCCCACAAGCTGTTATTAGTTTTACTAATAATTTAAAACACAATAAAGCCTCTGTCTATTGCAATAGTTGTGATTTAATTGTATACTATAACGAAAAGAAACCTCTAATAATAAACAATAATGACTTGTAAATTAATCATTCGAGATGAAGTTAATATTAAGCTAGAAGGCCTAGAAGTTGAGGTAAGACGTAAACTTGTAAATGCCTTCAAGTATGAAATACCTTACGCTCGTTATCAGCCTGCATATAAATTAGGTAGATGGGATGGCACAGTTAGTTTATTTGGATTAGGCGGTAACGGTTATCTATATCAACTAGAAAAAGTTCTTGAAATTTTAACAAATCAAGGCGTTGAAATCGACGAAATAGAAGATCTAAGAAATTCTGTTAAATTAAATTTTACTGAAATCGCACAAGATTTTTGGGGCGACATGTGTTGGCCAACTGGACATAGATTTGCTGGGGAACCTATACGTCTTAGAGATGATCAAGTTGACGTTGTTAATAATTTTTTAAAAAATCCACAAAGTTTACAAGAGGTAGCAACAGGTGCAGGTAAGACCATTATGACTGCAACCATGGCTAAAATATGTGAGCCATATGGCCGAACTATCGTCATAGTACCTAATAAAGATCTTGTTACCCAGACAGAAGAAGATTTTCGAAATGTCAAACTAGATGTCGGTGTTTATTTCGGTGATAGGAAAGAACTTGGCAAAACACACACTATTTGTACTTGGCAAAGTCTAAACATTTTAGATAAAAAATCTCATGATAATGCAACACTAACACTGGCTGAATTTCTTGACGGTGTTCAAACAGTAATTGTTGACGAAGTACACATGGCTAAAGCAGATGTGTTAAAAAAATTATTAACGCAAAACTTAGCCAATGCTCCAATTCGTTGGGGACTAACAGGAACAGTACCAAAAGAGAAATATGAACACGAACAGATATTTGCAAGTATTGGTCCAGTTGTAGGACGAGTGACAGCTAAGGAATTACAAGATAAAGGCGTATTATCTAATTGTCATGTTAACATTGTACAAATGGTTGACATTAGGGAATTTAGAAGTTATACTGATGAAGTTAAGTATCTTGTAACAGATGACGATAGAATGATTTACATCAGTAAGTTAATTAAATCTATTTCAGAATCTGGAAATACATTGGTACTTGTAAATCGTATAGACTCAGGTAGGTTCCTAGTCAACGAGATAGAAGATAGTGCTTTTATTTCCGGTGAGGTTAAAGGCTCTACTCGAAAAGAGGAATACAAGGGACATGCAACTGCTGATAACAAGATTACTGTGGCGACTTATGGTGTGGCCGCTGTGGGTATTAATATCCCTCGTATTTTTAATCTGGTTCTTTTGGAATCCGGAAAGAGCTTTACACGAGTTATACAAAGCATTGGGCGAGGTATTAGAAAAGCTGAAGACAAAGACTTCGTACAAATCTGGGATTTAACGTCAACTTGCAAATATGCAAAACGACATCTCACAGAAAGGAAGAAATTTTATAAAGACGCCAAATATCCATTTACAATAGAAAAGGTAGACTGGCAAAAATAACAACATGCAAATATTAACATTAGAAAATAAAACATTTCAACTAAACAATTTACCCGATGAGGTAGATGAAAACACTAGGTTTGCTGTATTAGACAACAGCGCACCTGCAGAACCAGACTTCTTTTTTGTACCATTAATATTTTTAGAAAGTTTTAATGCGCCAGCAATGGTATTAAGAATCGGTGAAAACGAAGTAACAATGCCCATAGATTGGAGCATTGCAGTTGGCGATAGTTCTAGTTCGTGCGATATTGAAATACTTCCGCTTACAAGTCTTAATGATAGGGGATTTGAAGCATTAGTTTTTAATCCCCTAAGTTCATTTAGGGTAGAATTTAAAAAAATTGAAATTATAAATTTTTACAATGATGTTAAATGGTATTTCCCTAAGATGCGTAACGGGCAATTATTAGCAGTTCCAACTCAGCAAGGACACAAACCAGAGTGTTCATACTTTGTTAAAGAGATTAGTAGACAAAGTGAAATTATTCAATTAGACAAATTATTATGACATTAAAAGTTGCATATTTCCAACCAGTAGTACTAGCAATAGACCAAGTTCCGCCAGTTGAATTTAGCCGTATGTACAGCCTAGTAGAAAGTCTACACAACCGTCCTGAACTTAATGATGCTGACAATCCTTTTATCAGTATCCGTGGCGGACAACAGATACAAGTATATCCTAATGAATATAACTTAGATGTTAAATGGTTAGTTGATTGGGTTGAGTTAATGGCGCAAGGTTATATGGAATTAATCATTGCTCAAAGCGGAACTGAGGACTTAAAATACTGCAAACCTGTCTGTGTTAGTATTTGGACTATTCGTCAACAAGAAGGCGACTACCAGGAAATGCATAGTCACCCAACAGGCAATTTAAGTGGTAACATCTATATCACTGCTCCAGAACTTGATGATGATTTAAAACAACCAAGTGACAGTCAAATTCTTTTTAGACTTCCACATACACGAGATGTTGGCAAGTTTATTATGAATGACACTTGGAAATATAGTCCAGCACCCGGAACGTTTGTCCTATTCCCAAGTTATCTTCCACATACAGTTTACCCATGGAAGGGTCCTGGTTATAGAACAGTAATGGCGTTCGATATCAAGTTAATTCCCAAGGATGAACTAGCTAATGGGAACACTTAAACCCGGTGCCACTTACATATATGAACGTTCTGGCGGAACAGTTTATGCCAGAGAATTTGGATCCACAGAACGAAAAGTAATCGGGTATGAATGGCCAAATAAAGCAGATCCCCTCCAATATGATTTAGTCGAAACACAACTTTGGCAAGATATTGTTCATGCAGGGAAAACCAATCCCACTTTACAAAAAGCCTTAGATCGTGCTAAAATGTTGTACAACATGAGTGAAGAATATGAGCGAAAAGATCGAACTTAAAGAAAAACTAGCCGCAGTAGACATGAACTTTCGTTCCCTATGGGATGAAATAGATGACGCCCAACGAAAAAGTTTGAAGAGCGAACTTTATATTTTAAATCGATATATCAGTAGTGCAAAAGGTCAGAACAGAGAAACACAAGAACATTTTGTGTTAACTGTCAACGAATATTTTAATAAAAATTGGAACGACCTACAGAAACATCCTAAACTGTTATGGCTATTACTTTGTATGTGTTCTTGGGATGGTCAAAAAATTATGTTCCACGAATGGATAGGATTTAAGAAAAAGAAGGGCGACACTAAAATTCTTAAATTTTTACTTGAAATTTATCCTAATAGAAAACACGACGAACTTGAAATGTTAGCACAAACCATGACGGGTAAAGAAGCAAGAGAGCTTGCTAGAACGCATGGGTACGATGACAAACAAGTTGAAAAGATGTTTAAATAATAGTGATGCTAAACTTGAAACCAGTAGATCAACCTTATGTATGTTCGCATTGTAATAGCGGATTTATGAAGGAAAAAACATTAACTGTTCATATGTGCGAACAGAAGCGTAGGTATTTGGCTCGTTCAGAGAAACACGTTCAGATAGGTTATCAAGCATACATTAAATTTTATCAGCTTACACAAAGATTCCAAGGCGAAAAAACCTATGACGAATTTTCACGTAGTCCGTATTACAACGCTTTCATAAAATTTGGAAGTTTTGTTAGCAATGTTAACCCGTTGTATCCTCAACATTATATCGACTGGGTAGTAACTAGTAACGTGAAATTAGATCACTGGTGTCGTCAAGAACTCTACGACAAGTATGTGCTTGAGTTGATTAAAACAGAAAATGTAGAGACAGCATTACAACGAACGCTAGCTCATATGATGGATTGGGCAGAAGAAAAAAATGCAGTATGGAATCATTATTTTGATTACGTAAGCCTTAGTCGTGCTACATTTGATATTAGAGATGGTAAGATAAGTCCGTGGGTTATACTTAACTGCCAAGCAGGAAAAACAATGCTATCTAAAATGAATGACGAACAGCTAGAAGCTATAAGTGCCGTAATTGATCCAGAGTATTGGATGAGGACATTCCGTAAGCAAAAACAAGATGTAGAACTTGTTCGACAAGTTCTTGAGGAAGCTAAATTATGATTACCCCAGGAAATACAGAAGCAGTACAGTTAGGCCTAGAAGTAATTTTAAGTGAAGACGATAAAACAGTCTATGTAAAATTTACAGGTTTTGAAAACATAGAAGAAGCAGATAATTATGCTTCTTACTTAACTGATACATTACCATTATTACTTTTTGAATCTGAAATAAAACACTAATGCCAGATATTGACATTGACTTTGCAGATCGATCTAAAGCTCTTGAACATTTCAAGCATGTTACTGCGACTATAGAAGACAACGGCACTTTTAAAAAACACAATTCAGGAATATATTGTACTTCTATTCCGTACAATCCAATTACTGGTATGAGTACCATTGACTATAAGTCGGCAGAAGACCGAGGTTATTTTAAGATCGATTTTTTGAATGTTAATGTTTATAACGGTGTAAAAGACGAAGCACATTTAATTCAATTAATGGAGACTGAACCACTATGGGATCTATTAGAACAAGATGACTTTACAAATTTACTGTTCCACATAAATGGGCATGGCTACTTGATGAGGCAAATGAAACCTACGAGTATAGAAGAGTTAGCAATGTGTTTGTCTTTGATACGCCCTGCGAAAAAACATCTAGTTGGGAAGACGTGGACGGAGATTGGGATGACGATTTGGGAGAAACCGGAGAACGGTGAATACTACTTTAAGAAGAGCCACGCAGTTGCGTATGCTATGGCTATTGTAGTACAAATGAATTTAATTTGTGAACAGATAAGTTACGGATACAGTTAACGAGTTTTTCTAACAAGCTGAACTGATTTTCTTTTAATTCTTTTTAAAGTTAGGTTCATTAAATTGACCACTGGTCCTAACACAATTCTTACATCCTTGCTGTTAAATGTTTTAATAGCATATCTATAAGGTTCAATTTGCGTCCTTAAAAATATGTTGATAGGAACTTGTCTATTTGATTCCCACCACCAAGTTTCTCCTATTTCTAAAAATCCTGATTTTTCTTCAGGTGTTCGAATAGAATTAAGATCGTAAAAACTAGTTACGTACTGGTCTTGGTTAATAATAATCCCAACATACTCGTTTTCGCCGTAGTTTATCACACTTATAAACGGAAGTTGCTCTTCAATATTGTCTCGTAATTTTATCATAAATATAGCTAAGGATTGCCAAATGCAAAAAATTTCAAGTTATTTATTACACAATAGAATAGAGTTGGTTGCCGATTTGGCAGGATTTATCACGGAGTATAAACCAGTGTACAAAAGACATATCAGAGTCTATCGCGGAATAGACAATCTATTAGAATTCGACGTTAAAAACGCCGATCAAAAACGCATTGACTTAGGAGAGTTTGACACTTTAGAAATGCATGTGATGGACAATACCGGACAAGCATTACCAAGTAGCCCGTATACTGTAGAACCCTTAGATCAAGAAACATCTAAGGGACTAGCTACAGTAACTATCCCAGCAATTGATTTAGACGGTCTTATTGCACAGGGGCTAACTTATTCTGTTGTTGCAAATGGCAATACTATTCTTTATGCTGATAGCAGATTTGGAGCGAGTGGAAATATCGATTTAATTACTACAGCTATCCCAGTAGCTAAGCCTGTACAAAAATATGATCATTTCTTAGGACTAGGCGATTTTAACAATACAACTATAACATATACTAGCGATGCAGTTAGTTTAAGAACAAGAGATGCTGTTCCTCCAAATCATATTCATGTGGAAATTTCAGTTACAAATCTTAAAGGTACCATATGGGTAGAAGCAACAAAACAAGAAGTTATTGGGCACGAATCGTTTACTCATAGTAATGGCACAAGAGTCTATGAACAAGTTTTAAACCCGGCAACTACTGACACTATTACAGTTCCGTTAATTGATTTATTAGAAACTGGTTATACTTATATACGTGTTAATTGGACTACAGACCCAACTATAACAACTGGTAAAATTGATTTTTTCACAGTAGAATTCCACGCTCATCCTCCAGAAGTACCATGTTAAGTTAATCAAACTTCTTGACTGTTTTTAGTTAGTCTGTTATAATATAGTATGAGTCTAATTGTAGAAACAGTTCAAAACTATCTTCCTGCTAGAAGAAAACATACCCCCAGTGGTTGGATAAGTTTTAATGCACCGTGTTGTAGCGACAAACGCCAGCGTGGTGGTCTCATCTTTAATACCGGCGACGCAGTAAGCTACCACTGTTTTAATTGTGGCTTCAAAGCTAGTTGGCAACCTGGAAGACAAATTAGCCAAAAGATGAGTAAGCTGTTGCGATTATTCAATGTACCCGACGATACAATTAATCAACTGAGATTAGAAGCTCTAAGATTAAATGATACATCAAGTGTTGAAATCCGTAGTATAGTTCCTAAGTTTGATGCTCGTGCATTACCAATGGATGCTAAAAGTTTAGACGAGTGGACTACTTGGATCAATTTGCAAGGTTGGGAAAATGCCGACCAAGAACTTATCAATGCTTTTTGTTATATACGAAATATTAGAGGATTAGATCCCTATGCCCATCCTTACTACTGGACTAGCAAAGTTGGATTTAAGAATAGAATTATAATTCCGTTTTACAAAGATGGTGTGATAGTTGGCTGGACTGCTAGGGCAACTAAACCAGATGTTAAGCCAAAGTTTTTAAGTGAACAACAACCGGGGTATGTGTTTAATTTAGATGCACAAGACAACAATAGACAATTCGTAATTGTTTGCGAAGGTCCGTTTGATGCACTAAGTATTGATGGATGTGCGCTACTAGGTGCAGAAATTAAAGACAGTCAAAACTGGTTGCTAAAACAGCTAGGCAAAGAAATTGTTCTAGTTCCAGACAGAGATCACGAAGGCCCTAGAACTGTAGAGCAGGCGATAGAATACGGGTGGACAGTTAGCATGCCTGACTGGCCTGACAATGTCAAAGACGTTAATGATGCAATGCTAAAATTAGGAAGGCTAACAACCTTATACTTAATTTTACAAGCAAAGGAATCAAATAGTCTTAAGATACAGTTAAGAGCAAAAAAATGGTTTAAGGACGTAAATGAAAAAGCTAATTAATTTTATATTAACCCCGTGGCGCAAATGGAAACAGCATCAAGAGTACAAAAAACGTCTTAAAGAAATTCAAGAACGAGATCCGTTTATATACAAATGATTACGTGGGGAATATCAGCAAACAGTCATGACGCGGCATTAGCTGTGTTTCTTGACGAGCACTTAGTATTTGCTAGTCATAGCGAAAGATTTAGCAAGAAGAAAAACGACAAGCACTTGTGCAAAGAACTTGTCGATTATGCTAAAAATAAATTCTATGGACTACCAGATCGAGTGTACTGGTATGAAAATCCTTATTTAAAAACAGCAAGACAACTGTATGCAGGGCAAGGATGGAAGTGGGAAGACAATGATATAAAATCATATCTAAGCCGTTGGAATATTAATGGACGATTACATTATACTAATCATCATCGTAGTCATGCCGCTACTGGTTATTTTACTAGTGGCTTTGACGATGCTTGTATTTTAGTAATTGATGCCATCGGAGAATTCGAAACTCTTACTATTTGGAAAGCAGAAGGTAATCGATTAAAGAAATTATACAGTAAGTGGTTTCCAAATAGTATTGGATTATTTTACAGCGCCATTACGCAACGACTAGCCCTACGTCCTTTAGAAGATGAATATATTTTAATGGGTATGAGTGCATATGGCAATGTTGACAACTTGTATACTCGTATGCGAGACGATTTTGTAGACAAATATCACGACTACACTTTTGCTAAAAATTTACACAGAGGTTGTTTAGATTGGGCGCCAGACCTAACAGTCAATGACAGTTTTGACGTTGCTGCCGCTACACAAGAAATATATGAAAGATTTTTTGAAACAGCACTAGGACATGCTAAAAAATTAACAGGTAGCAACAATCTAGTCTTAATGGGCGGCTGTGCTCTTAACTGTGTTGCTAATCGATTAACAGGCAAGTATTTTGATAATACTTGGATTATGCCTAACCCTGGAGATGCAGGTAGTGCTATCGGTGCAGTACTGGCACACAACCCTCAGTGGCGTATTGAACCCAAACATTTCACTCCTTTCTTAGGATATGATATGGGGTACAAATCTACCAATGAAGAAATTGTAGATTATTTGATAGAAAATAAAATTTGCGGTGTTGCAAGAGGGCCCGCAGAGTTTGGGCCTAGAGCATTAGGCAACAGAAGTTTGTTAGCCGATCCTCGGGGTAATGATATAAAGGAACGTGTAAATGATATTAAAAGAAGAGAACAATTTAGACCATTTGCGCCAGTTATTCTGGAGGAGTTATGTGATACTTACTTTGATATGCCTAATGGTTGGAGTAACAGTAGGTATATGCAAGTCATCGCTCGCTGTAGGGTTCCTGAGCTTTTTCCTGCTATTGTGCATCACGACGGCACTTCTCGTGTACAAACTGTCTCGAGAGACGGATCACCATTGCGACTGTTGCTCGAAAGATGGTATACATTAACTGGTTGCCCAATGTTACTAAACACTAGTTTAAACATTAAAGGACGGCCAATGGTTAATGACCATGCTGATGCAAGAACATTTGAAGCCCACCATAATGTTAGGGTATTCACATAAAAGAGTATATAATATTACAATGACTAGACAGAACGCAGACTACGGATTTGACATCCAAAAATTATATTTAGAAATGATGATGAGTGACGCAGAAACATTTGTGCGTTGCCAGAGTATTTTTGATCACACTCTGTTTGATCGAAAGCTACAAGATGTAGCACAGTTTATTAACAGCTATGTAGAAGAAAACAGAGTAATGCCTACATTTGATATTGTTAAGGCAACTACTCATGTAGAACTAGCGAATCCTGGGGAACTACACGAAAATCACTATGATTGGTTACTTGGTGAATTTGAAACATTTATTAGACACAAGGGTTTAGAAAGAGCGATTTTACAATCCGCAGACTTACTGGAAAAAGGCGAGTATGGCCCAGTAGAGGACCTAGTTAAAAAAGCTGTTCAAGTTGGTTTGACTAAGGACATGGGTACTGATTATTTTTCAGATCCACGTGCTCGATTGATGAAGATTAAAGACAAGAACGGACAAGTTAGTACTGGTTGGAAAACTATGGATCACAAACTTTTCGGTGGTATGAACCGCGGAGAGTTGAACATTTTTGCAGGCGGATCGGGCGCAGGCAAGTCGTTATTTCTTGCAAATTTAGGATGTAATTGGGCACTAGCAGGGCTTAATGTTTTGTACCTAACATTGGAACTTTCAGAAGAGCTTGTTAGTATGCGTATTGATAGTATGCTTACAGGAGTGCCAACTAGGGATATTTTCAAAGATCTAGACGATGTTGAAATGAAAGTGAAAATGATTGGCAAAAAGTCGGGACAGATGCAGGTCAAATATATGCCTAGTGGTAAAACTAGTAACGATTTGCGTAGCTATATTAAAGAATATGAAATTAAAACAGGACGTAAGTTAGATGTTCTATTAGTTGACTACTTGGACTTGCTCATGCCAATTAGTAAGAAAATTTCAGCAGAGAACTTGTTTATTAAAGACAAGTATGTATCAGAAGAACTACGTAATCTAGCAGTGGAATTAAACTGTGTGTTCGTTACTGCGGCACAGTTGAACAGGGGCGCAGTTGAGGAGGTGGAATTTGACCATTCACATATTTCAGGTGGTTTATCAAAGATTCAAACAGCAGATAACGTATTTGGTATCTTTACCAGTAGAGCTATGCGAGAGCGCGGTCGTTATCAAATTCAACTTATGAAGACACGTTCAAGTAGTGGTGTTGGAGCAAAAATTGATCTAGAGTTTGATGTTGACACATTGCGTATTCGAGATCTTGAAGAAGATATGGACAATGCTCCAACAAGTCGTGGAGGTAGTATTCTTGAAAGTATCAAACAACGTACATCAACAGTAACAACTATTGATCCGTCTACCGGAGAAATTAGCTCTGATCCTACACTAGGAGTTAGTGTTGCTAAGGTTAAACCTCAAGTAGAAAGTTCAAAACTACGACAACTATTGAGTAATTTACCAAACGATTCCGATCCGTTTTAACGATTTTGTAATCATTAAATAAATAAGTACATATATAATAATGAGAGCAAAAAAATGCAACTGTACCACGTTCGAGACCTAAATGATCCACTTGCCAGCATCATTAAAGATGATCCTGTAAGAGCTCATATACCTCTTGAACAACGTATAAATGAAAATGCAGAAATACTAGTACTCAAAGAAGGCGAAAAAGTTCTTGCGGCAACTTGCTTACAATGGCTTAAAGAAGTTCCCGAAGACGAGCAAGATTTACAGGACTTAGAAAAAACTCACGATGTAGCAGTATTCTACACCATTTGGAGTTACAGTCCAGGTGCCGGTGCTAAACTAATCAAACAAGCCGCAAGTTGGATTTTAGAAGCAGTTGAGGAGTGTAAAACCATTGTTACACTAAGCCCACAAACTGATATGGCTAGAAAATTCCATCTAAATAATGGTGCTACGATCCGCAAAGAAAACAGTACCAGCGTTAACTACCAATACTATTCAAAAGACTAATAAAATTTTTGGTAAATACTAGCAGTAAAAGCGAGGATTTACCAAATGACATTACCTTTGCGTTCTATTAGGCTTATAGGACGAAATACTAAATCACTAGACGCTACTGCTGGCGATCCCGGCGAAATTTTCTACGACACAACTAACGATACCCTAAGAGTTTACGACGGTAGACAAATTGGTGGCTATATTTTAGCTAGAGTTAGTTCTGGTGGCGGAAGTGGTGGCGGAACAGTAACCGGCGGAACTGTAACGGCAAGTGATACAGCGCCTGCTAGTCCTAGTACAGGAAGCGTTTGGTTTAATACTGCAACAAACAAGCTCTATATATACGAGCAAAGCTATTGGGTTCAACCTAGCGTACCGCAATTTGGTGCAGGCTATGTTGAGATTGACGGTGATACATCTTCATACATATTTGCGGCAACTGACAGCGAATTTGACGGTGCAACCTCTACAGCAACTACTAGCGATTCACTAATTGATGGAGGGACAGCTTAATGTCTTCACGTATAAGATTACGCCGAGATACCGCGGCAAATTGGACAACAAACAATCCAGTTCTAGCACTAGGAGAACCAGGTCTAGAAACTGATACACGCCAACTAAAGTTTGGTGATGGAACAACAGCATGGACTAGTTTAGTCTACGGTGCAGGCGGTGCACCTGTTGCAAGTACAAGCGTTTCTGGTACTGTAAAAGTTGATGGAACAAGTATTGTAATTGCTAACGGTGTTATTTCAGCAACAGGCGAATTAGGTATACCGGTTGCAAGTACATCAGTATTAGGTGGTGTTAAAATAGATGGCACATCTATTTCAATTAACAACGGAGTTATTAGCGCATCAGTTACCGGTGTATATAACAATGCAACTTTTACTGGTACCACTACACTACAACAAACACAAGAAGTTGTTCAAGTTTTAGCTAATGCTGGCGGAACAGTAACACATGATTTTTCATTAGGTCAACTATGGCAACATACTACGCCAACTGGTAACTTTGCGGCAAATTTTATTAATGTACCTACTACTGCAAATAGATCAATGGCAGTAACATTAATTTTAGTTCAAGGTGCAAATCCTTATATTGCTAGTTCCGTACAAATTAACGGTGTTAATCAAGTTATTAAATGGGCTGGTGGTGTTCAACCAGCAGGTACAGGAAACAAAATAGACGTCTTAACTTTCATTATGACATATGTTAATAGTGCTTGGACAGTCTTCGGACAGATGAGTTCATACGGTTAAGGACTAACATGGCTTTTAATTTTCCAACAACTGGTCTAGTAGCTAATGTTACAACAGCTACTAACGGAGATACCACCTGGATTTGGACTGGTAGTACATGGGATTTAAAACCAGTAACAGATCCAGTTGTTAATAATTTAACAGTAGTAGGTAGCTTTGTATCCGAAGCACAACAAAGTTTTGTAAGAAACGTTGTGCCTACAGTATCAGCTCTTTCAACAATAACTAATGCAAACTGGAAGGGATTAAATGTTTTTGTAACAGAGACTGGCGCACTATACTATGCCGACGGTACTGACTGGAATCGAATTGCCAAATATACAGAAACAGGATTTAGAAACTTAGCAGTTAGTGGAAATGATACCCTAACTAGCCTAAGTTCAACAACATTGAACATTGTAGGATCTGGAAGTACTATAGTTAGTACAGATTCTGCAACAAATACAGTTACTATTACCGGCGAAGCCACAGGTATTGTCAGTAGCGGACAAGCAGGACGTTTAGCATACTATGCCTCAACTGGCAGTACGGTCAGTGACATTGGATCTAGTGTCATATGGAACGGTACAAGTTTAACCATAGGTGGCGGTTTAACTGTTAACACACTATCAGTCAGCAACGCTACTACCGTAGGAAGCCTCACGGTAAATAGCTCAGTGACGGCAAGCGGCAGTATTTCTGCAACTGGAGCTATTTCAGCAGGTTCATCAATTACTGCTACAAGTAACGCTATTATTGGCGGAGACTTGTCAGTAAGCGGGAAAGCAACTGTTGGCGCTCCAACCGCATCAACACACGCGGCAACTAAAGGCTATGTTGACACAGCATCAGCGGCCGCATTGGCTTTGGCAAATGCTAGATCAATCGCCATGTCTATCGCAATAGGGTAATTACAGGAAATTTTAAATGTCAAAGAAACTGATTAGCACTTATAAGTTTGTACCAGGAATTGTAGTTCCTGACACAGCCTTATATCCAAATTGTACAGCACTTTTAGAAGCAAACAAAAAGTTTCTTCAAGAAGAAACTATTGCATATATTCAATACAACAGCGCCAACAACATTGCACCGTTTGTCTACTATACTTACAATGCAGATAAATGCCGTCGTGACGTTAGTTATGTTCTAGAAGGTTACCTAAGCGATTTAAAACACGGTGGCAACAAACAAACTGTACACAACGCACAGAAATATTTTGAAAACGGTATTCCTCAAGTAGACGGAGATCGTACTCCTGAAATTGCCGCGCATACATTTATTAAAAACTTAGTTCAAAACTTTGTATTGGCTAATATTGTTTATAGTGCTCGTAATACTGTAATATCACAAGTAACATTACCTATAACTGCTGAAGCTCTTGGAAAAACAAAACTATCAGATCTAAATGACATAATTGTTAACGTAATTACTAACGGTCTAACTAGTTTACCTGCTATTTCAACTAATCGCGGATATGTTAAGTTCCCAGGTTTTTACAAGCTAAAAGACATTCTTTTAATTACAAATACATCAAGAAACATCATTATGTATAACTTTGCTGATCCTTCATACAAGGCAGAAGTTACATATTATGAAACAGCAGATAGCGATTTCCCAGGTGCATTGTACGGCACAGATAAGATTACTACAGTAACATTTGATATTGATACAAGTGCCATGATGGTCACTGACAATATTCAAATTTACGTCTCGGCTAAGAGTTTAGAAGTTAGACTTAACCCAATCGGTACTGACGCTATGGAACGTCAAAAGGTTGGTATTCCACAGTCCATGCTTGACGCGGACTTTGAGTACGGACTACAACCAACTAAGTGGCAGGCCATCTCTATGATGCGTAACTATCCTGCGGTTTACGAAATTCCAAGTAGTGACCAATCAGTTATTAGTGTTACAACTGATGCAAGTACATCGACAGCTAATACCGGTGCTAGTTTAATTACAGTTACAACAGTATCGCCACACGGGTTTGTTGTAAATACACCGTTTACAATTAAAGCTCTTGCTAACTCAGTTAACGGATTTAGCCGTGCTGAAGGAACATTCTTAGTTAACTCTGTTCCAACTACAACATCATTTACCTACTATTCAAAATCAAAAGTAGGTACAAGTAACGGACAGTTATTAAGTTCAACCTATACTCAGCTACGTAAAGCATCCTATTATACCGGTGCTGCCGTAGGTAATCCAACATTCTCAGTGTATAGTGCAGGTTCGAGCGGTACTATAACAACAGTATTTACAACTGATATTAGCCAGGATCGTATTGGTTTTAGTGGTGCAATACCTCCACTAGGTGCTCCAATTACAGGTACAGGTATTCCATCCGGTGCTCAAATTACTGCTATTAACGGCCCAGGAGGAACTGGCGCAACTACATCATTAACTGTTACAGCTAACATCGGCGATACTAGTATTGTTGTTGATAATACTACAGGTATTGTTCCTGGTATGGTTATTGACCGCGGCGATGGCACAGCAGTTCAAGTTGCTGACATTAGCGGTAATACTGTAACACTAAGTGGTGCCTTAACAGCACAGACGCTAGGAAGCACCCAGAGCTACACTGGATTAAGTCAATCGTCTACTAACGGCACAGGTAGTGGTGCTGTGTTTACAGTTTCAAGAACTGCAGGTAGTTATATTACAACAGTTACTAATCCAGGCGGCGGATATTTGCAAGGTGATGTTTGTGTTATTGCAGGTACTAGTTTAGGCGGATTAGCGCCAACAAATAATGCCACTATTACAGTTACTTCAGCTAGTGATAAAAATACAGTAGCAACATTTTCCGGCGGCTCATTAGTTGCATCATCTGCATACAATCCAAGTTCTACTACTAACTTAGCTACCACAGGTGGTAACGGTACTGGATTAACAGTTGATGTAACATTAGATGGAAGTAATGTTCCAACTAGCGTAATTATTAAAACTCCTGGTAAGAACTATACTCCAGGAAGTACAGTAAAAATTCTTAGCGGAGTAACACGAGGTGTTGTGTTATCAACTGGTATTAGAGTTCCAGGTAGCGGATATACTACAACTAATAACGTAGCAGTAAGTGGCGGTAGCGGAACAGGACTTACTGTCGATATTGTAGCAGATCCCGTAGGTGGAGTAAAACAAGTTAACATTGGCAATGCTGGCTCAGGATATTCTAACAGTCAAGTTAGTCCAACTGGTGGCAGCGGCACTGGATTAGTAGTATCCATTGGAACTAGTGGCGGATCTATTATTAGTATTAGTATTAATAATAGAGGTAGCGGATATACAGTTGGTAATACATTGACAATTCCAGGAGGTAGTGGAACTGCTACTATTACAGTTACCGGGTCGGTAACTAATGCTGAAGTTACAAACGTTACAATTAATAACCCTGGATCTGGATATGTTTCTGGCGAAACAGTTACAATTCCCGGCGGCACAGGTAGTAATTTCCAAATTGGTAACGTAACAGCAGATGCTACTATACAGATTGGCACCGTTAATACCGGTGGTGTTATTCTTAGTGTTAATACTTCAGGCACAACAATTAGTAGCCCAACAAAGAACTTTATCAGTGCAATTACAATTAGTGATTTAACAACAGCTTCAGTGCCATCAGGTACATCATTAAGTTATAGTGCTATTGCTACTATTGAAGTAGCATTTAGTACAGCTCACGGATTTGTTCCAGGTAATACAATTACAGCACAGATTACAAGTACAGACACTGGAGCCCAGTTAGCCGCTGGTGCATACTTTGTTGAAAACGTTCCAACGCCAACTACTTTACGCTATACAGCACGTACAGCTGGTACAATCGCTAACACGTTAACTGGTATCTTGTATGCTCGTCCAGACTCATTCTTTATTCATAGACCGTTTGACGGTGGTGTACAATTAGGTACGGCGAGCCCAGCTCACGGCGCCGCCGCAATTCGTATGAGTAAGAAATACATTCGTTACCAATCAGGTAAGGGTGTTATGTACAACACAGGTGCTCTATTTGCTCCATCATATGACTTACGTAGTCTAGTAGCAACTGGAACTACAGCTGGTAACCTTATCACAGTTACTACAGACGATACTGACCACGGCTGTCAGGTAGGTAGTCAGATTACAATTACTGGTGTAACAACTAGCGGTTATAATAATATCTATACTGTACAAGATATTATTAACGAACGTGTACTAACGGTAGTTGCTAAATCAGCACTAGGTAATGCTAATGCACAACTAGGTAACCCATGTCAAATGACTGTACGTACATGGCATGGTTCTACAGTACGTGCAGGTATCTTCGATGATCAAAACGGTATGTTTTGGCAATACGACGGACAAAAGATGGCTGTTGTACAGCGTTCGAGTACATTCCAGATTGCAGGAACTATTGCCATTGCCGCTAACTCAAATGCTGTTACAGGTAACAATACTCGCTTTACACAACAATTAGCCGCTGGTGACCGTGTGGTTATTCGCGGTATGAGTCATATTATTACTGCTATTGCTAGTGATACTAGTATGACTGTTGCTCCAGACTATCGTGGTGTTAACAACGCGACTGAAGTTAAAATTGTTAAGACTGTTGACAAAGTTGTTCCACAAGAATACTGGAACGGTGATGCTTGTAACGGTTCTGGACAAAGTGGTTACAATCTAGATGTAACTAAAATGCAGATGATTGGTATTCAGCACACATGGTACGGTGCTGGATTTATTGACTTTATGTTAAGAGGCAGTGAAGGTAACTATATCTTCGTACACCGCTTCCGTAACTCAAACGTTAACACAGAAGCTTACATGCGTACAGGTAACCAGCCAGTTCGTTATGACGTTACCAACGAAGGCGCCCGTGGTAAACTACGTGAAGATATGAATGCTCAACAAACATATATTCCGTTAGTAGCAGGCGATGCTTATTGGTTCCCAACTGCTGGTACAATATACATTGATAACGAAATGATTCGTTACACAGGTAATGACGGCACTAACTTAACTGGTTGTACCCGTGGTGCTACACTAACACAGTTTGCCGCAGGTAGTCAGCGTACATTCGTTGGCGGCATTGCCACAACACACTCGGCTAATACAGGTGGTGTGTTGATTTCAAATACTATTACTCCAAACATTAGTCACTGGGGTAGTGCGTTTATGATTGACGGCCAGTTTGACAGTGACCGTGGTTACATTTTTAACTATGCGGCTACTGGTGTAAGCGTTTCAGTTGATAAGAAAACAGCTTTCCTAATGCGTCTAGCACCTAGTGTTTCAAACGCACAAACAGGCGACCTAGGCGATAAAGAACTACTAAACAGAGCGCAGTTGCTACTAAGTCAGATTTCTGTAACTAGCGATAGTGTGTCAGGAGGTGGCGCGATTGTTGTTGAAGGCGTAATTAACCCAAGTAACTATCCAGATGATCCTACTAAGATTACCTGGACTGGTTTGAACTCGGCTGCGGCTGGTGGACAGCCATCCTTTACACAGATTGCTAACGGTGGTTCTGTATCATGGGGCGGTGGCGCTTCAACTAGCACAGCTACAATTCAAGGTGCGTTTACTACAACAATTACAGCTAAGTCATTCAGCCCAATTACTACAACCTTTACAGCTACCAGCTTCAGTACAGTTACACAAAACTTAACTGCAACTAGCTTTGGCACAACAAGCAACACTGGTACTATTACAGCACGTGGTAACCTAGCTGGAACTTTTGGTGCTACCTATGCATCTGCAATCAATACAGCACGTAGAGATATCATGGTCTTAACTACAGACTACGACAACTACATTCTTACTAACACTATGAGTGTAGGTGATACACTAGCTGTAACCTCAGTACTAACAGTTAACACTAAGATTACTAGCATTACAAGAAACGTGTCAGGTACTGCGTATACACAAATCCAGTTTGACTTAACACCGGCTGCTTCTACAGCAGGTACAGGTAACCAAGCAGTAACAGTGACGCTTGTACTAGGTGCAACATACAATACTGCATTGAGCTCAACACGTACAGACTTTTTAATTACTAACGCACAATATGACGGATTTACTGCAACACCATTGCGTGTAGGGGATGGGCTAAGTGTTGCTACCTACTTAACTGGTGGACAAACGGTACAGTCATTTACACGTAACTATGTGATTATTAACGGTACTGGATATACACGTATTGTTATGTCAGCGGCTGCTACATCAAGCAGTCCAGTTGCCGCAAGTAACGGTGCTCAAAACATTACGGTGGTTGACACTAACGCTTTAACAGTAACGTTTGCCTCAGCCATTTCGAGTGTAAGAGCTACATTCTTAGTGCCACAAACACAGGCAGCTTCCACTACAGCCAAGATCAATGACGTACTAAGTACTGCTACATATCTAGCTGGTGGACAAACACTATCTAGTATTACACAGAACTATGCCACACTTGGCGGTACAGCCTATGCGCTAGTTACCATGAGTGGTGTAGGTACACTATCAAGTACTACAGGAACAGGTAACAACTTGACTATCACTGTTACATCAGCTGATACAAGTACATATGGCCGTGCGCTGTCAACAGGTCGTGTGGACTTCTTGATCACTGATACAGAATACAATGCCAGCGGTATTTTAGCAGGTGACGGTCTAAGTGTTGCCACATACTTAACCGGTGGACAAACTATTATCAGTGCTACACCAGGTTATACCACAATCAGTTCAGTAAGTTACACACGTATTGTTATGTCAGCGGCAGCTAACTCTAGTTCAACTAGCGGTGGCGGCAATGATATTACTATTACTGTAACAGCCGCAGGTAGTTCTGCTAGCTATGCGTCAACTAACTACTTGTTCTTTACAAGTGCTAGCTGGACAGCATCAAACGCCATTGTTGGTACACGAGTTGCGTCAGATCAAACACAGTATCCATCAGGTACATCTGTATCTACTGTAAGCACACGTACATTCGGTGCTACAACAGTATATCGTGTGGTATTTACACAGTCAGCTAACACTACGCAAAACGCGGCGTCAACACTGAAATTCCAGTTCGGCGCTAACTATGCCTTACCAGGTGAACAAGTTTTTGCGTTCGTATCCAACCCAGGATCAACTGACATATTACCATTGTTAGACTTGAAGGAATTAACATCAACTGCCATTGGTGGACGTGGTACATTCCCTAACGGTCCGGACGTATTGGCTATCAACGTGTATAAGGTTGCAGGAACCGCTACTAACGCCAGCTTAACAGTACGTTGGTCAGAAGCACAGGCTTAAAACGATATGGATTGGCAACAATCCAAAGATCTAAGGTGGCGCCAGGAATTAACTGGCACTGCCCCTGCGCTGTTCGATCAGACTAGAGAAGTTTGGAATTTATACATTGAAGGCCCCGCAGGTGCTGTTCGAGCAGATGATATGGGCTTGTATATTGGTGCTCCTAGCCAAGCTATTGAAACAGCCTACTGGGACATTGTACATACCCTAGACGGGCATTATCATTGTTGTTTAACGGGCAAGGTTTGGTACTTGACGTAACGCCTACGTTCCCACCACATGATCCAATTGCCTGTATGTGCTAGGGCCATGACAAACCACATCAAAGGCATTTCCCAAGAGCCCATTAACGAGCTAGAACAGATGCTAGGCGGTGCTAACCAACTGACGACCGCCCCCGTATAGAACAAGGGCGCTGGCACTAGACTGATTACAGTATTAACTAACTTCATTTCTTGTTGGGACGTAGCCCTAGCTGTGGACGACCATCATAGGCCAAGTGCTTGTTGGCGCCAAGAGCATCTACATAATGCATGAAAACTTGTAGGCAACCTAAGCCTGTAAATGGCTCACGCCAATGGGTAACATCACAGCCTTTATAGGTAGCCGCATCTCCAGGTTGTAGCACAATAGCTTCCCCATCCATGTAGATAGGCCAAGGTTCGGGATCTGCCAATAAATTCATAGTTAGCGAGTATTCACAGCTGGGTCGATCTGTATGCTGAACCATACGAGCACCCTGCCAATGATAACGAGCATAGCTATATGTAGGTATAAGTTCTACTCCCCAATGCGCTTCTACAACAGGCTTTAGAGTAGCCAGTAGTCCTTCTGTAATAGCGGGCGCATAGATATCCCAGCAAGTGTCAGTTACCGATCCCTTGGCAGTAAAAGCAGAGTAATCGCTACGATCTGTTCCAGTTAGAAAGTATAGGTTTTCACGAGTTTGATTAAGTGTATTGATCATTAACAAGCGAGTCTGCTCATTGACAATTTGGGGTATCACATCGTATTTTTTCATATACATATTTACTAGTGCTTTTTATCCCTAGCCGCAAACTTGAATAAATATATGCACTTATGTCAAACGATCTACGCATTACTCAAATCAAACTTAAACTGTTAGAAGGACAGGATCTAACCATACAAGAACAGCAGATGCTCAGTGAAGTAGCACCCATGTTATTATTTGGCAATTGGCTACGTCAAAAAGCCACAGCTTGGATCAAGGATCAAATAGCCCAGGCAGTCAAAGGTCAGATTGTGGCCAAAGATGCGTGGACACAGGCAGATCAAGCTGTGGCAGCGGCTCTGGGACAAGAAGACAAGGAAATAGGTTCAACAATGACAGCCTATATAATGAGTCTAATACAAGGTGGTAATCCCATACAGGCCGCTATACAAATGGGCGTGGGAGCGGCAAAAGAGTATGCCATGAAAGCCAGCGGCGCACAAGATGCTATTGATCAAACCAAGCAGGCAGTCACAGGACAAGCAGTACAAGCTCTAGCACAGGTGGCTCCTGGAGCAGCCGCACTCGTGCCACAGAAGACTCCACAAGGCAATCCACAGGCACAGAAAGCAGATCCACAAGCACAAGAAATCAAACAGTTTGCCCTACAGCTAGAACCCATAGCTGATGACTGGGAAGAGAAAGTACAGACTGTTAAACCTCCCCAAAGTCAACAAGCTCCCAAGCTAGGATAACCCGCGGAGCGGACAGCAGAATTTCAGCTTGCGCGAAGCGCAGAGCGAAGCGATACAAAAACGGTAAAGAGATTTTGCCCTTGGGTTAACTACGTTGTTAATGCTGTGCTAGGCTCCGCCGCACAGTAGCTCTAGAGTGTGCGCGAAACTTCTAACAAGTATTCACTGTGAGCAAGCAGTAGTCCCTGTCCATTTGCATCTGGACGCATATAATAATACTCTAACCATACTAGAGCACCACTACGCATACGTTGGGGCAACCATGCATAAAAGCGTGTATAGGTACGATCGTTGACTGTGTATATTTTACGCATTGGGTAATCCTGTAGCTAGATCTAGACTAGGATCTACATAGTGAGCACAGTCTGAAAAGCGTAAGATGAACTCTGTATATACTGTGCCCGTGGGAACCCAAAAGCGTGTACGGTTTAAGTGTACTTCACAGCGTAATTTATAGTGTGCAATAAAGTCGAAAACTTCACGACAACGTGGATCTGAGTTTAGCACGTAATAGTGATGCATAGTAACTCCATGAGAATTTCCAATAATACGGGATCGAGTTCAAGAGGGGCAATCATAATATTATATAGCCCGATCGGGGTCTACACATCAAAAAAAATATTTTTGTAAAATTTTTTAGAGCCCGAAATGGTACCGGCATGGTGAAAAAATTACCGCGCAAAAAATATACATGGAGTACTTTTCTTTTCAGGGTGGTGATTCTAACTCGGTGGCGTTAGGGTTGTTGCGTTTTAGCAACTGTTTATAATGTATAGCCCCGACCCCCCACTCCCTTCACCATCCGACCGAGAGAAAAAAAAATCCTAGGAGCCGGGAGCGAATCGGACATCCTAGGACGCAAAACATCTAGGCATTGCACCCGATGTTTTTAGGTTACTGTAGGTAAATACTCTGCCGGGAGCGAATCGGTCTTATCAGTATCTACTACAGCGTAGTTAAGCCCTACGCATTACAGTAACCTCAGCAACAGCTTGCCAGCGATCTGGAAAGCTCTTCTTCAAGTCTGCTAACTTGAGCACAGTCCTAAGACTTAGCTCGCGCAGTTTCTTCTTATTGTCTTCCATAAACTCTACGACTTCACGAGTACCTTCTTCCCCGAAGTCATAGCTATCTAACATACCACAGTCTCTGATCACTTGCTTGATACGCAAGACCTTCTCACGCTCTGTGTCAATAGTCAAGTCCAAATAGTGGCAACGGCTCTCAATAGCTTCCAAGTGATCACGAAGCTTCTTGCTCTTAACGTGCTCGAACTTAATATTAGTAATGAACACACAGCCGCCATTGTACTCAAATGAGTTGGGCACACCTTCTTGACGTAGGAGTCTGCTGTCAGTGTTCCAATGGATAGTACGCTTCTTGCTTGTATCCAGAGCTGCCTTGAGAATGTTCAAGCTCAAGTCATCAAGCAGTACTGAGTCGCAGTCATCGAACACAAGGATGCTCTTCTTATCACTGAACTCGTAGAGCTTCTTATAGAGTCCAATAGCTGACATTGCACCCTTGACGATCTCGTACTTCTTGAGCTTCTCGTCCTGTGCTACAGTAGCAAACACATCGTGCTTGCTGAGTACACTCTCTACACCAAATGACTTGCCCACACCCGGAGGGCCTGTAACGATCATTGCTCTCACAGCGCCCTTCTTAACGGCACGTGTCATGTCGTCTAGGATTTCAAAGCGATCCTTCAAACGAGTCATGATAGCTTCGTCTGACTCTTTGGCTACTGCGGCTTCTTTGGCTCGCTGTACCTGCGTGTCTACCTCAAGGCTAGCTGTAGTACCTTTAGAACTCTTGCGCTGTGCCAGCATCTCCATTGTTACAACTCTGCTCATTGTCGCTCCTGTGTGTTGTTAAGTGTCTATTATACTATGTCTAGTCTTGGCAGTCAACTAGTTTGGCTTACTCGTTTGACCCAGGCTTGCCCATTGTACTGAGCTTCTACCATAGCCTGGGCCTGTGCTTGACTAGGAGCCTCAACAACCTGGCGGACTTCGCTGGTTGCTGAGTTAGTGCCCAATTGGAATATGACTTCGTACTGCATTAGTCTAGTCTCGATCCTGCGTAGGCTTTGAGTCCCAGGGCCTGTAGGAAGTTGGCTAGTGCATAGGCACCCGCTTCTTTGATGTCCACGTTCTGTACAGGCAAGTCACCTGGGTTCCAAAGGCTAAGGCATTTGGGTTTGTAGTCCTTGCGGAAGCCTGCTCGGATCAGTTCCTGCGCTTGCTTTGAGTTAGTACGATCTACATAGACCTCTACCCAAGCAAATCCACATGCACCGCGATCGCCGCCCCACTTTTGGTATTCAGCCATTGATGCCTGTTTAGCTAGGGTAAAGCCCGGTTGAATCATTTCTGCTGTAATCATAGTGTCGCTCCTATTAATTGCTGTTGAAGTAGTTATTATACTGTCTTTAGACCCAACTGTCAACCATTACTACGGGCTTCTTCAGCACTCGTTTGACAAAGTCCTCGGGCTCGTCATCGCAACGCACTAGCATAAAGCCCATGCTCTCTACCAAGTCTACCTCGCAGATCTGTACGTCTATGCCTGCTTTGTCCAGGGCAATGTTCATCTTAGTCAGGGCATACTTGACGCCTGCTTCAAACACCATATGGTCTGTGTTGGTGACTTCTTCAAAGTCAAACTCTTTCTCCATGACCTCTGCGTACTCCTCACCGTCTGCTACGATGAAAGGGCGGATCTTCTTCCAGGCCTTTTGATCGGTACAGTCAAAGTGGTCACAGGCTTCGTTGAGGTCAAAGCTCGCGAAGTTGTCATAATTTGTTTTAGCCATTTGG